CAGTCTTCAAAACGCGCTTAACCACACCCCGACGACCACCATTCTGACCAGCATTTTCAAATGAAAACGAATTACCCAACGAATTACCTACATTCGCAGCTACGTTTCCAGGCACATTTGCAACAACGTTCCCGACCACATTTCCCGGAACGTTCCCAACTACATTTCCAGGAATATTTGAAGCAACTCCAGTGGCAGCGGTTGTTGCTACAGCAGCCGTTCCAAGACCGGAACCAGCATTCGCACCTGGTGTGACATTCGATGCCGGAGCACGACTCATACCGCTACTACTTCCACTAAAGACCGAAATCATGACAATAATTAACATAATCAACATCAAGATAATGAAGAGGATCATAAATGTCGTCGGTGAGATATTTGAAACATTACCCGCTCCATCTGAAACGTAGCCTTCCTTTTTCTCATTGTTTCCGAAAGGGTTATACTTCGCAAGATAATTACCCATACTCTATTTATTTTACCGAACAAGTTTTTCCAGCTTTCTCACCAATTGAATGAACTTTTCTTTGTGTTCCCTCGAACTCATTCCACCCCAAGATTTAATTTCGTTAAGACCCAACAAGGCTTCTTTGACTTTCCCTTGACGCAGAGAACCACCAATCAATCCCAAGGCTTGGGCGGTTGTATAGGTCTTGCCACGGTGAGTGTAAGAAATGTCAGCCGGTAAAGCACCAACTTTCTTTTTCCCGAGGTAAAACTGATAAAAAACGAGTAGCCCTTTCGAGGACTTGACAAACTTAGTTTTGTAATCCATTTTACTCTAAAGACAATAGATTTAATCGACTTCATCAATCACTGGCTCACTCTTGTTTTCAGAATTCCCAGAAGAAGCCGAATACATCTTCTGCATCACCGGTGACGTCTTCTGCTCCAGTTCCTTCAGCTTCGCCTTGTATTCCTCAGTGCTGGCGTTGTCATTATTCTCTAACCAAGTCAAAGTCTCTTCAATCCACGGCTCAACCTCACTCCAGGCCTGCTTAGTGGCTTCATTTCCACCGTTCTGAAGGGTGTTTCTCAGATTGTAGGTGTAAGTCTCGAGTTCATTCTTGGCCTCAACCCGAGCCCGGTTCCGGTCATCTTCCTCCTTGAAACGTTCGGCGGCCTTGACCATCTCTTCGATCTGTTCCTTCGACAGACGACCGCGGTCGTTGGTGATGACAATCTTATTCGACTTCCCGGTTCCCTTCTCCAGAGCATTGACATTCAGAATACCATTGGCATCGACGTCAAAAGAGACCTCAATCTGAGGAACACCACGAGGTGCTGGAGGAATACCGGACAAATCAAAATTGCCGAGGAGATTATTGTCTCGGGTCATGGCGCGCTCACCTTCAAAGACCTTAATCGTCACTGCCGGCTGATTGTCTTCAAAAGTGCTAAAGACCTGTGACTTCCTGGCGGGGATAGTCGTATTGCGTTCGATAATCTTAGTCATAACACCTCCGGCAGTCTCAATTCCCAACGACAACGGAATGACATCCAGGAGGAGTAAGTCCTTGGTGGTTTCATCGCCCTGACCGGTTATAATTGCAGCTTGGACAGCAGCACCGTAAGCCACGGCTTCGTCGGGATTAATCGACTTGTTAAGTTCCTTCCCGTTAAAGTATTCAGAGAGCAGTTGCTGAATCCGAGGAATACGAGTCGTTCCACCGACGAGAACGACTTCATGAACGTCAGACTTGGACATCTTGGCGTCTCGAAGAACTTGGTCGAGAGGTTCGAGAGTTCGACGGAAGATATCGGCACAGAGGTCTTCGAACTTGGCACGGGTCAGAGTGGCATAAAAGTCGATCCCATCAAACAAAGTGTCGATTTCAACCGGTGCGGAAGTCGTCGAAGAGAGTGTCTTCTTCGTCCGCTCACAAGCCGCCTTCAGACGCTTGAGTGCCCGAGCGTTGGTGGTGATATCCTTCTTATGCTTCTTTTTGAACTCATCGGCGAAATAGCTAACGAGACGATTATCGATATCTTCGCCGCCAAGATGAGCATCTCCTGCGGTCGCTTTAACTTCAAATAACCCACCGTCGAGGGTGAGTAGGGAAACGTCGTGTGTGCCCACACTTGTTATCGCAAGGCTCTTTATCCTTGCTTCTTACGCTTTCACGTAAGTTCAGACTATATCTTAACCAAACAATTCGTTTGGTTCCCGGTGCTCGTGGATGTTTCGCCGTAGCAAAAATGCTTTAGACTACTTCATCTAGTCGTTGAACCTTCCTCTCTTTTCAAAGAGGAACAGCTGCTGATTGCCCAATCCTACGCGCTTTTTAAAACCTTCACGCTTGCCGTTACCAGCTACGTTGTGGTGTCATAGGCTCTCAGGGGTTCCCAGCAATTCTCCGGGTTCATGTTCATTTAGAACACGGTGGGGCTTTCACCCACAGGAGGCAGCAATTTACCTCCGCAATCGAAAATTAACACATTCTTTTCATTAGTCTCACCGGTCTTATCCAAACCATAAGCAATCGCGGCAGCCGTTGGCTCGTTGATGATACGCAAGACTTCCAAACCGGCAATTCGACCAGCATCTTTGGTCGCTTGACGTTGTGCGTCTCCAAAGTAAGCCGGAACGGTAATGACGGCTTTCTTGACCGGATGACCGAGAAAAGCCTCTGCGGTCTCTTTCATCTTGGCTAAGACCAATGCCGAAATCTGCTCTGGGTAGAACTTCTCTTCCGCGCCGTTATGTTCGACCTTAATCACCGGACGGTTATTCGGATCGCTGACGACATTAAATGACCAGAGCTTGATGTCTTGTTGAACAGTTGGCTCATCAAACCGACGACCAATCAGACGCTTGGCATCATAGACCGTATTGGTTGGATTGGTCGGAGCTTGATTTTTAGCGGCATCACCGACTAACTTTTCGCCGTTGGAAAAAGCAACATACGAGGGAGTGATACGGTGACCTTGATCATTGGGAATGACCTCAACACGTCCATTTTTCCAAACGGCAACGCAACTCATCGAGGTGCCAAGGTCGATACCAATCGCTACATCGGAAGCCATCTTCGTCCTTTTTCCTTCAGATGGAGGTTGTCATTGTATTATTCTTAAATAGTTTTTAGGACTACGAAGTGGTATAAATGTCAAATGGTCGAGATGACTTTGTAATTACAAATGATTTAAAGACACTTAATTCTATTAATTGTAGTTCAAGTATGTCCTCGGGAAGTATTTCACGTCATTTACCTCGATTTGCATTAGTCGATAATGCAAATCTATTTTCAGAACTGGCTTATAAAACCGTCCTCAATCCGAATATTCAATTGAAAAATATTAATCGGATTGTCTTCAATGAAACTGACAAGACAGCTCCACCCATTTTCGATGCTAAAATTGTTCATGTCCAACGTTGCAACCCTCTTTTTATGAAATGGGTCAATCGACGGCTCTTTCCCAATGTCAAGGAACTCTATTTCGGAAATATGAAATGCACGATGTGTTCGTGTAATGAAGTCTTTACCCAATGTGAACAGTGGAGTATGGCAAAAATGATGATGTATTGGAAGCATTTTCCAGAGACCAATGTCCTAATTGATCCGTCGTATCAGATGCTTCATGGTATTTGGGGTAATGGAGCGAAGAATATCTTTGTCGAAAGATTTGATGAAACTCAGATTACTTCAGATTTTTTGCTGACGGATGAGTAATTTACCGTCTCATATTTTTCGAGACAGTTTCATCGAAGCATTACTGTTCATTCGATACTGAAGAAAGATTGCCATCAAGAAGTTGATGACATAAACTACCGTCAAAAACCACGCCCAATTATGGCAACTGCCAACGACAGTGCAGTTGATGCTGTAAGATGCAATAAAGACACCGAGCAACATAGTCAAACCCAGAACAGTGAAAACTTTTCCGAAAGACATCGTGATTAAAGCGGTCAGCAAACCAATTACGGCGACAATAAAGGCTTGAAGGGTGACCTTAAAGTTGTCATGAAAAACGACAAAAGTAATCTCTCCTTGTTTTTCTACGTGCACCATTTTATTTACATTAAGTAAAGAAAATGTTCATCCCATCCCCCAATAACGATGACCTGACAAATTTAACCATTACCTTATTGTCGATTGCTTTGGTGACTTGGTTGCTCTATCGCTTTACACGCCAAAGTCGGGTCAAAGAACCTTTTGTTGATACCATCGATAAACTCCAGAGTAAAGTTCCCAGTCAAGTTTTAGACACAACCCAACTGACTGCAATGTCGGGGTCTCTTTCAGATATGGCCAGCTCAATTCGTGTCATCAGTGAGTATTTCACCGAGATTAAACGGAGAGAGGAAGAGAATAAACGAAAGGCGGAAGAACGTGAAAGAGAACGTCAAAAAGAAAAAGAGGACGCGGCAAATAATCTTTCATAACAATCAAATGAATTTCAAAAATAAAGGCGGGTTCGTTTTGAATGTCTATCTCCTCTTAGCGGTTCAGATGGCCATCACTTCCATGGTCGTTGGTCTGTTACGGAAGAATCAAGAGCTTTACCAACGTCTTTCGAAAAGCTTTTTACTTTGGATCATTTTGTCCTTTGGTGTTCTACTTTTAATGACTTTGGCTCCTCTCCCGACCTTCTTCCGAATTGTCTTATTTACTATCTTCTCGATGATACTCGGTCTTCTGAGTATCGCCGCTTCTTCCCGAATTGGCGACACTGTCATCCGTTCCGCTTTGTATTCGGTCTTGGGTGTTTTTGTCAGTATGTCATTACTTGGATACGCTTTAGCCTCGGCGGGAATTGACATTGGCTTTCTTGGCTTTGGTCTATTGATGGCTTTACTTGGATTGATTGTGGCAACACTGATTACGACGTTTGTTATTCCGGTGACTGAAGAAACGAAAAAAACGATTGTCATTATCACCATTGTCTTGTTTTCCATCTTTGTCGCTTTTGATACGAATCAGATGCTGACCCGTCAGAACCCAAGTGTCGTTCATACTGCAGTAGGATTGTATTTGGATTTACTCAATCTATTCACCAGTTTTATTCGTTTGGGAACTGGAGAATAACAGTTCCGACAATTAAATACTATTTAAAGAGTAAATGTATAGTTGTGGTTCTATCGTTGCATGGAGTTTGGCTGTTTTAAATTTATTCTTAATTTGGTATTACTATAGTGATGTCTCTGACTTTGCAAAGTATCGGGAAGCCGACCGATTAACTTTTCCAGTTGTAGTTATCCTGGCCATAGCCTTTGCTTGGTGTTTATTATGGTTCATCGGTTTTGAATCTTTGTCAGTCTGTAAGCGTTTTCAGAAGTAAGAAATTTGAATTTCCCTCGTAGTAAAAAGGAACTAATTTCGTCTTCAATGCAAACAGTCTTCTTCGATTTCGATTATTTAGCCAAATTGTTTATCAGTAATGTCTACCAATCGGTTTTACTCTGTATCGGTGGAGCGGTTGTGGCTGACAATCCTGACAATATAAAAAATCCAGTCACATACGGTTACCTAATTGTCTTGTCGTCTTTTACCGTCTTTCGGATTGCATGTCTTCATTCTTTCGTTGTCGCTTTTCGGAATCGAGGTCGATTTTTTGAAAATACTCACACCTACGAGACCTGGCACAATCAATACTGGCCTCAACGATACAAAATTAAAAATATCTGTAAAACGACTGCCTTTGTCTCCGGTTGCTACCTGGTCGCATGTAAATTTAATGGATTTACCAAAAGTCTCTCCTGTGAATTAGACCTCTTCATTACCATGATTGTGGTCTATGTGATTGTCGCTTTGGGATTATTTGGAATTGTGTTGATTTCGAGTGCGATCTCAATCTTTCCATCCATCAACTCGAATGAAAGTCAAGAAAGTGAGACATCATTAGAGACAGTTCCATCGATTGAGAATAACTCAACCGATTACTCAATTCGAATTTATAATCTGCCAACCGAAGAGCTTCCTTCTTGTGCTATCTGTTTAGACGTTGCAGAAAATGGAACTCTCTGGAAAGACTTGATCTGCGGACATACATTCCATACGAACTGTATTTTGACTTGGTTTCAAACGAGTAGTGGGAACACGTGTCCGGTCTGTCGTCAATGCGAATAGTGGTTCGCATACCAATCATTTTTAACAATCGAGAGAACTTGGTTCTGATCTTGATTTTCTTTCGCATTTGCGATTACGTAATCCAAAGCCTGGGATAGAACGACTTTTGCCGAACCGAAACTGGCAGAGTGTAAAGGGAAAAACCGACCTTGCTCTCTAAAGAAACGGTCAAGCAACGCTCCTCGACACATAAAGACCAGCACCGCTCCGGTATTGACGGCTAAAGTTGCAGTGTAGCAGTAAGTCTCTTCGGCCAAACTCAGGAGACAAGCGACATGGATATTGTGTTTTCGGAAAAGACTGGTCAGCTCGTCTTCTTTGTATTTTCCGTGTAAGACCAGTCCTTCGTGGATCTCTTCGGTCATCGCCAAACCAAAGACATGAAACTTTATTTTCTTCCCACGATACTCGGTCAAACTCTTGGACAATTTACAAAAGACCCCCGAACCTTTATGAGGTAACATGTGACCGACAAAAGCGACATTAATTGTTTCATCGACAATCGGAGGGATGTATTCAAAATTGGTCAGACAAGGGAGGTCGCAGTGAGGAACGACGATGGCGTTGGGAATAGAATTTTTAAGGTATTTTTTGTAATTACGAAGAGTGGTCTCGGAGGGGAAGATAACTTTATTTGCACAATCAAAGATAGTCAGAGTGTCCTTTAAACGACGTTCCCAGATGGGTTCAATCCCTTCTTCCAGAATCGGAGTTGGATTCCGCGGATTAATCCACATGTAGTCATGGATGGTAATGTAGATTTTAACGTGAGACATCGCCGTTCGGACGTCTCGTAAGAACCGGGCAAAATTAGGAGTGTTCCATTCGGGAGGACAGTGGATGTGGACTAGACACAACTTTTCGCGAACTTGCTGAAACTTGCTTCCGATTTCTGACCAGGGAGTATAGAGGTGAGTGTATTCTGGGAAGACTTTTTGAAGGTCGGAATGGTATTTACCGGTGCCATCGACGAAGTTGCTGGCGATGTGGAGGATAGTCGGCATTTCATTCATTTTAATCCAATAGTGGCTTTAAATTATTTAATCTTTTAGTATCTAAAATGAATTTTAGTGATCCTGGCATTTCTCAAAGTTTAATTCAATCTACTGATTGTGCCCCTATTTTTCAAAGGTTAAGGATGATCAATGCGATAAAAAAACTATCACTTAGTTCAAAAGACCTACGAGAGGAATATAATAAAAAGATTAAATCACCAAATGCGAATGTAACTAGTCATTTGGAACAGATGCAGAATACTTTACTAAAAATTTCTATATTAAAAGATTATATTGATAAAGCTCGTGAAGGTAATGTTTCATACGATGATGTAATTACAACTGTAGAAAATCTAAATGAGACACTATTACAACTTATTAAAAATTTAGAAGGTGAATTCCCTGAAAAAATCGACGAGAAATTCAATAATTTGTCTGATGCTCTTTCAGATTTAATTACACAACTTTACATCGACGATGCTGGTAAGATTGATAACGAGAAAGCACTTCAAACTTGCTTAAATTATGTATCAAACAAATCTAAGGCATTATGCAAAGAAACTGGTGCGACTTCAGGTGGCAAACGAAAGAGCAAGAAAAAGCAAGTAAAATCTACCGGAGGTAAGAAAAAGACCTCTGAGAAAGTCGTCGCTTATGGCAAGGAACGGTGTGTTTATCTCGGTAGTCGTGGAGGCCGTTATGTCAAAGTCAAGGGTGAATACAAGCGAGTGTAAAGAGAGAAAAAGAATTCGGACTTTCAAGTTGAAAGTTCCATTTCGATTAAAACATTGACCCCATCGATGATGTCAGTGTATTTTATTTTTTTAAAGCCAAACTTGGAAAGGTATTTTTGACAATTACCACAGGGTTTCGAGTTCCCCATCCACACCGACTGTCCAGGAGGTAATCCTTTCGTCGAACGCATCAGACGAACAACATAAATCGTTGGATGGTCTCGTAGTTGTTTGGGTTTGGCGGTGAGTGAAGCAGTTCCATATTCAACACGTAGGTATTGCATCAGAGCATTCATTTCGGCATGACAACTTTTATAACAGATGCCACCGAATCGGGTTTCATGAAAGTTAGCCCCGAAAAAGATATTGCTTGGAGTGTTTGATACAAGCCCCGAGACGCAGAGCGGAGGCAAAGTCGCTTTGAAGAGCCGACTCGTAAGCGACATCGAGAGCCTTCTTGTCCTTCGAGCAGAGCTTGCTAAAGGGTGTAATCGACTTGACACTATACATATGAGCGAATGGAAACTACATTCTATTGCTTGTTGAGCTTTAAGTAGTTTAACTACACTTGGCAAGAGAAACTATCGTGTATTGGTTTAATCAAAATACATTTTTATATGTATCAAAACAAAGAAGACTACCAACGTTGATGGCAACATCAGTGCCGAGTTCGGGGGCAATATCATTCAAGGACTTGCAAGATGTCTTTGGGGGAACCATTCCAATCGGTTTGGACGAGTATTTTCAAGATGCATTGACTGGTTTTACGGCTGGGGTTGCTGATATTCCCAATCGAGGGAACTCAATTGGGATTCTGGTCTTTCGGGGGAAATCAAAGGGTGTCTCGGTTTCGTATGTCACGGCGACTGGTGGGACGACCTCGACTTTTACCTCTAATGGAGTCACTTATACAGTTCATCGTTTCGATTCGGATGGGACATTTACAGTGACAAAAGGTGGTGCTGTTGAAGTTCTTTTAGTCGGTGGAGGAGGTGGTGGTGGAAGAGATGCAGGTGGTGGCGGTGGTGGCGGTGGAGTTAGAAGATTTATAACAACAGTTTCTCCAGGAAATACAACTATTGTTGTTGGTTCTGGTGGAACCGGAGCTATATCTTCTGCGAATGCGACAAATGGAGGTGCGTCATCTTTTGGAGATTTCTCTGTCCCGGGGGGTGGAGGTGGAAACAGGGGGGGGAATCTTGTTTTTTCAGGTGGTTCGGGTGGAGGTGGTGCATATGCAAATTCAACTTCTACCACAAGAGGTGGTGGAATTATTGATGTATATCCATCGAATGTATATCCATCTTATACCAATGTGTTTTCAGATTATTCGAAAAATTTAATGACCAACTTGCATTTTAATCATTTACGCAATTTGGTCAATGATTCAAAAGTCTCTTTCTGGAATGGTTTCACTCAAGAAACAGATGCAAATCGCCCGGTATATAAGTCATTTGGTGGTTTGAATAATATTCCGTTTGTCTCTTTTACTCAAGCAAATTCTCACTTCGTCAATGGTGGAAGAAAATCCTTGCAGATTGCAACAAACGGTGGATTTACTTGCATTGTCTTAGCAAGATTTACAGGAACTGCAACCAGTTATGAACGCCTGATTGATTTTTCAACCGGAGCTGGGAATGATAGTGTGATGATTAGTCGTAATAGCACAAACGCTGAATTTGAATTTGCGATTTATTCTGGGACAAATCTTAGTTTTGCTTTAACAGGTGGTAAAATCAATCAGAACGTTTGGAGAGTTTATGCGTTTCGATATACTCATTCATCCAAAAAACGAGAGATTATTGTAAATAATGTCTCCATTACCGATAATTCAAACGCTTTAACCACTGATGTCACCAATCGAACCGTAACTCAATCATATATCGGGCGTAATTTTAGTGGAACCAGCACTCAATATTTCAATGGAGACATCGGTGCTCTGTATGTCTATGACCGAGCGTTGAGTGATACTGAATTAACCACCATGCATGAGTTTTTGTATTATGGAATTCTACCCATTCAAGTTGGATATCCTGGAGCAGGTTCAAACACAATAACCCTTACGGAACGTGGTGGTGGAGGTGGTGGTGCAGGAGGTCCCGGTGCAAATGGAAACGATACCGCAAGTGGAGGGATTGGAGCATTAGTCTCGATTACAGGAACTGCAACACGATACGGCGGTGGTGGTGGCGGTGGTAATTGGCGTAATAGTGGTGGAGGAGGAAGTGGAGGAAGTGGAGGTGGTGGTTCAGGTGGAGGAAGTAATGGTGCTGGAACCGCTGGAACCGCAAACACCGGTGGTGGTGGTGGATCCGGTGGAGCGGCAGCAAATGGTGGAGCGGGAGGTTCTGGTGTCGTCATTGTTCGATACATTAGTTCTGCACCAACAATGTTTGGTGATGTTGCTCTGACTTCCAATACACAATTTGCAATGGGAACATTTTATATGAACCCCAATTATACCGGTGCTGTTATTCGAATTCGTCGAAGCGCTGATAACGTTGAAGAAGACTTCTACTCTCATATCTCTGGTTCTCTGACGACACAAGCCAACGGTGCCGGAGATACACTTGAAAAGTGGCTGGGTTCATCAGTCGCTTATGTCACGACTTTGTATGACCAAAGTGGTAATAATCGGCATTTAACACAATCGACTGATGCCAATCAGCCAATTTATGACGTGTCTCGAAACTGTATTGTCTTTTCCAGTGCTCGTTCGACTTCAATGAGTATATCTGGATACAAAGGGGTGACTGGAACAACTCGAAGAACTGCTTTGATGGAATTTACTGCAAATCCGAACAATCCACAAAATCTGTATGGAGACATTTACGGTTCTTATGGAACGGATAGCAGTGGAGGAACAACATGGAGATGGAGTCTCAGATCGGAACCAGAGGCTACCTCTCATTCTCTTGTTGCAAATGCATCTTCAGGAGCAGCCGTTCGAAATAACACACTTGTCCCATTCAATTTCAATCGGGGATCACATGTTGGTGTCTGGAATTTAACTGGGGGAACCATTAATGATATCACAACCACTGTTGATGGATATTCAATGACAAATGTCGTTGCCAGCGTCGCGACTTCAACTAGTGTTAACACTACTTCTGGTTCAGATGTGACTTTTGGATACTCTTCATTTGCATCCGCTTATTACAATTTCGATTTCTATGGTGCTATGTTGTATGATACTTCTCTAACAAGTGCGAAGATGATTACAGCGCAAAAATACATGATGACACCGCTACTCGACCAATGTAGTTCATTGACCCGAGTAGCCTGCAATGGAGCTTATAGCACTGTCTTATTAACCAATACATATACAGGTGCGGTCTTAAGAATACGTAAGGGGGTATCTACTACAGATGATTTCTATGCGGATGCAATTGGAAATCTGACCAATTCGGCGGGGACAAGTCTTGCATCGTGGTTGGGAACGGATACTGGTTTTGTCCAGACATGGTATGACCAGTCAGGGAATGGCAATAATGCGACACAAGCAACAAATGGTTCGCAACCATTTGTGGAAGAAGTCGAAAAGCCTCCTCTAAGCAATTCAAAAATTTATTTGGATTGGAATGATTTGCCAGCTAGTGGAAATATCACTAATTGGAACAATTTTAGTCAAGACGTTGTCTCAAGACAACCGACTATTTCTGCAAATGGAGGTATTAATGGTCAAAGAACTGCTCAATTTACTCGTTCTGCGTCGAATACTGATCTGACACAAACACTTGAGAACAATACATCAACAACTTATAATATTAATACTAACGGCGGTTTTACCTTCGCTTGTCTGGTTCGTCCTGAAGGAACTGTCGTTACTTATGAACACATCTTCAACTGCATAGCGGGAACTACTATTGGGACGATAGGTGATATTCAGTTTCTTAGGTTTGAAACGAGTAATCGTATTCAAGTTTATTTAAGAAATACGAATGATGGTTCAGAATTAAATTATGTTTCACCTGATAATGTTTTAGAAACAAATACTTGGAAAGTTATCGTTTTCAAATACGACAAAAATGATACCACAAGAAATGCAAACGGTTCGATGTATTTGTATGTAAATGACACGGTTCAGACAACATCAATACACACTGAAACATATAGTTCTGTCCCTGCAAATAGAACGATTAGTAGAGTAATTGTAGGGGATGGTCGGGATTTTATAGCTACTGGAGACCCTCAATTTAATGGAAAAATTGGAGGTTTATACTTCTGGGACACTCCATTGTCTCGAAACCAAATCACTGGAATCTATAATTATTTACGGTTTGCATTACATTCATCTCCGGCCTACAAAGTTAATTTTGCGACGAATAAATTCCTTACTATTCCAAGCGGGACAGTTCCAGTTGGAACTTTGAATGCCCCTTATACATTTATTTTCAAACATGGTTCAATTACGAATAAATCAAGTGGAACATTTATTTCTGCTGGGTCAAGTAGCAATAATCAATCAAACAGTTTAAGAACTGCAGGAGTTAATTCCGCTTATCGTAATTATTGGTTGAATAATGATTTCGAATTTGGAGGAACAACCACGCCTGATAATGCTTATGTTGTTGCAAGATACGACGGTGTGCATCGTAATGGCATCATCAAATCATTTACAACGGGTTCTTTGAATAATGCAAAGGCTTCTTCTGGAGGGACGACTGCTACCGGAACTCAATACATCGGGGTTGCATCATCCGGAAACTCTGAATATCTCAATGGTGAACTATACAATGCCATGATTTTCAAAGAAGCGATCTCTTATCCGGATATTCAGATTCTTTCCGAGACGCAAGACATTTTACCCGTGACCAATGGTTTGATTTTACATTTGGATGCTTATCAACATACCAGTGGAACGACCTGGAAAGACCTTTCCGGAAATGGAAATGATTTCACAATTAATTCTGGTGCTTATGGAACCGATACAGATGGTATTCGACGGATGGATTTTAATTCAACCAACGGTGTTGCGAAGAGAATTGTCAGTAATGCTTTAGCCAATGTGCCGAGCACTGCACCAACAAATATGACAATCATTGTCTTCTGTGCGATGAATAGTGCAACAAATCTTTATCGAACTCTGATTCGAGCTACGGGTTCTGTTGCTCATCATATTATCATAGATACTAACACAAATAATCTTGGTGCATTTTATCCATCATCTTTTCGAGCCAGTCAATATGCCAATAATTCTACGATAAAAACCTTCCCAATAACAGACGTTGATGACTCGTCATCTAAATACAATATGATGACCTTCCGGCTCTCAAATTCATCTCCTCAATTTGAATTTATGTATAATGGTGCAAATGTAGTCTCAAGAATTACAGATACAACTGCGGTCAATCTCTCTGTTGGTTTTGCCAGTATTGGTGGATTTCATAATGATGTTATAACTATGAGCACACACTCTCAATACTGGGGTAAGATATCACTTTTCTTAACTTACAATCGTTTACTCAATGACAGTGAAATTAATGCCATTTATGATGCTTATTCCGGTCGTTATAAATTGACACCATCAATTGATTGGGGTGTATCGATAAGAGATACGACTGATACAAATCAATCAATCTATGTCATCGCAAAACCACTGACTGGTTTAATTGGTAAAACACTCACTAATTGGAGTTTTACTACTTTAATAAGCACCTCAAAAAGTATTACTCCACTATTATTCGAAACGAATGGTACCAAAGTCTTAAAATTGCAAGCTATTGGAACAACTCGAACAATCAGTGCTTCCGGAACATATCGATATTCATTCGGTTTAGTGTCTGGTTCAAATGTGATTAAGACCGGATTTTACTGTTTTGGATGGAAAGATGGAACTTCGACTACCAGCAACACCGGTGTTATCTCTTTTGATACTACAACCTCAGAAGAAGACAGTGTCTATCATACTCCTTCTATAGATATAACTTCTTCAACAATTGGAGAGACTATTACTTTCTCAGGTAGTGATATCTTTAGAAGATACTCTGTAAAATTGAACTATGACACGAATCTGTCTGATACATCATCACTCTCCTCAATTATTGCATGGTGGAAATTTGACAATAATCCCAATGACCTTTCACGGAATAACGATTTAACCCCTTCTGGAACAATGACTTACGATAGCACCGATAAGAAGGTCGGAACACACAGTGTCTCGTTTTCAGGTAGCAATAACTTTCAAATTACGAATGATGGAAAGTTCTCCCCTGCAAATATGACTATCGCTGTTTGGATTAAACCCGTGAGTAGTAATACAGCTATTCAGGCGATTGCATCGTGTAGAGATGGTAGTAGTTTCAATGGTTGGATATTATACATTAACAAAAATAACTTAGAATTTTGGACAGGAAACGGAACAGGATGGCAGGGTATCACGGATATATATACAACCTTTGGTGGTTTAGGAGCATGGACACACGTCTGTGTTACTCTAACAAACTCAGTAAGTACAGGTAACGCAAAAGTTTATATTAATGGTGAATTATACACCACTACTGCCTTAGATAGGATGTATAATCAAAATAGCTTGCATAATCTTCGTATTGGTGCGGGTCAAAATGAGACTACTGCAGCTTTCAATCTGGTAAGCGGAACACTACTCGACGATTTTAGAATGTATGACAAAGTTCTAACTGCAACTGAAATTAAAGATATTTACGATTCAACTGTCTAATTCTACTTAAACACAATTCTCTTTTTTATTTCGTGAAATTTGAACTTCTTTTATGAAAAAACCTTCGCCTCACACAATGATCACTCGTAGCGACCTCGCCAAGTATTCCGAACTCAAGAACAAACTCGAGTTCCGAGACGTCGAAACCCAAACTGGTCTCGATACTCTCGAACCCAATCCAGAAATGGATATCGAGCCAGAAATCGAAAACGACATCATTGATGACAACAGTTCTGAAGACCCCGACTACATTCCTTCTCAGGACGAAGACGACGAAGACGAAGACGACGACAACGAAGAAGACTTGGATGAAAACGAACTCGTCAAGACTACGGAAGACGAAGACAATTCTGTTCCGACCGACTTGCGCTTCCTATTCCAACACCCTATCGTTATCGTTCACGGCGCTCGTAAATCCGGTTCGAAACGTAATACTGAGGAAGACGACGAAAACGACGAAGAAAACGAGACTGACGACAGCGAAGAAGAAGATGTCCCAGCCTCCAAAAAAGCCAAAAGCAACTCGGGAGCTTCCCGTATCACCAACCCGGCTTCGAAAGACTATGATGATGACGAGTTTCGTTATTACCGTAAGTTATCGGCTTCCGATAAACTCAAAATTGCCAACGCCGAAAAGGCGGTATTGTCTCAAAACAAAGTCGATATCCCCAACCGTTTCAAACTCTTGATGTCCGATATCGATGACAAAGTCAAAGCCGTCGCCATCCGCAAACTCAACTATATGTCAAGTATGTCTGACACCTCCGACGAATACTATAAACTCTCCGCCTGGATGGACAGTCTATGCCGAATTCCCTTCGGAAAGTATCGTGGTATCTCCCTCATCCAAAACACCGAGACACAGTCTCGTCCCAATCCCGTCGAAGTCGCTGACTTTCTCGGCAAAACCAAGTCCCTTCTCGATGACACTGTTTATGGTCATCGCCAAGCCAAAGACCAATTCATTCGATACCTCGCCCAATGGATTGTCAATCCCCAGTCCAAAGGTAGCGTCATCGGTATTCACGGTAAGCCCGGTGTCGGAAAGACGACTTTGGTTAAGGACGGTATCTGCAAGGCTCTTGATATTCCCTTTGCCTTCATTCCTCTCGGTGGTGCCAGTGATGGAAGCTTCCTTGTCGGTCATAGTCAGACTTACGTTGGAAGTATCTATGGCCGAATTGTCGATGTCTTAATGACCGCTGGCTGTATGAACCCGATCTTGTATTTTGACGAACTTGACAAAGTCAGTGATACTCGTCATGGTCAAGAAATCATCAACATTCTCATCCATCTAACCGACCCGGGACAGAATGACCATTTCCAGGACAAGTATTTCGCCGATGTCCCAATTGACCTGTCTCGGTGTATCATCGTCTTCACCTTTAACGATATCGAAGAAGTCAATCCCATCTTGCGCGACCGAATTACTTGTATCAACGCCGATGACTATACGGTTGAGGACAAGGTCGCGATTGCTCAACGACACTTGATGCCGAGTTTGGAGAAACAGATGGCTTTCACTTCGACTGACGTTCTACTCGATGACCGTTGTATCAAGACCGTCATTCAAGAAGTCTCGGAAGAAGCCGGTGTTCGTAATCTACGTCGAGGACTGGAGTATATCTACTCGACGCTTAATCTACGTCGTCTCTTGCCGGCGACTTCGAGTTACGAGGACGATACACTCGAGACTTTGCCGAGAACGTCGCCGTTTGAGTTGAATGAAGAAATCGTCAAGAAAATTCTGGCCAAACAGAAGTCGAGTTCGGCGAACAAAATGAAGGTCTCGCTCAATCACATGTATCTGTAAAAAAATACATCAAATAAAAAACAAAAACATTTTCTTTTTTTTAGAACATCAGATTGTCTCTGACGGTCTTATTATTTCCCCGAGAACCCAGCCAGTTCTTTTGCTCGTCAGTCAAACAAACACAACCACGGTCGGTGGTATAAGGACTGGGACAGCACTCGGGACTGCTCTTGTTAAAAGCCATTGAAGCCATGGCACGGGGACCCGTGGCGGTTCCATCGACGGTGGCAAGGTTCGGGTCTTCGACGTAGCCTGACCACATCTTGTCTTTGGCACTGGGAACGGAAAAGCCTTGGATGGTCATGACTTTGGATGGGTCGATGATGTAGTTCTTGGAGCCATTTCCGGCAGTGAAAAAGTCGATGACAACACGAGCGGTTTGTTCGTCTTCACCGGAAATCTTAAGAAACTGAAGGGTCAAAATAACAACCATGAAGAGGGTAAAAAAAGTGATATACGGAGCGAAAGAACGCATGATTTAATCTAATAAGACAAAATAAGCGAAGAGCTTACTTCTTTGATTTTTCTTGTGGTTTGCATTGGAAGATACCCATCTCAGCCAGAACGTCACGGGGCTTGGTTGATTTCTTCGAACTCTTTGATTTCGATGACGAAACTGAAGGTTTCGATGACACTGAAGGTTTCGATGAGACTGAAGGTTTCGATGAGACTGAAGGTTTCGATGACACTGAAGGTTTGGAAGGTAGTGATGAAGAAACCGAAGATTTCGATGGCGAAGGCGATGACTTGGGGCGAGGTGGGCTAACAACGGAGTGGTCAATTGACGATTTCTTCTTCGGGGTGGGAGCTTTAAACATCTGATCAAAAATAGCACGGGCTTCTGGATCCACGCTATTGACGACCTTTGGAGACTTCCGAAAGCCGGGAGCTTTTTCTTGGACTAAGAGCACTTTTTGCAGAGCACGAAGTGCTTGCTTTGGAGTGTATCTCTTTTCTGGATTATAGTTCGTCATACCGTGAATGAGTTGAAGTAGTTCCGGGGTGATATCAGTTGCTTTAATTGAGCCGACTTTATACATTCTTAAGATAGCTTCTAAGAGTGAAACTCCAAGAGAGTAGGTATCGATTTTATCGGCGTGCTTGCTGAAAATTTTATTTAAGATTGGGACACGTTCTGACACCGTTAGTTTCCGTTTCAAACGATTTTCGGCAACCAAAAATGCCCCTTTGACAAAAAGATAAACCTTTTTAATATACTCTTGAAATTCTCCAATACGTTCATATGTCCAGTATTCCATTGTGCTCATAAAGTCTTTGAGTTTGGGATTTTCAGAAAGTAGTTTCCTCCGAGTATCTATAATTGCGATTTCAAATAATGAATTAACATTGGAATGAAGTTTTTCAGTATTCCGAAAGTATTCACTAAATTTAACCACGTCTCTACTCAATATTATTTCAAACTCATTCAATTCATTTTTATCCAAGAAAAAGCTATACAAATTATATTCCGGTGGATAATACGGATACGTATAATCCATTAAACCATTGAGATAGACACTTTCTATTGGTTGAACCAGACCAAAATCAATCAGACGGATCTGACGTGTCTCGGGATTATAGACCATATTTAGAGGTTTGATGTCTTGGTGGACGATTTTAGATTCTTCCAAATAAATTAGACCACGAATGGCGCTTCGAAATCCAAAGAGGAGTGAGCGAAGGGGGATATGTTTTTTATGAACTGCATCATGCAAACTCATTCCACCATCTTCATAAATGATTTGATAGGTATTTCGAACATCCCATTTTGCACCACATTTCGAGTATTCCATGGGTGGATAAGATTTCTTATTGATTTTACAGGCGTCGTATTGTTTCAATGAAAAACGGGAATTAGGATCGATACTCTGAACCCGTTTTTGTTCATTTTGTTCTGCCTCGAATTCTTCTTTGCTATAAAAGACTTTAGCGATACTTGGTTTTGATTTATCCAGACTTTTATCTGGACACTCGACCGGTGGTTTGAAGACACAGCCGTACGTGCCTTTACCGACAAATTTACTCTTTGACATTTAGTTTTAAGAAATACAAAAATTGTAAATGCAAGTTGAGAATTAACTTTCACCAAAATAAAAAGATTATCATTTCATAATAATATGAATTGATGTTATATTTTACTTAACACGAACACTCCTAACAGCCGACTTACCGACACCCCAATGTTTCGGTGAATGATTGCAATCTAACTGAAAACACTTCTGACACTTTTCACACAACCATTTTCCTTCTTGACAAAGATTACAATGAACATGCGTCTCAGTCGCTTTACCACAATCACTACAAGGTCTTGGGTTATGCAACTTGAAAATCATCTTCTTTCCAAAAGATAGAAAACGTAAAAAATTTTTCAGTTTTTTGATTGCTGAAAATTTAAAATTACAAGTCTTTTTCCGGTTCTTCTTCGAGTTCCTCGATTTGTTCTTCCAGTCTCTTCGAGATTTCCTCGAAATCCTTTTTATAGTCCAGTAATGCATTTTCAATCAGTGAATGACTTGGACGACTATAAATCTGACGAATTGTCTGATTGACTGACGCAGTCGATGACAAAATACTCTTTTTTTCATTCTTTCGTGGAATCGACGTTTGCAATTTATAACAGACCGCTTGTATCATCTGATGTGAAACGTCGTGCAGATGTTTATCGTATTGTAGAGTTCTCATTTAATTACTTCTTAGAATTAATTATTTCCTCGCTTTCGCTTCAGCTTTTTGACGCTTCTTATCTTCTTTCTCCAATTCCCGTTGCTTCTTTGCTTCCGCCTTTTCCAGACGGGTCTGTTTTCTCTTCATTGCGAGTTCCTTCCGCTCTTCTAATTTCTTCAGTCCCTCTTCTTCTTTCTCCAGTCTCTTTTCTTCCTTCAGACGTTTCTGTTCTTCCTTCTCCGCCTTCTTCGCCTCTTTGTTCGCTTTCTTCTCGGCTTTCTCTCCCTTCTTTCTCTCTTTCAATTCAGCCAGAATATCCTTCTTTTGCTGATTGAAATCGGCAAAATCGGTATCTTTCGAAGCCGTTAATACTCCCAACCTTTGCACTTCATCTTGCAAGTTAGGATAGTCTTTCACCTTTTCTAATAATTTCGCGTGTTCATCCCGCATCTTATACCGTCTCTGACGAATGACGTTGTCTTCACCCGGAACACTTGCGACGGACGATGAAGACCTTGGGACACTTTCTATTTCCTCGCCTTCGCCTTTATCAAGGCACTCCTTTTCGATGACAGATAACTGACTGACTTTCTTCTCCTTTTCCAGACGAAGCTTAGTCTTCTTAATCTCATCTGAAATCTCTTTCAGAGACCTCTTGAACTGATCACTTTCATCCTTCACCCTCTTCTTAATCTCCACAATCTGTCGCTTGATATTCACCGCCAGATCCGCTTTCCGAACCGGTGACATTCCCATCGCATTGGCCTTCGCCGTTGCTCGAAGACCCTTAATCTCTTCCTTAGCATTGACTTTGACTTCCTTCGCATCCGCCTTGATTAAACGTTCTTCTTCTTTCAAATAAAGTAACCTTCCATTCAATTCATCGACAGTTCCCTCCGCTAAAGGTATCATGGTCTTGTGCATCATCGGCTGAGCAAACTGGCGAGCGTCTCTCTCTCGGTTCAGGTAACTGACCAAACCAGCAATCGCATTCAAATACACCATCTTACCCTTCTTCGTAAAATGACCGGTGTCCCGATGCAAAAACTTATCCGCGAATTTCTCGTAATTCGTCGGGAGCTCCTCCGAGACCGGCTTAAACAGATTAATCAACTTAATCATCTCAAAAGGGTCATTGGTGTAAGGTGTGGCCGTCATCAACATAACCTTAACACTCTCGTCTCCAGAAGTCTGATAACTGTGTCTCAAAGCCACCGCCAGCTTTTCCATATTCGGACGCTCAATTGAAGACAAGTCATCACCACCATACAACTTGTGTGCCTCATCGATAATCAACAAGGTTTTCCGAAGAGGGTCTTTCTGACCATTCTTCTTGACCAATTCCTCACACAACTTGTTCTTCCCCTCAATCAAATTGGTGAATTGTTTGTAAGACATCGGACGGATTGACCACGACTTCGACAACAACCGCATCCGCTCCGTATGGTCAGCCGGAATAGTCTTTCCTTCCCGGACTAACTTGGCGATAACAGTGCTGGCGACTTGGTCAAACATGTTCTTCCAGATGTCGTTCTTCAATGTAGTCCGGGTCACCCAAAGAATGGTGTAGCCTTCTTTCTCGAAATGAGTCGAAGCCGTGGCAATGGCGGCTGCCGTCTTACCCGTTCCGACGGAGTGCCAGAGTAAAAGACCCTTGTTTGGGTTTTGAGGAGTGAAGTATTCCTTGACAAAGTTTTGAGTTGGAGTTAGCTTGACCAGAGAAGCCCCACCCTTCATCAAATCAACGACACCACAACCACTTCCACCCGAGATAGCACAATCGGTTCCACAAACCTTGCAACCACCAGACTTCTTAATCGTTCCACAATCATTCTTTAGAGTAATCTTGTCCCAAGTGAATTGTGAGTAGTTATCGGCAATATACTTTTGCATACCGACAAAACTCAGACCTTCTCTCGGCGGAGGAATACCTTCAACCGGTTTGACTTCCGGCTCGACTTTCTTTTCGACCTTCGCTTCCTTCGGGACTTCTTCCAAAATCTTCGAAGCCTCTTTAGGTAAAGTCTTCCGGATAAACCGCAAAAAGGCCGAACGAGGACTGGTTGGCAACTTCAGATGGACTTTATCGGTGATGGCTTGAACAATTACATTTCGGTGTGCTTTGGCAAAATGAACCGGGTCATTGAAAGCCATTTGAACGTATTCACAATAATGCGGGTCACGGTTGAGCATCTCGCAGAAGACCTCACGAGGCTTCTTCTCTGCGGTCTTGCTTTTCATGTTCGGGATGGTCTTGCCACTGGCAATCGCGGCTAAAATCATGACCGGAAGTCCAGCCGGAACTTCTTTGGTCGGACGAACCTTACCACACTTTTTGCTTGAGCACTTGATCTCCTTTTTCTTTCCAGCCGAACCAACTCCGCCAGATTGAAACATCCAAAAGTCATTACCACTGACTTCACTCGCCTCAATCTTAAACCGATGGACATTCTTATTCAGATTATAATCAACTGAACCGATAATCGTGTATTTCTCCAGTTCATCCGCAAACTCGAGAATTCTCTTATCGATGTTGCTGTTTTCCAGATAGAACTCAAAAAGAGAATTGGCCTGGGTCGATAAAGCACGCCCGGCATCTTCATCAATCTCCACGTCGTATTCAAAGACATGCAACGGCCAACCTTGTTTCGGGTGAAAATCCAGACCCATCTGCCCACATGTCCGAGTCGCACGACCAATGGCTTGCTTCTGGTCAGCCCGAGACGTCTGGGGTTCAAAGATATGGACGTATTTGACATCAAAGAGATCTACTCCCTCTTTGAAACCACTGTCGAGAATGGCAAAACGGATCAGCTCACCATGAATGTTCTCCGGACGTTGATTGTATTTAGCAAAGAGTTGCTTTTTGGTCTTGGTTGCCAAAGGTTCGCCGTAAACGGTATTTGAACACAACAAAGCAAAGTTGTTCCCAGCCGTTCGGAGTAGTTCAGCGTCGGATTTGATTTGATGTTTAGCACCGGTATAGACCGGAACCATTCCGGAGGCTAAGAGAGAAGAAGCGATAATCTTGGCACCATAACCACCCGGAACTTCGCTAAAGATAAAGTGCTTGAACCGACGACCATGTTCGCGTGTATCACGCGCATCAACTTCACGGATTTTGTCCAACAACGCCTTCATTTTCGGAGAGCCTTTTTCGATGGCTAACAAGACGGCGTCTCGGTCAAAAGTATTCTTGTCAAACTTGTGCTCGGGTAAGATGTGAGCCCAGTTGGAACGTTTACGCAAACAGTTTGCGACTTTGGAAGACGAATTGTCAAAAGAAGGTAATGAAGCCCTTGATGAAGCAGGGGAAGACATTTTTAAATTACTTGACATTTTTATTCAGATAGTCATCAAGTAGAACGTTGGTCATGGCTTTGCTATCACCTTGAACGGCCAGTCGGATTAAGAGCTCGAGTTTCTCAACATAGGTTTTATGGTGAGTTAGTTCTCGGTCGAAACGTTCTTTCTGTTTTTGAATAGAGAACTCCAAAGCATCGACCTTCATTCGCAGTTTTTGTAATTGCATTAACACGACTTCATTTGACGGTTCCTCAAAAGGTTGTTCGGTTTCTTCCTCAGCGAAAGATGCTTCGGAAAAGTCGTCTTCATCGGTTTGACTTTCTTCACTGTCGCTCTCACTTCTGACCGGCTTTGTTTTGATCTGTTGCACCTTTTTAGTTTCCACCTTTGAAACTTTCGGTGGTCGTTGATGTTTGAGTGTCTCTTCACAATGAGACAATTGGGTTCTGGTCGCATCATCGAACTTTTCATAAATCAAACGGAGACGCTTCAGATGGGAGTAAAATGCATTCTCGTTCTCCGCGGAAGCTGAACGCAGAGCTTCGATTGTTTCTGTTATCGAACGGAAGATTTCGATTGGGTCTTGAACTCCACGTAATTTCATCGAACGTGTCAGTGATGTTAGATATTGCGATGCAGGTGGAGTGCTATTGACCTTGAAAAAATCTTCCATTTTCTTCTCAGATTTTGTAAATACAGTTGTTCGAATTGCCCTTAAATCAAAGTGTCTGTTTAATTGAATTCATAAAACAGAACAAATACAAATTAAGGTTAATGGGTTTAACATTCGGAGCTTCGATTATTCTTGTGATACCGATTAGAAAGAAATCTTGGAGGCGATTGAATAAATAAGTCTCTGGTGAGAGAGTTATTTAGAAGGGGTAATTAAGAAGGAGGAGGGAGGATGAAATCAGGTTTGTATATTTTTACCACATTCGTCCTCTTTCGGGTTTTGTTTAGATTTGTATTATAACCGGAGATGATACGTTCAAGTCGGTGATACAACTCTTCATCTATTTCAATTGACAGATTTTCGTCATCAATTGTTGTTGGTTGAGGGAGAGGGATACTTCCAACTTTTGACATTTTGGATTCTATCTGTTTCCTCCGGCTGATTAAATTAGTGTTATATCGGATAACAATTCTTCGCAGTCGCTCAAAGTTGTCGTTCGAAAAAGTTAAACGAAGCATCGTCTTTTTAAGTTTATTTTTCAAACTTAAAGAAATTTCAATTTTGAAATTTGAAGACGGAACATCTTCCGTATGGACAATTTTAAACCGTGACCCGAATTCTCTTCAAATCAATTGAGTAATTTGAGAATGAAGTTTTTTCACCAGTGATGAAAAAAATTTATACCAACATTGGAGCCACGACCTTACCCCTTACGATTAAGGGAGCTTCTCCAGCCTTCCATCTATGGAGGTGTGTTTTTAGATGAGCACTCTTTGAGATGAGACTGTATTCGCCACCACAAACATCACATATCACCTTTTCAATCTTCCGAGGTTGTTCGATCTTAATTTCGGTTAATCCTAAGTTTTTCTGATGTTTGATAGTTTTGCAATGTTGAGAGAAATACCATCTCGGAATCTTTTTCTGACAAACATCGCAATCGAGCAAATCAGTAGTTCTTTCAATCTCTGGAACACAAGGCTCCTCAGATATAATCCCTCTTGAGATGGTCTTGTGTTTCACAGAATTTAGATGTTTTTGCCACCAAGAAGCAGACACGTCCTGATTACAACACTGACAATGTATTTTAGTTTTATCCTCAGTCATTTAGAAGGTTTTATTTTTAAATAAACCTTAAACTTTATTGAAATTTCAATTTTGCATTTGAAAATAAAAATTTTAATAAAAAATGAAAATATTTCTCAAATAATTATTTGAAAATTTTAAAATCCTTTAAAAGAATTTTCATGTAAGAAAATGTTCCGAAGTCAGTCTCAAGTTCGGAAGAAAGTTTGTCTTCCTCACTACCAACGTCCGCGTTTCCGTGATAAATCTGAGTATGATTATCCGAACCTACCTTATCAAATCTTTCCTACTCTTTTAGCTTCCAGAGATGGAGCTCTCTCTAAAATCTATGACCCTATTAAGGAATGGGTCTGGGGTGAGGATTGTTATGCTTTTGATTCTGAGAACAACTGTCGTCTGAAAGACACGAAAACTGGTGATTTTATAATCAAGAAGCGTTTCTTAATTCATGAAAAAGGTATTAACACCCCAATGAACTTTTTTAATGCTTTTCTGACTGAACCTCAACGTCATTTCTATGAAATCGTCCTCGATAAGAAGTCGGTTAAACTCTATTTCGATTTGGAGATTACTCCTCAAGACAATCAAGACTATTTTCAGTTTGGTGAAAAGAACTTTGAATCCTGTCTTCGAAACATCAAATCTTATTTCGAAGAATTAGGAGTTAAGATTAACTTTGAAGAGATACAGGTTCAGGATGCTTCTCGTCAAGGGAAACATAGTCGACATCTGGTTCTTCCTTACTACGTCCGCGATTACTTTGATACTGAAAGTCAGACTTGGATTAAAGCCGTCAAAGTTGCTGAGATTTTTGCTCGGAAGATTAATTCTTTGATGAAAGAGAACAACCCTCTTTTCAAAGTCGATTTAGGTGTCTATCATTCGAATCAAGAGTTTCGTTTCCCTGGGAACTCGAAGTTATGTAAGAAAGGTGGTCAGCTTCCAGCTCTGAAAATCCTCTCTGAATGGAAATTAGGGGGTGAGTTAATTAAATATACTTCTCATCCGGAAGAGATTGTTTCTAATTTTCCTCTCGTTTTAACTCCCAAACAGTTTGATGAGATTAGAGATGACCGGTCTCCTACTCAGAAAAAATTAAAGGAATGCGGATTTTTGAAATCCGATGAGACTTTAATTGAAAAATACATGGAACTCTGGAATGACAGTTTGATTACGATTAACTATCATCTGGGTCAGGATAGGGATTTAACTCTCTGGATTATCAAACATGCCTATCAGAGGGATCAACGTCAGACATTCGACAATGGAGTTCCTTGTTCTGATTGGATTGAGAGCTTAGAAGAGATTTTGAGACAGAACGAAGAGACGAAAGCTGGTAATTTTACCATCGATTATAACCGTTCAACTGAAGGAATTGTCTGTCTAATCCGAGGTTCTCCTTCTTACTGTTCAGTTTGCACCGAACAAGACCGGAAGAGAAATCCCAACGCTCCAAAAAGAATTCATGAGGCGGAACATCCATATGTCGTCAGAAACAAATTTGGCTATGGACATTTCTATTGTCGTCGAGCTGAAAAAGAAGGCTCTTACACTCCTTCCCTCAATCTGGGCTATATCCCTCTTGGGTTCATTCAAGAGAGTGAAGAAACTTTATCGCAAGCTGAAACAACTTCGATCCATCAGACACTTGAAGTTCAGGATGAAGAAGTTAAAAAGCCTCGAGGTGAGGCTCCTCAGCTTTTATTAAGAATGCAAAATTTAGCTTCTTCGGTTCGTTTAGATACTTTTAATGCTGTGAATAATCAAGTTCCTTTCATTGATTACACTAAGGAGAATGTGTCTCTGTTCAGTCAGAACCATCGTCTTCGATTTCTTTATGACCAGGCTTTAGAGTTAGCTTTTAAGAATGAAATCTCCAGATTGTTCTATTCTCCTGGTGATATGCTCGATAAAACCTCTGAAAGTCCAATAACTATTTTTATGCAGAAATATCAGGATAAAAAGTGTCCTCTTTGCACTGAAGTTTTACGTAAAAAGAGCCCTTTCGCTCCCGATGTCGTTCATCCAAGAGGTTGCGCCGTTCTCAAGATTACTGAAAAGTTAAATGTCTTATTTTTCTGTGGAAAATCCGATGTCCATGACAATCGTTATGGTCATGAAAAGAAAGATTACATTAACTTGGGTAAAATCAATCCTTATCCGAAACCGGAGACGATGACTGAAGAGATTTACAACGAACTGATGAAATTAAAAGAGACTGAAGAACAAGATTTAATTCCTGAACTCAAACATCTCTTCGATTATTATTGTAATACCAAATGGTCGTCAGGTGTCGAAGTGACTACCGAAGAAAATGACCTGACTGACTTTGATGGAACTCCAAAGAAGCCTCAGCATCTGGGTGGAAAAGCTTTCCGTCTTCACGAAATGATGAAAGGTTGGTCTGCCGGGATGTTTGAAAAATACACTCTTTTAGTCAAAGCTGGAATGGGAACCGGAAAGACACACGAAATCCGAAGGTTCATGAAAGAGTATTCTAAATACAAACCTGATTTTTCGGCGTTGATTGTCTCGGTTCGGAGAAGTTTGACCAAAGACAATCAGAGACGTTTTCCGGACTTCCCTTTTGAAAGTTATCTTGACCTCAAAAACAACAAAGAGGTTGTTAAAGAGAAGAAGATTATCGAAACAGGGGATTTTACGTATCAGGAAATTTTAGAAGAGGTTGGAACTGAGGATGGGAAGAAGAAATTTAATGTCAAATACGAGAGAGTTCCGATCAAAATGGAATACGAAGAAATAACTTTCAGTTCCAAAATTAATGCTCGTTTTGTCATCTGTCAAGTTGAATCTCTCCATCTAATTGAGAAAGAGAAATACGACCTCATTATTCTCGATGAACTGAGTGGAATTTTATCTCAGTTTGTCAGTTCTCCGAACCATCGTGGTAAGCAAGCTTTCAATCAAGCTAATTTCGAACGTCTGTTACGAAACGCCGAAATTGTTCTCGGAGCTTGCGGTGATTTAAGCAAAAGCGGAGTCGAGATGATACAAAAGATGATGCCAGGTCAGAAAGTTTATCTTCATCACAAGAAGTATCAAGTTCGGAAGGGTTATCAGGCGAAGAGATTAAGCCGTCCTGACCAAATTGCTCTCTTCGAGAAGAAGGTTCTTTTGAACAAGGAGAAGACAGCGAAAGGAGAGAGAACTGAGAAGATTGTCATTTTCTCGAACAGCAAGGCGGAATTAGATAATCTGGTTGTTCCGATTTTGATTGCTCATCAGATGAAATTTCTTTATCACAATTCGGATACTCCTCATCCTGAAATTTTAGACAATCTGGAAGAATCGTGGATTAATTATGACTACGTTTTAATGTCTCCGACTATCACTCAAGGATGTGATTTCTCTTTGGAGTATTTCGATTGTGCTTTCCTCTTTGTCTCCAATATGTCGTGTCCGGCTTCTGAGGTTCATCAACAGTTAGCTCGAGTTCGTCATCTCCGAGATAAAGTCGTTTATTTCTCTGTCGAGATAAGTAAAGTCTCTCTTCCTTTGAGTTTGAAGAAGATTTGTCGAGATGAGAGAACTCTTTTTTCCGAGATGAACAAGACTATGACCTCTTTCGTCAAACCCGATGATTTGAGATGGAAATCGGATGGACAGAATGGTTATTTTGAACTCAATCTGGAAGACCGTTGGACTTGGCTGACCGCAAATCAGATTTTAGCTTTGAATAAGAGCCGAGTCGATATCCTCGATTGTCTTTGGTTCGGTTTTAAAGACCAAGGTTATGAATGTTTGAATTTAGCTCCTTACGAATATACTTTCTATCCGGAGAAAGCAGTGCTTCCTTATTATCTGGAGGATAAATACAAGGAGTTAGTCCGTTCTTATCTTCCGTTCTATCGAAAGATGAAGGAACTATTTCCGGATTATCGTCATCCGGCTTCGATTCTTTCGAACTTGAATCTTATTTTCAAGACTTTGGATCGACACAAAGGTTTAGAAGAGAAAGAACTCGGGTTCAGAAATCTTCCTCATCAAGAACCCTACGAAGGTCAGAAAAAGAAAGGTCGTTCGACGAAGGCTCAGAAGAAAGAAGGCCAAGCTTTAATTACTCAAATGGAAGCTGACCCTCAGATTTTAAGTAAGGAGTTAAACGAGCTCAAAGCGGAGATAGTTGAGAAAGACAAGTGTCTCAGATTGGAACTTCTTCGACCGGAACCTCTCAATGAAAAGGAAACTCTTCCTGGAACTCGATTGGAGCTTCTTACACCGCCGGATAAAATCGACGAGATTGACCTTCATTCTAAGATACCGGAAGAGATGATTACTCTGGAGAATGAACTAAAAAGCCTTTTATCGCAAACTCCTTCGAGAGAGTCAATGATAAAGGCTTGTAGTCATGGTGTCACTTTGGCTTCGAAATTAAATGGAGGGGATAAATGGGACAACTTAAAACGTCTTCGAAAGATTGGTCGAACTCTTCATCTTCAGAAAGAGATACAAAGACTGAGTGAGCTTCCGAATTTGTCTCAGTCTCAAGTCAAAGAGTTGGAGAAGAAGAAGGCCAATGGAGAGATTAACCAGTTCGTCACGGATGCTCTGAATCGAGAGTTTGTTCTCTCTAAGATTGCCCCTCAATATCGTCATGAGTTTGATTGTCCTCGTGTGAGTTTCTTGGAAAAGGAATTAGGCTTTCCGGAACTTCAGATTATCTTCCGTCAGCTCTATCCTTTCATTCAGAATGTTCGGAAGGAGAGAGCTTGGTCTTTGAATGAACATTGTCAAAGGGTGATGGATCAAATCGAGGAAGAGACATCTTTGCAAACCAAAGATGAAGTGAAAGTTCAAACAAGACGTTTTGCCATTGATTTCTTGAAGAACTACGTGGTTAGACTGCTTACACAGATTGCAGGGGTGAAGAACAGTCAAGACGGGACGACATTTACATCAGAACAGCTAATGAGAAAATTAGCAACGTTCAGGTATATACATGAGAACTTCTATCACCTATTCCTGGTAGATGGTAGAGGGACTAAAGGGGATGCTCCGAAAACTGGAGCACAATGTAAGACGATGATGGAGGTTATCTTAAAGAACCATTGTGGGATTAGGGAGATTATTACGACAGACGATACAAGAACTCAAATTAAAGAGGGTGAGAAGACTGTAAGGAAAAGAGTTTATACCTATCGAATAGTCCCGAACGATGAGATTGAATGGTTCATCAGGCGAATGACGCCGATACAAGTGAGGGAGAGAACGGTTGAACTAAAAGAAGAAGACGATGACAACTAAACCTTTTAAGTGAAAAAAAAAATTTATTGAACTTTTTAATTTTTTTTTAATTTTAATTTAATTTTTTTCTCTAAACTACTTTTCACATAAGTTATGTGAAAAATAATGGAAAGTTTTTCTAAACCCTACTAATAGAAGGGTATTTCAAATAATTTTAGTTTTCCTACGCTTAAATGGGTAAATCAAAAAGTGGCCAAGCGAGACATGACGGGGTTTTACTTAATAAATTAGATCTTGTCTCGCTTGGCCACTTTAGTTCTAAAATCAGTTTTCTTGCTTATAACTTAGAGAAATCTAAAATTTTACCCTAAAAATCTTTAATACCCTACTATTAGAAGGGTATTTCAAATAATTTTAGTTTTCCTACGCTTAAGTGGGTAAATCAAAAATGGAAGCAACCGAACCAAGATCTAATTTATTAAATAAAATCTGTTATGGTTCGGTTGCTTCCACCCCCCTAAATTCAGTTTTCTTGCTTATAACTTAGAGAAACCTAAAATTTTACCCTAAAAATCTTTAATACCCTACTAATAGAAGGGTATTTCAAATAATTTTAGTTTTCCTACGCTTAAGTGATTAAATCAAAATGGAAGCAACCGAACCGTAAAATGCTCGTAATGCACCCGCAGCTGCTGGTAAAAACTCCAAGACCAAAAGAGCCAACATCTTCAAGAAAAGTTCAACCTAAGAAGGTAATACAATACAAAAAGCCTTCTCCGTCCAAGAAGAAAGTATCCAGTTCATCTAAGAAATAAGTCTTAGATGAATAATTAACTTACCAAGGTAAGATAATCCCAAAATAAACTATCCATTTTATTCACCTTGTTATTGATTTCCATTAATTGTTTGTCTTGTAACTCAATCTTTTTCTCAGTCTCTTTGAGAAATTTTAACATCAAATCAAAATCCGTTTCCGGATACGAACAGACGACAATCTTGCGGGTCATTTTTTTTAAATTAAAACTTTTCAACTTAAAGACATTTTTGATTTAAAAGAAAAAATCAAAATCAGAAAACTTGTTTAAAGCAAACGCCGGTTCATCAGAGACACCTCATAATTTTCATCAAAAGGACAATTTTGATTATAATCCGTAATCACTACAAAATACCGTTCAAGATACTCCTGGAGCTCTTTTCTTTTTTCACCGATTTGACCATGCATTTCAATACCAATGTAATCAATCTTCGACAAGTCTTTATTCATCAGAAAATCATACTCTCCACCTTCAATATCCAATTTCATGTAATGAACATGGTCTGTTCCAATCAATTTAAAGACGTTTTCAAATGAGATACTCAGAATCGGATGTGATTTCTCTGAATGCCAATGTTCGTGTTTGATAATCGAACATGAACCATGGTCTTTGGACAGATGGGTCTGAATATTGACCAACTCTCCGGTCTTTGAAGCCGCGGCCAAATTAAAGAGAACTGTGTTCTGGATACCACGTAATTTGAGATTGTCGTTGCACTTCTGAAAGTTCTCATAAGAAGCCTCAAATCCAAAAATGTGAGTAAATCTGGAATGATTGGTCAAGATAAAGGTTCCGACATTGGTTCCGACATCGACACAGACTGTCTCGGGAATGGAAGAAAAATCGGGGACGTGGTAATCCCCAAATCGGAGTGTATCATCAACCAGACCTAAACGAAAATTATTGACCATTTTTGTATTTAGAATGTAGTCCTTTTAAATACGCATTACACAGTATGTAAGACATTTCCTTGAGGATTTTTAATCACCAATCTCCCTTCATTTGTTAATTCTGCATAGCTACCTGGTTGATATCCTAAATCAATTGATGCAACTACGTTTCCATTTTTAGTGACAGTGATCAATTTACCGTCTGCTTGCATAAACAAACTTCCACCTTCTCCACTGGCGGGCAAGATAGATTTGACAACTCTCCCTCCACTAGCATATATGACCGGGTTTCCATCACTTCCTTGCATCATCAGCACATATTCCCCATTTGTTGAACGAATGGTTTGGTCATTCTTTAGAGCCTGGTTCGCCATTAATTTATTTGTATAAATGCAACCATTGAGCCAATTATTCATGGTATCGGTATTATAACCTCCAAAATTAGCATTACAGGCATCTTGACCATTGTATGTAGTTTTATTACAACATCTCTGACCAGCTGGTGCAATACATACCTGAGAATTGGGTAATTGTTTCCATCCAGGAACGGACACCCCACTGATAACACAGTTTTGCAAATCTGACATCGGAGTGACTGTCGGTCTTGCTGGAGCGGGAGCCGGAGCTGGTGCAGGAGCCGGAGCTGGTGCTGGAGCCGGAGCCGGAGCTGATGCAGGTGCTGATGCAGGTGCAGGTGCAGAAGCCGATGCAGGTGCAGGTGCAGGTGCAGGTGCAGAAGCCGGAGCTGGTGTGGCTGGTGTTGTTCTTACTACTGGTAGAGGAGGAGGGGTTAAACCGGAAATCATATATCCGTAAAAAGCGGACTTGTCATCTACTACCACTGCACCATCTGCACTGGCAAAGACGGTTTCATTTGCAAACAATTCGACAATGGTTGTCATTTGTATGACACTACCTTGTGTTTGTCTGGAATTCATGTAGTCTCCTGATTTGGAAGAAGTTAGATCGCTGTTGTATGTTGTGGTCGATGAGTTTTTCGCAATCGACAACGTGATTTGATTGGAGGTATCCGTTCTTACTCTTACACCAACAAAATACAGACCACTTAATGGAACGCGTATCCGATACGTATTTACAGCATTGTCATTAACAAACGTCGATCCACCCTTCAATATCTGTTGATCAAAAAATCGTAGAATATCTTTATTCGAAGCATCACCAACAGTGGCGGTGCCGGCTTTGATACTACGAGTTAAATGCCAACTGGGGAATACTGAAAATTTATTGGCAGTAATTGTATTATCTGAAATCTTTTCTCCAGTGATGACCGAATCCATCAATTTATCTGAGGTGATTGAACCATCTACAATTTTTGATGCAGTCACTGAACCATCGGTAAGTTTAACTGCTGTCACTGAACCATCCAGAAGTTCTTTCGTATTTGAAGATAAAATGGTCTGTGTATTTTGAACAACATTCGCTAATTCTTTTTCGGCACTTGCCGCTGGACGAACCGCCACCGCTGAACTTACACTTACACCAGCTACAGCTGGGACAGCAGTTGAACCAGGACAGACTGGGCACGCATCCGTTGAACCCGTCGAACCCGTTGAACCAGTGGAACCGTCACTGGAGTTTTCGACAAACCTTTCAGTAATTCTTCTTTGCCTACTCTGTAAAGTTGTAAAGAGAAGAACAGTAATTATGATAATAACACTGGCAATTATCACAATGTGCATCTTTTAAATTAATGATGAGAATTATTCTGAGCGGTTTCTACGCCGGATAAAATAACTTAATTTTCTCTATACTTAGTTTAAAGAGTGCTTCAAAAAATGGTGCTCGAAAGTGGTCTTTTTGTTAATCCAGAAAACGGCTACGTCGGGATTGGCACCACGACTCCTGGCAGTAATTTAGATGTGATTGGAAATGTTCGTGTCGACGGTCATATCGCACCGAAAACAAGTGTGACTTATGACCTTGGAACTTCGAATTATCGGTTTCGAGACTTGTATTTGTCCGGATCAACCATTAATTTAGGTGGAACGGCTTTGTCAGTCAGTTCGAGTGGTGACCTACAAATTGCCGATGCGACTTCAGTTGGAGTTGGTTCGACTGTTGTTCTACGTCGGATTGTCGTCAATGAAATCCAAATCGGGAGTGCCGATGAGTCTGGTTCAGCATTGCGGATCACCAAAGACGATACGGGAAACAATATCAAAGTCGTTGCGGTTGATGACAACAACAACACCGCCACCGCGGCGAGTGCGATCGATGGTATTTCAACTTCAAATGGATTTATCGGCATCGGTTTAACCAATCCCAAGAGTGGGCTGTCGGTTTATAGTAATATCGCCATCGGTTCGAATTACGCTTCGAAGTTCTCAGCACCGTCAAACAGTTTGATTGTTGAGGGAGCAGTCGGTATCGGTGTGACCAATCCGGGTGGAGTTTATGTTCTGGAAGTCGCTGGAGGTCAAGCCCGTTTTGGATCGACGATTAATGTGCCCGCGATTGAGAGAGACACTTTAGGTTCAATTGATATCGGAACGACTGGAAAAACGAATACGATTAATATCGGCACCGGTGCTGTCGATGGGGGTCAAACCAAATTTATCAACATCGGCACCGGAGCGGGACCCACTGAGATTACCATCGGTTCGAGTGGCGACAAAGTTTATATTGCCGGTGATACTACCTACGTTCAGACTTCGAATATGCAGGTGGATAGTAATGTCATTATCCTGAATAAGGGTGGAAGGACTTCACTGGGCGCGGGTCTCTTAATTAACGGAAATGAGAATGACAGTAATGCCTTTATGCGGGTTAGCACATCGGACGGTAGTAATTTTGTCTTTAAAGCCCCGGATAGCACAACGACGGTGACCATGCGTCCCAATCCAACGGTCGATGACACATTGGTCTTGATGAATAGCAATGTGTCGATAAGTAGCACACCTTTTTCAATTGTTCAGAGAGACGCTAATCGTGCGATTAATGTGGATCAGTTGAATGTTTCGAATGTCATTGCCCTGACAAATATCGGTATCGGTCTAACCAACCCCGGAAGTCGGTTGGCGGTCAGTAGTAATGTCTCCATCGGTTCATCTTATGCGACGTTATCTGCTCCTTCTAATAGTCTGATTGTCGAGGAAGCAATTGGTATTGGAAAGACCAACCCTGTTTATCCATTAGATGTTATCGGTAATATCAATTTCACGGGTGGTCTTTTTAGTAATGGCAACCCTTATATTGCAAGTCAATTCACCACTGTCAGCACCTCCAACGTCTTCATTCTTGGCAGTAATATCGGTATCGGTCTAACCAACCCCGGAAGTCGGTTAGCGGTCGATAGTAATGTCTCGATTGGTTCGAGTTATGCGACGCTATCTGCTCCTTCTAATAGTCTGATTGTCGAGGAAGCAATTGGTATCGGAAAGACTAATCCGACCAGTGCATTGGATGTGGTCGGCAACATTAACTTCACCGGTGGTTTGTTTAGTAATGGCAACCCTTATATTGCAAGTCAATTTACAACTGTCAGCACCTCCAATGTCTTCATTCTTGGCAGTAATATCGGTATTGGTTTAACCAATCCTGGTAGTCATTTGGCGGTGAGTAGTAATATGTCCATCGGTTATGCTTTCGCTTCCAATGCCGCCCCTTCCAATAGTCTAATTGTCCAGGAAGCAATTGGTATCGGGAAGACAAATCCGACACTGGCATTGGACGTAATTGGCGATATCCGCTTTACTGGAAACTTATACAAAAATGATGACCTCTTTGTCTCTAGTGGTGGTGGCGGTGTTGGTGGTTTCACGGCTGTTCCGACGGCTCTTTATAACCTTGATTGTAATATTGGTATCGGAACGACATCACCCAACTCTAAACTTCATGTCCAGGGTGACCTGACTCTCAGTGGAACACTCGTCAGTGCAGACAATAATGCCATTTGGGTCGCTGAACAATTCGATTACATCATCGGAACCGCGCCCGTTTATAGTTTCGATAATGGTATCACTGCCGCAACTTTGGCTTACAATTCTTCAAAACGTAATTCGAAGTATCTTTACATTGGTAACGAAGTCACTTACTCTTTTATCGTTGAAAGCACCGTTACTTCACCTCCTTCGACAGAAGGAGACTACTACCTCAATCTGGAAACGAATTTGCCTCTAAGTTCATCAGTCTATACCACGGAACAAGTCATCGGCGACCTCTGGTTAACCATCAGCAACGCCCAAGTCAGTTCGACCTTCAAAGCTTATGCCAAAGCAGTCCCGGGAAAGACGAATGCAGTGCTAATTCGATATCTCAACGGAACTTCTGACCGTTCTTTGGGAAGTATCGAAGCCGGAAGCACCATTAACCTCCAAGGTGCGATTAACTACGTCACCCCAACCAGCACCGCCGGAACCATTCCAGTGCTCAAGACGTATCAGCCGGCATCACTACGTCAAGACAATACAGGAAGTAATCTGTATGTTCGAGGAAACTTGAGTTTAACTGGTGGTTTGTATTTCGATGACAGCAATGCACTTTGGACATCCGAACGTTTTGATTTCGTTGAAGGTGTTGCTCCGATTTTCGTCTGGGACAATGGTGTCTCGGCTTCTGTGTCTTATAACTCTTCTCAACAATTAGCCAGATACCTTTACGTTGGGAATGAAGTCACTTACAATTTCACTCTTGGCGGAACGGTTGCGACTAAACCAACCAATGACGAAGACTTTTATCTCAAACTGGAGACATCTTTACCGGTTGATACCGTGGCCATGACCAAGAGTGGTCTGGGTTCAATTATTGGAGACCTCTGGCTACGGATTACCAATGCCTCGACCAGCACGACCACCGTCTTTAAAGCCTTTGCTCGGGTGGATTCGACCAACAATTCAAGAGTAGTGATTAAGTATCTCAACGGAACGACGGAGAAGTCATTGGGTTCGATTTCGAGTGGAAATGAGATTTTACTCCAAGGTTCGGTCAATTACAAATCAACGGTTTCGACGACGGATACCACTCCAGTGCTAAAGACTTATCTTCCTGCAGGCTTTCGTCAAGACGAACAGGGTAAAGTCACTCTCAATGCCGGTTTGGCTGTTCCAAGAGGTCGATTTGATATTGTTGAAACCTCGAATGACGCGTCGGCTTTAGTCATTGACCATCGAGGCACGGAACGGACACAGAGTATCGTTCAGGTCTTGAATAATGGAAGTCCGGTCTTTGTTGTTGGATCGAACTCACGAATTGGAATTGGAACGACAGCACCGATTTCGGCCTTGGACGTGGTTGGTGACCTGAATTTTACGGGAAGTCTGTTGGCGAATGGAAGTCCTTACATTGGAAGTCAATTTACGACGAGAAGTAATAATGTATTTATCACTGGAAGTAATGTTGGTATTGGTTCAAGTGCTCCACAAAGCTTATTCCACGTGAATGGGAATGCTTTGGTCACCAGATCAACTTTTTCATCAACAGCGGCAGCGACTGCAGTTAGCACATGGTCACCGCGTTCCACTTCAGGATTTGATAAATCTTGGCGGTCTGTTTGTTGGGCTCCGGAACTGTCGTTATTCGTTGCCGTCTCCAGTTCTGCGTCAGGTGGTAATAACGTCATGACCAGTTCCAATGGTATCGATTGGACGTCACGTTCTACTTCTGGAATTGATAGACAATGGGTATCTGTCTGTTGGGCTCCGGAACTGTCGTTATTCGTTGCCGTCTCAAGTTCTGCGTCGGGTAATAATAACGTCATGTCCAGTTCCAATGGTATCGATTGGACGTCACGTTCTACTTCTGGAATTGATAAAGCTTGGTCTTCTGTCTGTTGGGCTCCTGAACTATCATTATTCGTTGCCGTCTCCAGTTCTGCGTCAGGTGGTAATAACGTCATGACCAGTTCCAATGGTATCAATTGGATATCACGTTCTACTTCTGGATTTGATAGATCTTGGTCTTCTGTCTGTTGGGCTCCTGAACTATCATTATTCGTTGCTATTGGAAATAATCCTATCGCGGATAACATCATGACCAGTTCTGATGGTATTAATTGGACGACTCGTTCTATACCTGGAGTTTATGGGTGTTTATCAATCTGTTGGTCACCCGAATTGTCCTTATTTGTGACTGTAAGAGGAACAGGTGGTGCAGATGCTAATAATAATATTATGACCAGTTCTAATGGTATTGATTGGACAACACGTTCTTCAGGGGTTCCTAATATTTGGAGGTCGGTCTGTTGGTCACCCGAATTGTCTTTATTTGTTGTCTTCGGATCAAATACTGTAGATGGTATAATTACCAGTTCCAATGGTATTAATTGGGTATCACGATCACTGTCAGGGATTGGTAAAACTTGGCGATCTGTTTGTTGGGCTCCTGAACTTTTATTATTCGTTGCCGTCTCAGATTCTGCGACAGGTGGTAATAACGCGATTACCTCAACCCCTGCCATCCCTGACGGTATTCCTAAATCAGTCTTCCATACCGACTTTTCTACGTCTGTCATCGGTAGCTACAGTAATTACTCGAGTCGGCTTGCTGTCGGAACTAATAACTATTGGGCTGCTTCTAATTATATCTATCTCCGGAATCCAAATAATAACAGCAACACTATTCAATTTAATACACAAACTGGAGGCATTACCGCACTTGGTGATATCGACTTCAGAGGAACCCTAAAATATCAAGGCAATCCTTACGTTGGAAGTCAATTTACTACTTTGAGCACTTCCAATGTGACCATTGTTGGGAGCAATGTTGGTATTGGTTTGACCAATCCGGGAAGTCGGTTAGCGGTGAATAGTAATGTCTCGATTGGTTCGACTTACTCATTGCTTTCCGCACCATCCAATAGTTTGATTGTTCAGGAAGCGATTGGAATTGGAAAGACCAATCCAACCACAGCTTTGGATGTTGTTGGAACTACTCGGACTGATAGTTTAGTCACTTCATCTCTTCAAGCTGATACAAATGGAATACTCTTGATTGGAACATCATCCGCGGCCACTCAAATCGATATCGGAACTTCAACTACAACACAAATAATTAATATCGGAACTGGGGATGGAACCACGACGATTAATCTCGGAGCGGCGAATGATACCGTGAATATTGCTGGAACATTGACTTACATCCAAACAACCAACTTGCAAGTGACCGACCAAATGATTGTCGTCAATAGTAATGGCGTGACGGCCAATGGTGCCGGTATTGGAATTAACTTGAATGGAAACGATACCGCTGGTTATTTCCGGGTCAGTTCCACTGACAATGCACTTTTGGAGTTTAAAGCTCCAATGGCAACAAATAATATCACTATCCGTCAAAACACTTCGGCCAATGATACCGTCGTCTTGATGAGTAGTAATGTTTCGACGGCGAATAATGCATGGAGTATTGTTCAGAGAGATGGAGACAACTCGATTAATGTTGGGAAAGTCAATACAACCAATGTTCAAGTTTCTGGTGATGTGCAACTTTCAAATCTAACAGTCGTAAATACAATCGGAACTAGCAATCTCAATCTGAAAGATACCCTCCGACTTTCAGATGGTTCTTTTAACAAAACCGGACATGAACACACCAACGGGTCTCTGTATATCAATGGTGGTGCCAACACCGGAGACAATTACTGGGTCGCATCCAATAATATCTATTTCCGTTATGGCACTACTGCCAACACTGCGTTATCTGCAAACCGTTTCCGCTTTGATGTTTCAAATGGAAATATCGTCGCCTTCAACAATATCACCGCTTTTGACACGACACTGGCTTCAGATAAACGTCTCAAGACCGAAATCAATGACCTCTCCAATGGTCTCGATTTCGTCTCCTTACTCCGACCAGTCACTTTCCGTTGGAACAGCAACAATGTTAATGGCGGTCGTGCCGGAAAAGAAGATATCGGCTTCATTGCTCAAGACGTCGAAGCACTTCAACCGGCTTTGGTTAATGAGTTCCCAGATATCAATGACGAAAAAGAAATTTACAAAAGTGTCAATTACGCCAAACTTGCTCCTTATCTCGTTAAGTGTGTCAAGGAACTAAAGGCTGAAAATGACCTTTTGAAAAAGAATGTCTCAGAATTGACCCAACGTGTTCTCGCTCTGGAGGACAGTTCATTTCAATAGACTTGATAACAAATTCTCGTAGTCCTTCATAAACTCAACCGGGTGCATCGCCTGAAGAAATAACTGTCGCAAATGTTGCCGGTCAATTTGAGCCGGATTACGTGTCCAAGCCAACAACTTCCGACCGTATTCCTCCACCGTCCGAGACAGATACTTCTCTAATTCCAAAGAAGTATTCAACATCAGACTTCCAGAGACATTCGAGACATGTGGATTAATCTCCGGATGATACACCGTAAAGACCGGAACCCCCATCACCAAACTCGAACAGGTCGTCGTCGTTCCATTGTAGGGAAAAGTATCGGCACAGATATCAACGTCATTGAATTGGTCGAGATACTCTTCGAGTTTCTCAGTAAAAGGTAAGAAACGCAATTGTTTTTGTGGAAATCCAGAGTAAAAGTGATTACGAACGGATGCCTCAGTCTGTCCTTGTCCCAATTTGAGACACAAGACAACCTGTTTATTTTTCTCTAAAACCATCTTCCAGACCTTCCGGACAACCGGATGATGCTTCGTCGTTTTATTAAAAATCCCCACTCGAATCAGACCATGTAAGCTTTGATGACGAATTGGGGGTAATCGAACATTTTCAAACAAAGTATAGCACAAAAAACATCTTGGCATCCGGATCAAACTCTCCCCATCCGAAGCTTTGTTCGGCGGATCCGTCCAAGCATCGACAATCCGATGAGTGAATTCTTTCAGACCCACTGTGTCCGGATAACCCAGATAGTTAATGATAATCGGAGCGGGAGCAGTTGCAATTAAATCTAAACAATGATTGGCACCACCGGCAATTAAATCGACTAAAATGTCCAGTTGATGAACCGAACTCATTAGATGTCGCACTTCAGCAATCGGTCGATGACTGACGTTTGTCCATGTCACTCCAGGATACGACATTAAGAGTTCTGTGTATTCATCGGAATCTTGACAGTTGTAATAACAAAAGACTTCAAACTTATTTGGATTGAAGTGTTTGAGTAAAGCAGTGACAAATAATCCAACTGCATTTTTATTAAAGTCCGGAGAGATATACCCCAAACGAACTTTTCGACCGGTAATGTCCTGAATAACAACTGCATTTTGATGAGCATACAAAGTATTGATATCAATCGGTAAAGATGGCGGATTCAGGGCATAACTGGATGTAATTTTGTAAGCAGTGACCAAGTGTTTCTCTAAACTGTGAAGGACTTCTGTTTGTTCCATCGTCAGACGAAGTCCAGGTTTCAACTTAAAAAATGTCAGTCCATCATAATACATCTGTAAGGCGTCTTCGGGAGAGGTTTCCATTAAAAGATTACCGGCACCTAAACAAACATTCTTCCAACCTTCGAGAAGGAAGTAGTTGTCTTGGAGACAAGGAGACAACTCTTTTTTGACATATCGAATTAGCCGTTGATAAAGTTCGAGAGTTTTGCTTTTCTCATTTTGACGAAGATACTCGGGAGACAACAGAGAACAGATTCGGAAATTATCAACCAAATCAATCCGTAAGCGTTTATTATGTGAAGTCGGGTCAATTGTCTTTCGCAGAAAGATAAAGTTAAGTCTTTTTTCCGCCTCAGAAAAACGACCGAGAGAAATGTAGTAAATCGCCAGATTGAAGTAAGGTGGAACAAATAGAGGACACAGTTTTAGACACTTGGAGAACTGTTGTTCGGCTTTGTCCAGGTCAAATGTTTTTTCGTAATAGACCCCAAGGTAGTATTGTAAGACGACAGAACTGGCAAAACGGGACTCAATCTTTTCAAGTTCATCTTTTTTGAAGGTCTGTCCCGAACGTAATTTGGAATAGACTTCGTTGATAATGAGTTGTTCTTCCATCACTTTCTCTTCATTGGAGCTATGGTCTTAAATCAGACAAACTCAAATTAAGAGTTAAAATCCAAATTTTGAAAAAGTAAAAAATGAAAATGCTTTAAGGACATTTTTTCCTACTTAAAAAAGATGTCTTTGAGCTACGAGGAGTTTAGCCGCCGTGTGGAGACGGGTGAGATTTTTACCGCGGGTGCTCGTTTTCTTCAAGTTGAGAACACACTGGTGGCACTTCCGAAGAAGTTTGAGGCTCGTTATCCGTTGTCGTTATTTTTACAAGAACTGACTGAGTATATTCAGACGGTTCCTTCTGATAAATACGAGATTAGCCAGAAGGAGATGTATCGATACCTCGTCGAACTTCTTGGATCGCTTAACTACGAAACACAGAAAAAAGAGATCTCCACAATCATTGACCTCATGAAATCCATTGTCTAATTATCTACCGGGTAGATAATTGATAGATTACGGTATTTTCTTTAAAATACTCCAAAATAAAGGTTAAAACAACGCAGACAAGCACGTGAAATTTATATCATTTATAAACAAATGTCATTATCGGGAATACAAATCAATCCCGACACTGGAAATGTCGGCATCGGTTTAACGAACCCGACACGGGCTTTAGATGTGTTTGGTGATATTAACTTTACTGGTGGTTTATTTACGGGTGGTGTGCCATATATGGGTAGTCAATTTACGACACAGAATAACACTTCAAATGTATTTATAATTGGGAGTAATGTTGGAATCGGAACTTCGACTCCTCAATCAGCATTGAGTGTCGCCGGGAATATCACTTCAACCGGTTCATTATCATATACAGGTTACGTCTCCCCAAGCAATCAAACCAATATGTTTATTACGGGAAGCAATGTTGGATACTCTATGTCAGGATTTTCTAGAAATGCCGCCATCACAGGAGTTAATTCTTGGATATCACGAGTTTCAGTTGCCGACAAATGGTGGTCGTCAGTCTGTTGGGCACCTGAATTAGCGATATTTGTTGCGGTTTCACAGACGAATCCAGGTGGTAGTAGTTTAGTAGCTACCAGTCCGGATGGTATCACTTGGACGACACGTTCCCCTGCACTAGCAAATAATGATTGGAATTCAGTCTGTTGGGCACCTGAATTATCGCTCTTTGTTGCGGTTTCATTTAATGGTAGTGTAATGACCAGTTCTAATGGTATTATTTGGACTTCACAAACAACTCCTGCAAACAGTCAGTGGAAGTCAGTCTGTTGGGCATCAGGATTATCTCTATTCGTGGCTGTTTCAGCAGGTAGGGCTATGTATAGTTCAAATGGAATAAGTTGGACGACCAGAACAATTTCTGCAGATACATGGCAGTCTGTGTCAAGTGCAACATTTTCACCTGAATCATCACTACTTGTGGCTGTTTCATTTAATGGTAAAATATTGACCAGTCCTGATGCTATCACTTGGACAACACAAACAAGTCCTGCAAACAACGAGTGGAGGTCAGTCTGTTGGGCACCTGAATTATCGCTCTTCGTTGCAGTTTCAAGCTCTGGCACAGGAAACAGAGTAATGACCAGTCCAGATGGTATCAATTGGACAATTCGTTCTTCTGCTGCGAATAACTCTTGGATATCAGTAATTTGGGCACCTGAACTGTCTTTATTTGTTGCGGTTGCAGTTAATACATCAGATAATCAACTTATGACCAGTTTCGACGGTATCACTTGGACATTAAGAAGCATGCCGGAAACCAAACAATGGATATCAGTCTGTTGGGCACCAGAATTATCATTATTACTTGCTATTTCAGCCAATGGAACAGACAACCGTGTGGCAACCTCGGAGGCGATACCTGACATTGACATTCGCAATACAGTTGTTCAAACCTCAAAGAAAAATACTTATAATGCAAGATTATATGGTAGCTTATCAGTAGGAGCACAAAATGTTTGGAACAGCACTAACAAAATTATATTCCGCAATTCAGCAACTCAAAGCAACATGATACAATTCAGCACAACCAATGGTGATCTAAGAACACTCGGTAAAGTAATTACGAATTCATTGGATGTTGTTGGGAATATTAACTTTAACGGATCATTGTTAAATAATAATGTTGCTTATCAAGGAAGTCAATTCACAACCTCAAGCACTTCCAATGTTTTTATCCTTGGTAGTAATGTTGGAATTGGAACCAGTGCTCCACAAAACTTATTCCATGTGAATGGTAATGCACTGGTGACTCGTTCAACCTTCTCATCAACTGCTGCAACAACAGCAGTGTCGACATGGATAACTCGTTCTTCTGCGGCTGACAATATGTGGTATTCAGTCTGCTGGGCACCCGAACTTTCCCTATTCGTGGCTGTTTCCAATGATGGCGGAGGCAACCAAGTCATGACCAGTCCGAATGGTATTAATTGGACAATTCGTTCTTCTGCTACAACAAACAAATTTTGGAAGTCCGTCTGCTGGGCACCTGAACTTTCCCTATTTGTGGCTGTCTCTACATCTGGAACAGTCATGACCAGTCCGAATGGTATTAATTGGACACAGCGTTCTTCTGCGGCAAACTATGCTTGGAATTCAGTCTGCTGGGCACCCGAATTATCATTATTTGTGGCTGTTGCTTGGTCTGGAGTAGGCGACCGAGTCATGACCAGTCCGGATGGTATTAATTGGACAACTCGTTCTTCTGCAGCTGACAACTCGTGGTATTCCGTCTGCTGGGCACCTGAGCTCTCCCTATTTGTTGCTGTTGCAATTACTGGAACTGATAACCGTGTCATGACCAGTCCAAATGGTATTAATTGGACAGCTCGTTCTTCTGCTGCTAACAATGAGTGGTATTCAGTCTGCTGGTCACCTGAACTTTCCCTATTTGTGGCTGTTTCCAATGATGGAACAGGTGACCGAGTCATGACCAGTCCGAATGGTATTAATTGGACAACGCGTTCTGCGACAAACTATCAGTGGAAGTCCGTCTGCTGGGCACCTGAGCTCTCCCTATTTGTGGCTGTCTCATCTTTTGGAATTATGACCAGTCCCAATGGAATTAATTGGACAGCTCGTTATTCTGCAGACAATAAGTGGAATTCAGTTTGTTGGGCACCCGAATTATCGCTATTTGTGGTGGTTGCCGAAACTGGAACAGGAAATCGAGTTATGACTTCAACACCAGCCATTCCCGACGGTATTCCCAAATCTGTCTTCCACACCGACTTCTCGACTTCAATCATTGGTAGCTACAGCAACTACTCGAGTCGTCTTGCTGTCGGAACCAATAACTATTGGGCTGGGTCAAATAACATCTATATTCGAAATGCCAATAATAACAGTAATATGTTCCGTTTTGATGTCAGCAACGGCGACCTTTATTCCTATAATGATATCTCCGCTTTTGATACTACCAACACATCCGATTCTCGTCTCAAAGCCGACATTATCGACCTCTCCAACTCAATCGACCTTGTTCAGCGTTTGAGACCAGTCTCTTTCCGCTGGAATAGCAACGAGTTCAATGGCAGAAGAAAAGGACAACCCGATATTGGTTTACTTGCTCAAGAAGTCGAAGAAGTGGAACCTCTTCTGGTCGCGGAGTATTCTGGTGGGGTCAATGGAGGAATGGAAAGCTTCAAAAGCATCAAATACGCTAAGATTGTCCCTTATCTAATTGATTGTATTAAAGAATTGAAGGTGGATGTATCCAGATTAACCAATGAAGTCAATGACCTGAAACAACGAATTTAAGTCTGCTGAAAAATTATCCAATTATTTTTATCATTTAACAACAAACAAGAATGTCTTCGCCGTATGCTGGACTGAACGTTAATCCGTTGTCAGGCAATGTCGGTATCGGCACATCGGCTTTCGCCAATAAATTGTCCGTTTTGGGTAATGTCGGCATCGGTGCCAGCTACGTCAATGTCAGCGCACCACCGAATGGGTTAATTGTTCAGAGTAATGTCGGCATCGGAACGACCAATCCTGCGTATGAGTTAGATGTCGTTGGGAATATTAACTTTACTGGTGATCTATTTACGAATGGAACTCCGTTTATCGGAAACGGTGGAAGTCAATTTACTTCAAGTGAAACGAATGTGACCATTATCGACAGTAATGTTGGTATTGGTCTGACCAATCCTGGAAGTCATTTAGCGGTCAGTAGCAATGTCTCAATTGGTTCGACTTACTCATTGCTTTCCGCACCATCCAATAGTCTTATCGTTCAGGAAGCGATTGGTATCGGTAAGACCAATCCGACCACAGCTTTGGATGTTGTTGGAACGACCCGGACTGACAGTTTAGTCACTTCATCTCTTCAAGCTGATACAAATGGAACACTCTCCATTGGAACAACGGCCACCCAAATCGATATCGGAACTTCAACGACACTCTCGACTTTGAACATTGCCACCGTTGCAGGATCAGCGACTACGATTAACCTCGGTGTCGATGGTGACAATATTTTCTTCGGCGGAATACTGACCGGATCGAATCTGACCTTGTCAAGTAATTTGTCTGCTTCTGCATTAATTGCATCAAATTCGACATTCCTTCAAAATGTCTCTGCTTCGAATGTTCTGACTTCCAATGTTAATGCTTTATCCAATATTACCTATGGTGGTATGCTGACTGGATCTAATTTGACAACGATAAATAATGTTTCTGCTTCTCGCTTAATAGCATCAAACTCCACTTTAATCGGTGGTTTGTCTGCCGGGAGTGTCACAACTTCAAACATAAGTGTGCTATCTGATATTACCTATAACGGTATGCTTTTAGGTTCTAATCTGACAACGATAAATAATGTTTCGGCTTCTCGCTTAATTGCATCAAACTCGACATTCCTCCAGAATGTATCCGCTTCAACGGTTATGACTTCAAATGTCAATGCTTTGACTAATATTACTTATAACGGTATTCTGACTGGTTCGAACCTGACGATGCTTCAGAATGTATCCGCTTCAACGGTTATGACTTCAAATGTCAATGCTTTGACCAATATCACTTATAACGGTATGCTGACCGGGTCGAATGTGACAACGATAAATAATGTTTCTGCTTCTCGCTTAATAGCATCAAACTCCACTTTAATCGGTGGTTTATCTGCCGGGAGTATCTCAGCTTCGAATGTCAATGCTTTGACGAACATTACTTATAACGGTATGCTCATCGGCTCCAACCTGACGATGATTCAAAATGTTTCGGCTGGTAGTATCACCTCTTCAAATGCAACTGTCCTGTCAAATGCAGTTTTTGGGTCGAATATACAGATGACATCAAATGGGATCAGAAGCAATGCGGTTATGGTCACCGATGTAAATAGAAATATTGTCACAACCAGTTTTCTAACCGTTGATGTCGGAAGTAGTCGTTTGGGAGTTGGTGTTACAAACCCTTCAACTGCTTTAGATGTCGGCTCAGGAACTGTCACCGCTTCAATATTCAGTGGTAATTTAACTGGAAATGTTACTGGCAATTTAACCGGAACTGTTAATACCGGCACACAAGGAAATATTACCTCACTTGGAACACTGACTAGTTTAACTGTCCGTCCAACGACAAACAGTCTCAATACTTTTAGTGTCAGTAATCAGATAAATACGGGTATCTTCGTAGTTGATACTACTAATAGTAGAGTTGGTATTAATAGTGTAAATCCAACAACTGCTTTAGATGTCGGCTCAGGAACTGTCAGAGCAGGAACTTTTAGTGGTAATTTAACTGGAAATGTCACTGGCAATTTAACCGGAACTGTTACTACTGCCACACAAGGAAATATTACCGCACTTGGAATACTGACTGGTTTAACAGTCAAGCCGACAACAAATGATACAACTACTTTTTTGGTTCAAGACAATCTTAACAATAACGTTTTGGTTGTTGATACATTAAATAACCAGGTCGGTATTAATACAGATTCAGTATCCGATTCTACAATTTACAAACTGGACGTTAACGGTTCGACTAGAATATCAGGTAATTTAGAAACAACTGCGTTCGGTGCAAATAATATTCAAGTTTCTCGATTAAGTAAACCATCATCAACTGATTCTAAGATATACCTTGATTGGCAAGACCTTCCAGCCTCGGGTAATATTTCGTCTTGGAATGATTTTTCACAAGCAACTTCTTCAAGACAACCAACTGTTTCATCAGCAGAAGGTGTAAATATTCTAAAAAGTGCACAATTTACTCGTTCTGCAACTGACCTGACACAATCAATTGAAAATAATACATCTAAGACCTTCAATATTAACACCAATAGGGGATTTACCTTTGCCTGTTTGGTTCGTCCTGAAGGAACTGCCGCAAGTTATGAACATATCTTTAATTGTATCGCAGGAACAACCATAGGGACTATTGGTGATATTCAGTTTTTAAGAGAACTAACCAGCACAAGAGTTCAAATTTATGTCAGAAATACTGGTAACGGTGAAGTTTTAAATTATGTTTCAGCTAATAATGTTTTAGAGCAAAATACTTGGAAAGTAATTGTTTTTAAGTATGACATAAATGACACTACCAGAAATGCGAATGGTTCTATGTATCTTTATGTAAATAATGTTCTTGAAATCACCCCTACTACTCAAAATTATACTTCTATTCCTGCTAATAGAACTATTACTAGAGTTATTGTTGGTGATTCTCGTGATTTTGGAATTGGTGGAGACCCTCAATTTAATGGAAAAATTGGAGGTTTATACTTCTATGATAAACCACTTTCTAGCACTGAGATCAATTATTTATATGATTATTTGTCAATTTCCTCAAGTTATAAACTGGATGTCTATGGTTCGACCAGAACGTCCTATATGTCTGTTAACCCACCATCAGGTGGAGCAGCAAAATATCATTTACACAATGGCTTGTCTGTAGCAGAATGGACTATGGGTCAAAAATCAAGTAGTGACCATTCTTTTAAACTAACAAGAGTTATAGGTGGTGTTGAGAGTGACGTTATAACTGTAAATACAAATAACCAGGTCGGTATTAATACAGATCCAGGACACGCTTTAGATGTCTCTGGAAGTATTAACTTTACCGGGTCATTGTTGCAAAATGGAAACAATTTCAACCCTGGAAGTCAATTCACGACTTCAGGAACCAGAGTCTATTTACCATCAGGAAGCAATTTAGGAATAGGGACAGCGACACCAGATAATCCTCTTGATGTTATTGGCACTGCACGAGCTGGTAACGTGGTTGTGACAGGAATCGCGACTGCTACACACATTCTTGCCACAAACAGCTCAAAGCAACTTATTTCAACCAATATATCACAATCGACTTTAGAAACAAAGCTTGGCTATGTTGATGTATCTTCGAGTATCAATAACGCTTTGAACGCCAAGTTGAACACAAGTGGTGGAACTATAACTGGCTCTCTGACTTTATCACCTACGTTAGGGAATTATGTTCTTGCGACCGATACACAAAAAAATATTGTGGAAATAAATGTCCCTTCAGTAACTTTAGAAACAAAGCTTGGTTATGTCGATACTGGCGCAAGTATCAACACTGCTTTAAACACAAAGTTGAACACGAGTGGTGGAAGTCTTACCGGAAACCTTTCGACAACTGGCACAGTTGGTATTTCTACAACCAATACAGCTGCTCTGACCGTTGGCAATGGAACGCAAACCTCTCTGACAGTGAATACAAGTGCAAATACTGTCACAGCAAAAGACTTGATTATCAGCAATAAAACATCTGCCGGTTATCTTTTCACTGACAGTTCTGGAAAAGTTTCGAGTGGTGCGATGACTTCAACTGCAACCCCAGACACCGCTGTTCTAAGAAACTCGGCTGGAGTGGTATTTGCTAAAATGCCTTATTGGATCATGACAAGAAGTTCTTCAGCTACAGATACTGGATATCCCAAAAACATATTATATCTTTTTGATGTAAGAAATATATTTGGAATAGAATTCAAAGAAACTGTGACTGGTAATGGAGATTACAGAGTATATATACTTCATAGTGGGATTTATTATGTTAGTTTTACATCAAGATCAAAATTTGCCCAAACCAGCGTAATTAGTATTTTCAAAAACAATGGTGATTTCCTCCTTGGAGCGTATAAAAGTGGAAATACACTGTCTGAAGGATATATATCAACATCAACAATTGTGCAGATGAATGCAGGTGAGACGCTTTATGCAAGCATTGGATCAGGTGATATGTATATCGATAGCACCATAAATTTTTTAGGTTATATGATTTCTGCTCTATAAATTAAACGACCGAATCGTCTCATCCAACTCTTTTTATTTCTGCGCTTTCTAAAAAACGCATAAATGACCACTGCCTCCGGTCTCGACAACTCACTCCTCCAAAAATACAACGTCAGCTACTACGGCAGTGACTACGACATCTACGATATCATCGACGACTTCCTCCAAGACAACGTCAGCGAAAAAGCGTTTTATATCGTCGACCTCGGAGAAATCCTCCGCGCATGGGTTCAATGGATCACCCTCCTCCCCCAAGTCAAACCTTATTACGCCATCAAATGCAATCCGAATCCGGTTATCATCGAAACTCTGTCCAGTCTCGGTGCCAACTTCGACTGCGCCAGTGAAAACGAAATCAAACAAGTCATCGAAGTCACCCAAGACCCCGAACGAATTATCTTCGCTAATCCCTGCAAAATGACCTCCCAAATAAGATACGCCCGTGCCAACGACGTTGATTCCATGACCTTCGACTGTGAAGAAGAACTCTACAAAATTAAGTTGTATCACCCCTACGCCAAATTGTTGCTCCGTCTCGCCGTCGATGACAGCCACTCCGCCTGCAAATTTAATAAAAAGTTCGGCTGTTCCCTCGAAGGCGTGGAAGCCGTCCTCCGAATTGCTAAGACGCTATCTTTGAATGTCATCGGCTTCAGCTTTCATGTCGGAAGCAACTGTGGTGCTCCCGAAGCCTTTTATAATGCTCTCCGGGACTGTCAAAAAGCCACCGAGATTGCTCATCAATTAGGTATTCAAATTAGTCTCATCGACATCGGAGGTGGGTTTCCCGGTGATAACCGTTCCGCTTTCGAAGAAATCGCCCAACAAATCACTCGTGGCATCGATGAGTTTTTCCCGACTGCCGTCACCGATGGAATTAGCTTTATCTCCGAACCCGGAAGATACTTTGTTCAGACATCCCACACTTTGGTTCTGAATGTCATCGGGAAAAAATATACGACTGACCCGGAGACCGGAAACAAGACTTTCGTTTATTACCTCAATGATGGTATGTATGGTTCTTTTAATTGTATCTATTTTGACCATCATACACCCAAAATCTTGCCATTTAACGAACGAGACGGGAAAAGATACAAGTCCGTTCTATTTGGCCCCACTTGCGATAGTATGGATACCATCTGTGAAGACCTACAACTGCCCGAACTCGCCGTCGGTGAATGGATCTATGTCGAAAACTTCGGCGCTTACACTGTCGCTGCCGCCAGTGCCTTCAACGGTTTTAAGACCAACGATTACAAATATATCGTCCGGTCTTAAGTTAAGCATTCATCGGTGCTTTAATCACCGGATGGGGGATATAACCAACCAAATCAAAGTCGTCAATGGAAATGTCTTTCCAATCCTTATTTTTGACTTCCGGGTTCAAAATCAACTTCGGAAAAGGACGAGGAATACGTTCCATCTGCTCTTGCATCTGTGAAATGTGATTGGTATAAACGTGGGTATCTCCAATACAGATAAACAGTTCTTTCGGTTGCATCTCCGTCTTCATCGCCAGAATATAAGTTAGAATGGAGTAAGACAGAATGTTCCACGGTTCGCCTAAGAAGAAGTCGGCTGACCGTTGATACATCTGACACGAAAGATGTCTCTTCCCTTCTTCGTCTTCTTCGACATAGAACTGGGCAGAGACATGACAAGGTGGTAAGACTGTCGCTTTCAGATCCACCGGGTTCCAAGCCGAGAAGAAGATCCGACGGCTAAATGGATCAGTTCGAAGTAAATGCAAAACATTTTCAATCTGGTCAATTCCTTGTCCGGTGTAATCAGTCTGACAATCAACGTATTTAGCTCCAAAATGTCTCCATTGAAAACTGTAGTTAGCACCACAATCACCCTCTCGGAGATGACCCAGACCCACTGCTTCTTGAAACTCTTTAGTTGAGTTGCCGTCCCAAATATGAACACCCCGGTCTTGGAGGATTTTGTTGTCGGTATCACCACGTAAGAACCAAAGTAGTTCTTCAACACATCCTTTCCAGGGAAGGCGTTTGGTGGTCAGAAGTGGAACCGTTTGAGAGATATCAAACCGCATTCTTTTTCCGAAAGTGGAGTAAGTTCCGAAGCCGGTGCGTTCCGGACGAGCTGGTTTTTTAGTCGCCACGTCAAGAATGTCTCGGGCAACAGAGATATATGACCATTCGTCGTGATACGACTTATGACTGTTGTATTTGTATTCGAGAAAACGGTAAGACAGACCATTCTCATTGAACCGTTGGCTAAATGAAGTCAGTTCGTATGTCCAGGGGATATCAAAGAAGGTATCACATTCAAAATGTTTTTCGAGATGGGTTAGATACACGTATTTAATCCGATGGCACAGAGCTTGAAGGACGGATGCACCTCCAATGACAAAGACTTGACGATTATAAAACTGAGGAAGGACGTGCATCAGGAACTCTTTCATCTCGGTAGCAACGACTTGAGTGTCGGCTGGAAGTTGAGAAGAAAATTGTATTTGGTCAGGGTTGGAGGTTAGAACGACATTGGTTCTTCCAGGAAGAGGACGGGCTTTCTCAGGAAGACTTTCCCAGGTTTTACGTCCCATAACGACAACGTGTCCCAGGGTCAGTTCTTTAAACCGTTTGAGGTCGGCGGGGAGATGCCATGGGAGTTTGCCTCGAATACCAATCCCAAGATTATTTGAACATGCGGCGACGATTGCTTGCATTCTTCTCTTGTTCTTGAATTGGGAGTAATCTTTAAGCCGATTTGAGACTATCTTGTAAGGCTTGGGCTTGTTCGGTCAGATTGCGCATGGTTTTGGCCATAGCTAAGAATTTGAGAGTGATATCTCGGCGGGTGTCTAACATCGTTGCACGGTCTCCAGTTTCAAGGAGAGATATAAACTCGGCGATGTCATCGGTGATACCGTCGAAACGGTCGTCGATGTCTTCGATGGTGCTGAGGTTGAAACGTTTCATGATTTTACAGCATTTGGAGACCATATCGTCGATGGTTTTGTTTTTGTCGGCGACGATCCAGGTTCCATTTTGACGGCGTTCGACGAGATTTCGGTTGAGGTTTTTGATTCGGACATTCCAGTTTTCAGGATGTTCGGCGTTGCAGTGGATGTGTTCGATGAGACGTTTGATGCCATGTTCTTCATTTTCATCCAGATACTCTTGTTTTTGACAAGCGAGAAGACAATCGAGAAGGAAGTTGTTGTCGATATAGGACATATTCTCTTTGCCGTAATCACAGACAGATATATTGACTTGGATGTTGTTGGTGTTATTATTGGTGTTCATGGTGTTATTGGTTGTGTTGGCTACAATAGAAGAAGTATTCATCGATTGAAGTTTTTGTTCGAGAACGCCGACACGTTTTTTCAGTTCATTTTCAGAAGACTCAAGACATTTATTTAATCTAATATGACGAAACTTGCTTTGTCGAGTCGCAAATTGTTTGTTACAAGTTGGACAGATATATTTATTGAGATCATTATCTTCTTTCGGAATGTCATGTAGAATAGCTACAGTTTCGGGTGTTTTGTTTTTTGGATAACATTGTGTCTTTCTTGCACAATGAGAATTAAAGTTCGAACGTCTCGTAGTGGTGTAATCACATTTCTCACATTTATAAACTTGTCCATTTCGAACCATTTTATATTCTATATTAATGCAATCTTTTAAGTGCTTAACCGTCATCCCAAAAGATGACGCTAGGATGACGTTAGGATGACGCAAACTAATTACACAACTTTTAAGTTTATAAATTATTTAGCTCGATATATCGTAATTAAAAACATAGATCTATCAATTTCAGTAGATTTTTTTAAGTGCTTAAGTGCTTAGAACGTCATCCTAAAAACACAGGGGAGAAGGCATCTCTCCATTTCTGAAAAAATAGGAGCCGGATTCGAAAAAGCTCAAAATTGTAAAACAAAACTTCAAAAAATTATTTCAGTCTCATCGACATTGTTTATATCAAAGTGCTTAAAACGTTATCCAAAACGTCATCTTTCGGGATGACGCTAGGATGACGTTAGGATGACGCTAACAAAATTACCAAATTTAATTGTTTGTTAAAAAACATTACGATATACCGAGCTAATTTATTTAGATTAGTAAAAATAACCGTATTTTTCTAAGTGCTTAAGTGCTTAGAACGTCATCCTTGAAAAACAGGAGAGAAGGCATCTCTCCGTTTCTGAAAAAATAGGAGCCGGATTCGAAAAAGCTCAAAATTGTAAAAAGAAAATTCGAAAAAAAAGTTCTGGTCATCTATAAAATCTAAGTGCTTAAAATGTCATCTTTTGGGATGACGCTAGGATGACGTTGGGATGACGCAGTCATTTTAGTAAATTCAAACGGTTTGTTAAAATTATTACGATATATCGTCTTAAGGATGATAATCTTTATCAAATGTGACTATTTTTCTAAGTGCTTAAGTGCTTAGAACGTCATCCTTAAAAAACAGAGGAGAAGGCATCTCTCCATTTCTGAAAAAATAGGAACCGGATTCGAAAAAGCTTCAAAATGAAAAGTTTCTTCCAAAAAAATAGAAAACATCTTATCATTACTGATTTTGCTTAAAAATTTGGAATATGCATTTCGAGATATAATTTTCAAGACCATTTATCGAGCTTTTAGATTAAAGTTGGATGCTTAGAAAAACTACACGTCATCCGAAAATGGATGACGTGCAAACTCAATTTGGATGACGTGCAAATTTTGAGTTTTTTTGTTGTTTCAAAAAAGCACACGATATATCGTCTTCTAAAAGTAGTGTGGTCTGAAAAAGTTAGTAAAAATTCAGTTGCACGTCATCATTTAAGCAGAGAGGAGAAGGCATCTCTCAGTTTCTGAAAAATTAGGAACCGGATTCGAAATTGCTTGATTTCTTTCAAAGTTGTTTGCATTTTAGAAATTATTTTCCTGACTTAATTTTTTGACTTGAAATTTTTGAAAAAAAAACGACAATTATTTTGTTTTATAACACGATACATCGAGCTGATTGAGTTAATTTAGACATTTTAAGCAATTGTGCGTCATCCGAAAATGGATGACGAGCAAACCGTTTTTGGATGACGAGCATTTTTCAAGATTTTTAGTAGTTTCAAAAATAAAGACGAGATATCGTCTTCTTAAAAAGTAAAGGTCTAAAAAAGTAGTTAAAAATTCAGTTGTGCGTCATCTTTTTAGCAGAGGAGAGAAGGCATCTCTCCCTTTCTGAAAAATTAGGAACCGGATCCGAAAAAGCTCAAAATCATGAAAAGAAGTTCAGAAAAAAATTCAATTCAGTCTGAAATCTAAGTGCTTAAAATGTCAACCTTTTGTCAACTCAAAAAGATGACGCTAGGTTGACAAAGGTTGACAAAAAGATGACACCCATTTTTAGGTATCTCGTAAAAATACATTACGAGACATCGAGGTCAGATTACAAACTTTCATAAAAATGACCTGTTTTTCTAAGTGCTTAAGTGCTTAAAATGTCAACCTTTGGAAAGAGGGGAGAAGGCATCTCTCCCTTTCTGAAAAATTAGGAGCTGGAATCGAAAAAGCTCAAAATTGTTAAAAGGAACTTCGAAAAATTAAAAATTTTAGGGTGGTAAAAAAATTGATAAAAACCTTTTCATTTACCTGACTTTCAAAAAGAAGACAGAAACATGACAACCAACATCGTTGAAGCACCTAAGAAGGCTAAAATTAAAATCGTCAATGCAGTTGAAACACCTAAGGCAATTGAAACAGTTGAAGCAAAAGCTAATTCTGTTGAAATTACCATCTGGGAACCAAAAAGAATACCTAAGACGCTTCTCTATTTTGACCCCGTTCTTAAGAAGGAATTCAGATTAACTGTAATTCATGATCTGAAATGGCATTTGGATGAACTATGTAAATCTGAAAGACTTGTTAGAGACTATCAACATGAATATTCAACATTTGAAGAGACCGGGCTTCTTACCAAAACAGACGCGAAAAAGCTCAATTATCACCTTGATAAGCTTAAGGCACATATTCGTCGCATCAATTTTGTCATCTCATCATTCTACTAAATTTTAACTCGTTTGGAGTTAAAATTAAAAGGAAACAAACTCTTTCCAATTTTAATTAAATCAAGACCGAGATGTTCTGTTTGACCTTGCAATATTTATTCCAGATGTGTAAATCACTGAATGAAGATGATTATAAAGATGTAGACAATCGAAAAACTCAAATCAAGAGCTCTTTTCCTTCGGTTGAAAAATAGAATATGTTTTGAGAACATATTTAAATAACCATCTCAACAAATGGAAGCTTTACAGCTGACTGAGAAAAAAGCGGTTACGAGTTTGATTGATAATTTTAACACTGCTGTTCTTAAAATCCGAAACATTATCCTCAAAGAAGGTTATTCATGTGAGATTTCACTGATCCACACATGTCTTTATGTCATTAGTCGGTTCATTAATCTGAAAGTCGCTAAAGCAATGGGGATACCTGATAAATTTGCCTGGGAAAATATCATGCAAGTCCTACATAAAAAAGGTGATGGTGCTCAGAAGGCGTTTGAGCTTTTCTGTAGTCCTTCAGAAGAGTGTTTGATTAATTACATTGACCGTTTTTTCGGAACGAGAGAATTCTCTTTCAAATTGAACAAAGTCAAGACACACAAACAAATTCTTGAGATTTTGAACAAGGTTGATATTCATGAAGTCGAAAAAGAAACCGAAATCTTAGGCTGGGTTTATGAGACCTTTCTTAAGTATGACAAAGGGACTTCCAAAGGTCTTGGTCAATACTTTACTAATCGGAGTATTTGTAAGTATATGACCAAGTTGGTTGAACCTAAACTCAATGCTTTAGGAGAACCTGAGATCGTTTGTGATCCATCAATGGGGACAGGTGGTTTCTTGACTTCATACATTAAGTTTTACAAGGACAATTATCCGAATCAAAAGATTGATTGGTCAAAGCACCAAGAGAAAATTCATGGTGTTGAACTTAATGATGCCACTTCAGCCATCGCTCAGATGAATTTTTTCATCGAAGCAAATGGAAATCTTGCGACTAATCTCAGAACTGGAGATTCTCTCAAAAGTGGCCTTGATAACAATCAATTCGACATCATTCTTGGAAACATGCCTTTTGGATTGGGTGTCGATTATGATGAATGTGCTGAACGCATCAAGGCTCTCAATATCGGAGGGGGGAAATCAGATACTGCTTTCCTGCAGTTGATGATGCTTTCTTTGAAAAAAGGAGGTCGTTGTGCTGTTGTCGTCTCCGATGGAACCTTAACTACTAATGGCGCTTTTATGAAAACCCGGGAGCATCTTCTCAACAATTATGAGCTGAAGCGAGTGATTAAGATGAAGGGTAGGCAATTCGTCAATACTGGAGCTCAAGCTTCTATTCTTTTCTTCGAGAATACTGGAAACCCTACTACGAATGTTGAGTTCTGGGAGGTCGAGAAGGATGAGATGAACCAGATTACTGAGAAAATGGTTCTTTCAATCCCCCGAGAGAAGATTGATGAGAGTTGTTCTTTGGATTATCGGCGTTATGAAGAGAAACCCATTTTACCAAAAAAATATGAATCTTTTATTCTCGATTCAATTATTTTCAAAAATGGTAGTGGGAAGACAAATTCTACTTCAATCACAAACACGGGAGAATATCCATTTTATGGGTGCACAAATGTAGTCCCATCAGGGACACATTCCTCTTATGATTTTGATGCACCGAATTACTTACTTTTTGCTAAAAGTGGAGGTAATGCTAAAAATCCCATTTCATCAACTTTAGGTATTGGTAAGTTTCATCATGTTAAAGGAAAATCTTCTGGAAATATAGCTATTTACCAATACATGATTAGGTCAGAATTTTTGGATAAAGTTTCATATGAATTTCTGACATATTCATTGGCCTATCATCTTCCTCAAATTCAATCATTTGCCAACTATACAACTGGGAACGGTAATATCAACGTTGATTTGATGCTTAAAACCGTTGAAATTATGGTTCCCCCTCGTCCCGTCCAGGATGAAATCGTCGACAAACTCGATCGGATTTACAATCCAGGTATGACTGAGCTCTCTGAGAACATTAAAATTTCTACTCAGCAGTTGAATGCAATCATGGCTCATCCTCAGTTCGCTGCTTGGGAGCCTTTGCTTCAACTACAGCAGTCGCTTCAAAAGTCTGCTCAAGCTGTAAAGAATGCACCTCAGCAGAAGATTGATGATATCAAATTCAGAATGAAGGAGATTGTCACGGCATCTAATAGGCTCAATTTCGAAAAGAAAGCGATTTTTGATGTCATGAATGTGTTGAGTGGAAAGGGTAATCCTAATTTATCGGATTGTCATCAGCCTCCCTTTGTAATTCCATATTACAAATCTAATGGTGTCGCTGCATACGTCGAAACATCTCTTTTTGATGGTGAATATATAGTCACGGCTAGAACTCTAAGCATTGGGTCAGTTCATTATGTGAATGGACCTTTTTATCCATCGGATAATACAATTAATTTCACAACAAGGGATCATCTGATTATAAACAACAAGTTCTTTTACTATTGGCTTCTTTTCAATAACCATATTCTCAAGAATATGGCAACAGGAGTAAAAAATTTGATTAGAAAGTCAGACGTTGAACGTATTCAGATTCCTGTTCCTCCAATTAATTTTCAGATAGATGTTTTAAAGAGACTTGAACCTCTTCAGCGTGAACTCAATACTCTGGAGGAGATTCAAAAGCAAAACGATAATGATGCTCGTTTTATTATGGAGTCATACCTTGTAGGCTCCAATGAACAACATATCGAAGTTCAATCAGCTGATGAATTTCCTGTAGAGGAAGCTATTCCAATTGAAGAACAACTCTCCCAAAACCCAACCCCATCACCCAAGCCTTGCAAGATTAAGGTCATTGGTTAAATCTTGCCCAAAAAAATCTCATTTAAAATGAGATTTTTCTTGAAAAATTGATATCTTATTGCTATATTTACTATTAAAAACTTTCAAACATGAAAACTGAAGTAGAATTCCACAACTATGGTGAGGTCTCGAACTTGGCCATTGTAAAGATTTTCGGTAATGAGGTTATTTTCAATGACTTAAAAGATTTTTATGAACATCCCGAAGATTTCTCTGAACTCAATTACATTTAACTAATATAACCCGTGTATCCATCTCCACACCACGACTTCATAGAGCGCATATTCTCCAGGTCTTTCTTCAGTTCAGTGTATCCTTCATAGAGAATGCTTTCTCTTTCATCAATAATCTGCAAGAGGTCTTGCAGAGTATAAAATGGTTTGACTTGGGTCAGTGGAATACCAAAACGTCCAGCGTGGATGCTTTGGGGCAATTTGACGGATGGTCGTCCAGGACGTGTAGTTGCATTTACAATTTTAGATTCGGGTTCAGGTTTCTTGACTTCAATGACGGGTTCGTCGAGTTTTGATTTCTTGTAGCCATTATTTATTACTCCTTTTAAAACTCGATCCATGACATCAGATAGTTCGCTGATTTCATCGACGGTCTTCCGCTTAGTCGTAGTCATTCTCTTTTACAAGTGAAGATAAAACCTTTATATCACCATACAGAACATACAACATACAGATACAGAACATACAGAGCTCGGAGTGTATTTCCAAATTATGAGGAATTTGAGGTCGATTTATTTTTTGAAATGAAAAGTCACCACCCTAGGTGAAAGTAATTTGAATGAGGAGAATAAGAACATACAACATACGGATACGAAAGTGTATCTTGAAATTTTGAGGGGTGTCAGGTCGTTCTAATTTTTGATCTGAAAAGTCACCACCCTATGGGAAATGGATTTGAAAGACAAACATACGAAATGCAAAAACATACGGATACGAAACCACTTCGCGTATCTTGAAATTTTGAGGTATTTCAGGTCGTTCTAATTTTTGATCTGAAAAGTTACCACCCTAGGGAGAAGAAGTCGTCTCCAAATAAGAAATACAGACATACAAAACATACAACATACGGTCATTGAGCGTATCTTGAAATTTTCTACCATTTCAGGTCGTTCTGATTTTTGATCTGGAAAATCATCACCCTAGGGGAAAGTGATTCCAAAAGAAGAAATATGGAACATACAACATACAGATACGGAACCCAAAACGTATTTTCAAAATATCGACCATTTCAGGTCGTTCTAATTTTTGATTTGGAAAGTCATCACCCTAGGGGAAATGGATTCTAATCTTGAAGATTAGAATCATACGAATACGGAACATACGATTGTTAAGCGTATCTTGAAATTATCGACCATTTCAGGTCGTTCTAATTTTTTGATCTGGAAAGTCACCACCCTAGGGGAAAGTGATTCCAAATACAGATTGAAAACATACGAATACGGAACATACAGTTCAAAAACGTATTTTCAAAATATTGGGTATTTCAGGTCGTTTTATTTTTTCAAATCGAAAGTCACCACCCTAGGGGGAAAGTGATTCTAATCTTTGAGATTGGAAACATACGAATACGGAACATACAGATACGGAACCCAAAACGTATTTTCAAAATATCGGGATTTCCAGGTCGTTCTAATTTTTGATCTGGAAAATCATGACCCTAGGGAAGAATGGATTCTCAATCTGAAAAGACGGAACATACGAATACGGAACATACAGTTCTGAAACGTATTTTCAAAATATCGACCATTCCAGGTCATTGTGATTTTTGATCTGGAAAGTCATCACCCTAGGGGAAATGGATTCTCAATCTGAAAAGAAGAAACATACGAATACGGAACATACGGAACTTAAAACGTATTTTCAAAATAATGGGGATTTTCAGGTCGTTCTAATTTTTCAAATCAAAAATCACCGCCCTAGGGGGAAAGTGATTCCAAAAGACAGAAGACCAACATACGCAAAATACGAAATACAGATACCTTCAAAATTTGAGCCACTTAGACATTACTTTCTTCCGCTACAATAAGTATCACCATGCAACTGGTTATCGTTGAATCACCTTCCAAAATCAAAACGATTAAAAAATATCTAACCAGTCTCATCAAAGGTGTCGATTTCACTGTCCTCGCCAGCTATGGCCATATCCGAGACCTCGAAAAAGGTCGGATCGCTGTCAATGAAACCACCTTCGAACCCAACTACTCTATTATCCCCGAAAAAAGCAAACAAATCACCGCCATCAAAGAAGCGGCTTCGCAAGCTGAAATGGTCTGGCTCGCCTCTGACCTCGACCGTGAAGGGGAAGCCATCGCTTGGCATATCCGTGCCGTCATCGGCAAGTCTGTTCCCGACAAAAAAATCAAACGAATTACCTTTAACGAAATTACACAGTCCGCCATCGCCAAAGCCCTCGAAAATCCTCGTTCCATCGACCAAGCTCTGGTCGATGCTCAGAAAGGCCGTCGAGTTCTTGACCGGATTGTCGGCTTTAAACTGACCGAACTACTCTGGAAAGTCTTCACCCGAGGCTCAGTTGTTCTTTCCGCCGGTCGAGTTCAGTCGGTGGTTTTGGATCTTCTTCTCCAACGTGAAAACGAAATCTGTAGTTTCGAAACCGAAAGTTATTGGCACGTCCATGGAGACTTTACTTTGACCGTCAAAGGGAAGAAAGTCCCACTCAACACCACTCTGGTTGATAAAACTCTCGGAACTCATGCCCGTTTCTCTTCCGAAACCGAAGTCTCCTCGTTCTTTGACCATCTGAAAAAGAACCCCGACTTTGCTCTGACCGAAGGAAAGTTGTCCAAAGTCAAATCCAGCCCCGATAAACCTTTCGTCACCTCGACCCTCCAACAAGAGGCCTTTAGCAAACTGGGTTTTGGTGTCCAACGGACGATGAAAGTCGCCCAAGAACTCTACGAAAAAGGACTGATTACCTATATGCGAACCGATGACGCAAGGCTGTCGGAAGACTTCATGACCGGATTACAAAAATACATCACAACCCAGTACGGTCTGGACTATTTTCAAAATCGGAATGCATCGAAGAAGAAACAACAACACTCCCAAGAAGCCCACGAAGCCATCCGTCCAACTGACCTTTCTGTCTCCGAACTATCCGGAAATGAAACCTCTGACCAGAAACGACTTTACAGTTTAATTTGGAAACGAACCGTCGCCTCTCAGATGGCCTCCGCCGTCTATGACGAACTAACTCTCCAGATTGACTCCGATTTTGATGAGACCAAGACCTTCGTCGGTAAAGTCAAAAAGTTGGTCTTCCAAGGGTATCTGATTGTCTGGAACTTGCAGTCGTCCTCCGAAGACACGACGACCACGACCGTCGATATCGCCAGTGTCTTAAAAACTCTGGAAGCCGGGGAAGAGATACCAGTTATTCCCAATGAAATCTCGGCTAAAAATACTTGGAGTGTCCCACCTTCTCGCTACAATGAAAGTAGTGTCGTCAAGAAGATGGAACAAGAGGGAATTGGTCGTCCCTCGACTTATGGAGCCATTCTGGCCAAACTCTTTGAAAGGAACTATATAGAAACCAAGAACATTGAAGGTGGAGAACGAACTTACAAAGACTACAGTTGGAACCGGAAGAAGGTAACAGTCAAGGAGTATCAACGAGAGTGGTTTCATGAGAACTCAAAGATTGTCCCGACGGCGGTTGGAGCCCAGGTCAATGAGTTTCTCCGGAATACAGTCCCGGGAATTATCAATGCCAAATTCACTTCAGAGATGGAGAACAACTTGGATCGAATTGCTCATGGGAAACTGGAGTATCGGAAGATGATGTCAGAGTTTTATCAACCTTTTATCAAAACCTTGTCTTCAGTGGATACCACGAAAGAGAAAAAGAAGCTTCAGACTGTCGAAGGACAAACCTACACGGTCAATTCAAAAGAATACACGGTTCGTCAAGCTCGGTTTGGTGCAGTGATTGAATACACTGAAGCAGAGACCAAAAAGTATATCAGTTTGAAACCGTATCTGAAAGTGTCCAAAAAGGGACTGAGTGATATTGATGAAAAAGACATAGCTTTCATTGTCTCCCTTCCCAAAGTTCTGAAAGTCATTAATGGTCATCCACTGGAGTTGTTGTATGGGTCGTATGGCTTTTATCTGAAACACGGAAGTCAGACCCGGTCATTGTATGCCAAACAAGTCAAACAAGTCCGAGACAATGAAATTCAGTCGTTGATTGATTACTTCTTTAGTGAAAATGTTATTCCGAAGCGAGGAAAATCGAAATAATCCCCGATTGAGAAAAAATTTGAAAGCAAAATCGGTTTCAGACAACTCAGCTTTGAACTCAAAACAACCAACCAACGAAATGTCCTCTACTACTCCTATCTGTTGCAGTATCTGCACCGAAGACGTTGTCTCTGACAACTGCAAACTGACCGCGTGTGGTCATGAATACCACGTTTCTTGTATCAACAAGTGGTTCATGCACCAAGACCAAGACATTCAGAGATACACTTGCCCCAACTGTCGGGGTGAGGTCTCTTACGACGAGCGGACTGAAGTCATGTGGAATGAAATCGACATTCTTCAGCGTGAGAATGAGCAGTTGCGTCTTCAAAACCGAACTGGTTCTTTGGACTGGCTTCTGCCGAACGCCAATCACGAGTGGTTGATGTCTCCGGTCACGTCGCTGACTTCTTCCTCTTACGGTTCTCCCTTCTACAGTTCTTCTCTGGCCGACTTCAGTGGCAACCAGTCTTTCGACAACAGCTGGTTGATGCCTCGGAACTTGTCCTTCGAATTCGATGCGGTGGCATAATTGAATTGCCCCGAAAAGAAATAGTCTGGTCTCACACACCAGGCTATTTCTTCTGTCTTAAAGGTAAATGAGGTCATACCTTGTCGCATTGGTCGTCTTTCTTGTCTTAGACTTTGTCTGGCTTAGCACAAACACCATGAGCTACAAGGCATTAGTAGCTCGCGTGCAAAAAGAAGACCTGCAGTTTAATAATCTGGGCTTGTTGGCGTATCTCTTTTTGTATTTAGGTGTCATCTTCATCGCTTTACCTTTGGCCAAGATGGCAATGGAGAAAGGAGACAGCAAAGTCGTTGCGTCTCTGAAAGCAGGAGGTCTCTTAGGTCTGGTCATCTATGGCACTTTTAATTTTACTAACTATGCGATGTTTAAAAACTACGATATGACAACCGGACTCAAAGACACGGTTTGGGGAGGGGTCTTATTCTTTCTGACGACGCTCATTACTTTGCATTTTCCTTAAAAAGTGGATTGACATACTTATCCGCCAAACGCTGACCGACATCAACGGAGGCATCGTGTTGGCTCTTCCGGTTGGACTTGACGTCTCTCCACTTGGAGACAAAGAACTTTAGCATCTCGATGTCAAAGTTGTCTTGACAGCACATGACAAACAAAGTCGGATATGACCGTGCGAAATCAGGATACTTCTCTTCAAAATGGGTTCTCTTTTCTTTCTCGGAACCGGAGAAACTCCGAATCTCAGAACCGATCTGGAGGATGGAATTGGGGTCAGTCTCGACAAAGTTCTCGACAGGAAGCGGAACGGCGTAATCGATTTTCTCAGACATACTCTTGCTCTTAAACGGTCATTATTCTTAAATAGTTTCTCTCTTCAAATAAATCGTCAAGTAATGAACCAGTCCATGTATTCTCCGTATGCGACCGCTTATTTTGGTGCTTCGACAATGCCGTATGGTGAATACGATAGCTCCAAATACACTCCGTATCCCGGACATACACTCAATGGCGGTCTTTATACCGGTGAGCCGTTTAAAGGTGCTTGGGGTAATGTTCCAGTTGTTCCAGAGACTGACTTTTTTATTCATCAAAACTTACGTTCGGCCAATCCTCCTCCCGGTGCCATTGTCCAGTATCCTCACAATGTCCGTCCCGGAAATAACTATCAAGCGATGGCTGGTGTCTCTAAGTTTAGCCCGGAGACCCACGCGGTTCAATGCACAGTGCCAGTCAAATACGATAATGAGCCGGTTCCGTATTTTCCTGGGGAGCCGAAATATTGTGAAGAATTTTAAACCATATACCTTGCCTTTTCTTAGTGAAAATTTGAATGTCCATAAATATTAAACAAAACAAATCTTAGAATGAGATGTTCTCTCTGTAAGAAAAATGGGCATACCAAGCGTTCATGTAAGAATGCTGAAGTTTTAGAGCCTGTTTCCATGGATCGTGTTTTGTCTGTTAAGTCGGCACCCAAGATTGAGATGGAAATTACGCCAGAAATACAAACAGAAAACAAAAAGATTATTAGTCTTTATGGATTTTCTCAATCTAATTGTTGTAAAAAAGATCAGACTTCTGAAAAGGTATCAAATGCATTATTACCGATTTCATTTGGAATATATTCACAAAAAAAGAACTACGCGATTGCATTATGTGATAGCAAATTAGAAGTAAGTAATTTAGAAAAATGCTTTTATGAAGATTCAAAGTTTGAAACTGAAAAGTCATATATTCATCCAAACTTTAGACACGCTCCTCCAAATGATGTGTATGTAACACACAACGGGTCTTCTGTATTTTATGAAAGTAAAGTTGTAATGTCAAAAGCAAACAAGACTGAACTTATTTTAAGACAAGATTGTTATGCATTCAATGTTCTTCAACACATTATAGTAAATAATACTTCAAAAAAGTTTAAGGACGTAGATAGTTTATTAAAAGATACATTAGTTGAAACTCCATATTTATGGATGCTTTTGTGGAAAAAGGTTGATGAGAGAATAGTATTTGATTGTATTGTATTTACCGATGTTTCTATCATTCGTATGATTAAAAATGCGAATACTGAGCGGACAAAAGAGGCTCTTAAACTTATAAATCGTTCGCTATCTGAATATGAATCAAATGGTGTTATGACTTATAAGAATGAAAAATCATCAACAGTTGCTCATCAAAAAGTCTCTTTATTCCCGATTAGGGATATTCCCTCATTAAGAGAATATCCATTTACATTTCTGGTAAAATCGACTGATATTGTAATATGTGATGTTCGTTCTGATACAAGTCTTTGGCAAGAAATTGAAAAAAATAGGTTGCACGATAAAATTAAAAGTTTAACTGAAAAATTACACCGTCTTATGAAGAAGTGTGGTGAAATGCAATAATATTAGACAATACTTCTGAGAACTTAGGTGGGACGGCATTTCCAATAATTAAAGCATTATTTTTATTCCCAAATTTGAATGAAGGTGGAAATGATTGAATCCTAGCAACCATATTCCAATCTGGAGAAACGACATCATCCCTTGTCTTTACCGTATCACCATCATGGAACTCATATGTTGGTGGCATTTTGCGTAGGCATCCACGGACAGTTGGATACAACTCATCAATTGAATAGACACCCCTCCGACTATAATTACGAGGATGTCTGTAAATGTGTTCTTTACCATTTAACCCGATATCAATACCAGTTTTTGTTATAAACTCACGAATACTCTTAATCGGTATTTTTGCATGATTTAATAAATGATTAAATGTATCATCTAAACCGTCTCTTTTTCCAATAATTACGAGACGTTTTCTTTCTTGTGGAATTCCATAATCGGGCATGTAAATGACATTTATTGTCAGTCCATAAGATGCATCTTTCAATTTCTTCATAATCTTATCATATACTGTCTGACCAATTGTTCGAATGGTTGGAACATTTTCCATAACAAAGTATAATGGGCGATATTTACAAATGATATCGATGTAAATCTCTGTAAGGTTTGCTCGTTCCCCCAATGTTTTTTGACCAGCAATGCTGAAATCTTGACAAGGGGGACCCCCAATTATAATATCTGGAAGGAATCCAAGATTAAATGTCGGTTGCATGAGTTCTTTAACATCCAATTGTTCTGCTTTTGGTGTAAAGTTCATATTATATGTCTCAACAGCATATTTCATTGAATCGAAAGATCTTATCACTTCAAATGCATCATTTTTATGAAATCCATAGTCAAGACCCCCACAACCTGAGAATAATGATAAAACTTTCAATTTACTTACAGCATCAGATACTTCAGGAGACAATAATAGAATAATCTCATCCTTTTTCTTACCACTATACCCTTTGATTTTCTTCTCCTTACACAGAGCAATTAGTTCCTTACAAGTTTTACTTGAATAGTCCATTTGGGCTGACTGCATTTCTGTTACTATCTCAAATTTTAACAGTATTCCTTAAACGCTTTTGATAGTTATTTTGTCTTTTTGCAATTTCGTTTATCTATTCCGCCCTTTATTTACTATCGATATCCAAACTTAAATAACTAATTTCAGAATGTTTTGTCTAAATAATGGTGTCGATGTATGGAACATTGTATTTCCGACACCAGGTTTTACATTGGTCGTAATGTTTGGTGATGATTTCTCGAATGAATTCTTTTTGTTTTTTATGATGAATAATCTCAATGTAATAAAGCGTCTTACAGATACTTCGGATCTGTCGCATCGTGTAAAGAGTATTGAAGTCTGAAATCGCTTTTACAAACCAATATGGAACTGTGATTTTAACATCGGCTTCCGGCATTGCATCCCAATCTTGTTCGACAATCGAGGAACGTAATAAAGCGAAAAGGGCTTCGGCATTCTCAGGTAGTTTAAAGCCGGTGCAGAGAATATACTTTTCCCCATTGGCGGGACGACTGGCTAAAGGTTTGACAATTCTAAACTCGGTGTAGAATTGTTGTAAGACAAACAGTATTTTGATGGTGCTCAATTGAAAAAGGTCAAAGACTTTAAGAATAAAAGAGCCACCAATTTTCTGGAGCCGACAAGCGATATAAACCTCGGAGAGCAAAAGACGTTGAACTAATCCTTCTTGTAAATCGTATTTTCCGAAGAGGTCAAAGCCACCATCGGCGGTGACTAAATCACAATCACCACCCACTCGAGAGATAAAATGTTCAATGTTTTCGATTTTGTAGATGTCGCCGGTGCCATCCGCTCCTCGATGCAAGGTAATTGGGAGTTTGGCCATTTTTTCCTCCGAGAGTTTCCAACTCGGAACCATTCGATTATTTGAAATGAGTGAGATACCATGAACTCCATCGATCCGATAGTTGTGTTCGGTTGCCCAATCGGTGAAACTGTCGATAAAACCACCGGGACCCTCGGCTAAATGAGCTGTTCGAATAGCCGATTTTTTCGAATTCCAATTGGGGGTAATGATGTCTTCAAACTGTTGGAGCATTTCCCAGAGTTTAAAGTAGCTCCGACTTGGGGGAACGACGGATGCGACACAGGGATACTTAGAGAGTGAAGTGAAGATGAACTCGTATTCGTTCGATATTTTTTTCGCAGAATCCCAAACGTTTTTCCTATTAAAGAACTCGTCGATTTTACCTTTGTATCGATTCACAGTTCTTCTTAGAGAACGGTTGAATTCTAATAAGTCGTCGATGTCTCCACTTGACGAATATTCTTTTGTTATAATGTAGTCCATTATAACAAGTAGTTCTCTTCATTTTTAAGTAGCTGACGCAGTCAAGTCGGTTAAAGACAGAAGAAAAAATAATTCATTCAATTCGGCGATTAAGTTCATTTAATCAAATCCGTCGTAATAGAGATGTTCGACACATACCGTTTTATCGGTTTGATTATCGACCCAGTATTGAATTCGGTCTAATAGAACGTTCATACGGGCATTCCATTTATCTTGATGTTTTTGAGTCAGAGTCATAACACCCAGCTTGTTCAGTCTCCAACAAGACGGCACTCTTTGATTACTTGAATTAATGTAGTCATCTGGATTAAACCGGATAAAGACGATTGGCCGATGTGCAACGTCTTGTGAAATCTCCATCAGCCTCTTGTTCTCACAAGAACAGTCGTATTCCCGATGTTGATTTTCATCGATTTCAACAATGATAAGATGTGTTCCAAAATCACATCTTAAATCCGGACGACGTAGAGAGCAACCATCTTCAATAACTCTATCGGAAGTCCAAGAGAAGTCGGGGAACTTTTCGATGACCTTCTTTACAATGTAAGACTCCTTCGTTTTGTAATTACGAGATAGAGGCCGGTCAGGATAGATCCGAATATAGCAATTGAGACAGAAACCATCGTATTTTTTATTTGCGGTAGTTTCACAAAATGCAGTTTTACACAGGTATCTACTATCGCAGGTTTTACAATAACCTTTCCACTTTTCATGATCACAAAGCCCGGTTCCACACTCTTTGCATTGGTGTTTCCAATTTCCATGATCACAAAGCCCGGTTCCACACTCTTTGCATTGGTGTTTCCAATTTCCATGATCACAAAGCCTGGTTCCACACTCTTTGCATTGGTGTTTCCAATTTCCATGATCACAAAGCCCGGTTCCACACTCTTTGCATTGATGTTTTGAGTTTCCATGGATACAATTATAACCGGTTCCACACTCTTTGCATTGATATTTTGAGTATCCATGACCACACAGCCCGGATCCACACTCTTTGCATTTATATTTTGAGTTTCCATGGATACAATTATAACCGGTTCCACACTCTTTGCATTTATATTTTGAGTTTCCATGGATACAATTATAACTATAACCGCTTCCACATTCTTTGCATTGATACTTATTCCTTCCATGCTCACACATATACTTTTTCTTACCCTCAACATTTTGAGAACCAGTATCACACATCTTCAAGACTTTCTCAGTGTTTCCACAAATGACTTTAAAATGGTCTGAATTGAAAACTCTAATCAAATTTTCAAAGGTAGTTCGAATTAGAAGAAAAAATAAGAATTAGTATTTTTATTTTAAACTCTCTTGAAGACGAACCACCTATTCAAGAAAGAATACTCCTTTTGAACCGGTGTGAAACCGTCAATGATACTCTTCGCCCACATCGTCTTCTCCGGATTGGCCTGGAACTCTTGTTGCAACGCCTCAAACTCCTGGTCAAAGAACCCAGTCGCGTGAGGAACAATTCCCCGAGACTCGAGTTTCTTGGTCAAAAGAGTGTAATCAACCAGATACTCCTCGTAAATCTTCCCAATCGACTGAACGTAATTACTAATCCTTAAACCGTAATTGTTTTCCGGCTGTTGTTCGTCAAACGGTTGTGCGTATTTCTTCTCAATCATCCAGAGAACGGCTTCCTCGTCATCCAAACCAACCACCTTCTGACCACTTCTCAACTTAGCATGAACTCGGTAGCCATCAAGACAAGTTCCGATGAAGTAGCCACCCGGAGCAAGTGAAGAAGCGACGTTATCACAGAAAGCGTCGAGACTGGCTTCGTCTTTGAAGAAGTAATGAACGGCAAACTGACAGCTGACAACATCAAAGCTGTTCGGTGTGGCCATCTTTTCAAAAGGACGCAAAGCTTCTTGTCCTTCCGCAATTGAGGCGGTCTTGTATCCAAAAGCAATCTGTGCCAGAAGTCGATTGGGTTCCGGAGCCAAAGAGTTAATGTATTCCTTGTTCCAAACGGAAGCTCCACTCATTCCCAAAAAGATGACTTTGGTGAATTTCGGATTCAAACGACGAGACTGAACCAAACTGGTGTAGCGTGAATAAGCTCCGTCCTTCGGGTCAATCAGGTTGCCGTAGCTGACATCGACACCCAGGACGGTGCTATAACCAGCATCCATCCATTTGTAGAGGTCACCACCCTTTCCGACACCGATATCTAACAGCCTCTTCTTCTTTCCACCATAAGCTCTCAACAAACGAGCATTCTTGACCCATTTGTTATGGAAATCGAGCATGGCAATCAATCCACTCTTCTCACGGTCAATGTCTCGTTGATAGTAAGTGTCGAGATAGTTGATATCCAAAGCTTCACGGGTGACCACCGTTTCACCCTTGACAATCTGGGTCGTGACAGGATATTGAATGCTTCTCCAGACATTGATCGCCGTCGAGTTGTCATTGGCCGTTCCACTCAGACGACCCGTTCGGCGTAAGAGGTCAGTCTTGTCATGACGAACTCGTTTCGGGATCCAACGTAGCATATCTTCAGACTTGTCGGCTTCATAAGCAAACTCGACGATACTACCCGAAGCAATCGGTTCCCGAAGCATTGTCCGAGCTGTCTTTCCATCGGAAGAGACTTCGAGATAACAAGTCGCAAACTCCTTCTTCGTGTAAATCTGTTTTTGTTGTGGTTCCCGACGATTTGCTTTCCAAGCCTCGGTCAAAACTGACAACGGGTCGAGTTGATCCGATTGAGGACGATACCCGACAAACAACTTGGCCAGTTTGTAAGAACCGGCTTGGTTAGGTAGATTGACCAAAGGAGTATCAACGAACTCAACCAAGAAGTCGATAGTGTTGTCTTCGGCCGGCTTCCATTTAAAGACCTTGTTCCACGTGCCACCCAGAACCGCGGGACTGGACTTGGGAGTGAAGATGAGACCATCAATCTCGTATTCGTATTTATCCATTTCGTGATTTTTGAGGATACTCTTGGCCTTCTCAAAGATCTGAAGGTCATCGGCGTGTTCAAAAGTCTTGAGACTGATATCCAGTTTTCCACCGACACTCGAGAACTTAGCCGTCAAGACATTCTTGGCAATGTTTAGACGAGACCCAGTTGCAGAGATTAAAGGAAGCTGGCTCACATCTTTACCTTCATGGGCGTAAGCATCAAAGATGGCAAATTGACGGAGAGGATAACCGAGTTTAGATTTGGTGATATACTCTCCGTCCAAAAGAGTGTTAGTGTGAGGATGCTTCAGACCGGTGTAATGTAAGTCCATCCGGTTGTTAATGAGGAACACTTTTCCGGACGAGCTGACAAACAAGAGCATCCGTTCGCCATCGGCCTTTTCGGTGACAGTGTAGTCTTTCTGAACCGAGACGACACCCAAAGCTGGTTCAGTGACATTAATCAGTTCAAGTGTCACCGGTTGAGCTCCGATAAAATAGGACTTGACCAGACCCGGATTCTCACGCAGACCTTTGACACTGGCCGATTTAAACTGAATGCCGTGAAGTTTGGAGGCGAGTTTGATGTATTCATCGAGAACACTTTCGGTCTCAGACTTCCGAAGAAGATAGTCCTTGCCTTGGATGACTTTCAGCAGATTGCCGAGAATACCAAACAAGTCTTGCATCAGTCCCCGAACGGTCGCTTCGGGAACCGAGGCCTTTTTAGCTTTCTTGTCTTCAGTCGAAGGAATATATTCAACCTCGAGTTCGAACTGTTCTCTGGTCGAGAGAGTTCCAGAAGTAGCGAAGGTTCCAGTGCTCGAACCTTTGGAAGACGACTTGACGACCGTCGCATCGACCCGGAAGGCCTTGGAGGGAGAGAAGAAGGAGTATCTCTTTTTATAACGGAAATACTTCGGAAACTCGGGAGCTTCAAGGATATCGACAAAACCGGCGACCGTCGCTTCCTCCTTGACAACCGCGTCGCTTCGAAGAGCGAAACGGGTATCGTAGTCATTCAAATCGATAGGTTGGACGCCCTGCATTTTGGTCTTGCGGTCGATGTGATGGTCAAGGACAAACTTAACCGAGTTGGTTTGACAATACCGCAAGACGTTCTCTTTACCGAGAAGGTGATACCGGAAATTGCTCCATTCCGAACCGTGCATGTCAATTTTGATATCCAGAGTTTCAGTCGGGACGGCGGAGAGCGGGGTGTAGCCATTTTTCTGGAGAAAACGGAGGACGTTTCCGAACTTGGTTGCATCAAGAAGAGGCGCGACATTTTTAAAGATGACCTCGAACTCAAGGGAACTGTCCTTGATGGCTTGTTCGAGACACTTCTTGATGTCGTTGTATTCTTGCTTTGAAATGTCCATGACACACACTCGGTCAATTTATATTTACGTATAAATTTAATAGTTCGGCTTTCAAATTTTCCAGAGTTTGATTAATATCAGAAGTCAGTCCGGCCTTAAGCTTCTTCTTCCCGCTGTCGTCCTTGAGTGGAACTTCAAGTCGTGTTGCTAATTCTGTAAGTTCGGGAACTTTCATCATTTTTGTCAAAGGCTTTTCGATATCGAAGTAATGGTTGGTTTCCAAAAACTCAGAGACATTTCCTCGAGACAAGACTTTGAAAACACCACCCGCCGTTGCAGACAAGACGATGGATTTTTCTACAATTGGAGATTGGATTTGAAAGTAAATCGGGAGACCATCCTGCTTTGTTAAAAACAAAGTGCATTGTTGATTGGTGGCAAAGTCTCGTAATACTTCCAAACTCATCTCTTGATTGATATACTGTTTCCATTTGGAGGTGGTTTTGGTTCCAAGTCCCATGGCAATCGTATTAAACAAGGCGTGAGTGACCAGTTTTTGATTGGTGGGTGGTTCTGGTTGAGTTTCTTGAATTACCTTCGAGAGGATATCAGCGGGTTCTCTGGCGGGACGGATCCGTTTGAGGTAGTCGGCGGATTGTTCAAAATCAGGGGCGGAAGTAATCTGTGAGAAAACACGATTGACATTAATTTTGGAGAGTATCTCATCCAGAGACACCTCTTCCTGGGGTTGGTGATTGGGCGGACGACGCTGGTTTTGACCGTGAAAGTTCATACTTTAACTGTCTATCTTGATTTTCTTTTAAGTTCAATTTTTCTTATAACAGATACAGTTCTTTATCGAGCACCGTATGAAACTCGTCTTTCCGTGTATCTGAGACACTGGGTTTGGCATATTTCTTTTTGGCAACTAAAAAGCGCTTCATCCCACCGCTTTTGGTGCTATTGAGGTGCTTGTCATCGAGCAAGCGTTGTTCGAATTGCTTGTAGGTTGTATCGGGAATAGAGATTTGCTGTTCTTCGGGGAGATTTTGATTTAGTTGTTGGTCGATCTGTTGTTGGATCTCTTCGGCTTCAGTTTTCATCTTTTCGTTTTCTTCTGACAACTGGGCGAGACGAAGTCGTTTTTCGGCAGCACATTGAATATAACTTTCGATTTCTTTCAAAACATTGGCTTTGATATTTTTCATATTGACAAAGATACCGTTTCCATTACTTGAAAAGGCGATATTGTGTCGAGATAAAATGATGAAGACATCTTCTTGTTCTTTCCGATCGAGAGCTATTAGTTGGTCAGCGATATCACGCTTTTGAGCGACAGTGTATTTCATTGTAATCTGTATGTATAGACACGTATTCTCTTAAATGCGTGAAAAAAAAGAGTATGTGGGAAGGTGATTTATTCGGCAAGGTGATTTATTCTCCGTCGGAGAATGCGAAGCCACCTTCTTGTTCGCTGTCTTCGTCTTCTTCCTCTTCTTCAAAGACTTCCTCGTCTTCTAACTCGTCGGCTTCTGCTTCACCTTCGATCGCGCTCGTTTTCCGGAGGTCAAGATAACCTTCTTCTTCACCTTCCTCACCTTCGTCTCCGTCTTCAATGTCTGCGTCGTCACTGAGATACGCTACGTCTTCGATATATTCTTCCTCTTCATCGGAGGGATTGTCCGCCGGAGCGACCGCGACAAACTCTTTGGCAATCTTAACGATTTTGCCAACAGCCGAGACTTGTTTGTCTTCGAGCTCGAACTTTTTACTGATAATCTCAATATTGACTTCATCACCAACCTTAACACGGTCAAGTTCGATTTCACTCCGTATCTTTTGAGAGAAGGCTTGTTTCGGGACGATGACTTCAAGAACGTAATTCATCTTGCCAGCGTTATCGATGTAACCGCACATACAGAGGATACCAAAACTGTTGATGTTCTGAACTTTTCCTTGGATGACACTTCCGACGACAGGATTACAGACTTCAGCGCGGAACTTGACGGTGAAAACGACATTGCCACGGAAGAGTTGAGCTTCAACTTTGCCCATCATGACTTGTAAGACTTCAACACTTCCACGTTTGATGTAGCCGTGACGAGTGCATTTACCTTCGACTTTGGTGACCAAGAGTTCGGCAATTCTTTCACGATACTTGGCGTGCATGTCTTTGGGAGGGAGTTTGATCCGCTCAAAAAGGACGCTTTTGACAAATGTATCGTCCCACTTCAACATTTATTAACCTGCTGAGAATAATTTTACTTATTAGGTTTAAATACCTTCCACCTTTTCAATTTTTTGAAACATTTCTTGACCGGAGGACTGACATCAAAACCGGCGACAAGAAAAAGACCTCATTCGTTTTTTGAGAGATACGACGCAAACAATACTCATAGAGATAACAGAGACCTTTCTTTTGTGGTTTGGAAGTCTCTAAATGTTGTTTTTCATCTGAATTGAGGAAAACCGAGATCCATTTTTTCATTTGAGCGACATTAAAGAGAGCGGTTTGGACACAGATGGCACCAATACGTTGTTTGGTTGATAAAATGTCGCTGTAGGGTTTATCCGGATCCACCATCTTAAAATGTTCTTTTTGTTTGATATTGTAATCGACCTGTCCCATTAATCGAACTTTCTTACCTCGAAGGAAAGCATTCAGTCTTTCATCTAATAACCCAACCAACATCCGACGACGGATTGGGTCACACGAGACGAATGTATTCGTTTGTTCGTCCAGACACATAAAATCGGAGGTGTCTTTCAAGAAGACATTCACAATTTTTCCGGTTTCATCGACGAAAATATAACTATTCCGATGCAGAGCTTCATAGAGACCAGGAAGGTCTCGCTTGACGACTTTCAGACGAAGAGAAGCAATGGCAATTAAGTGGTTGTCGGGAATACGGTCAATGACCATGTCCCAAACCAGTTCATCAGAGATACCTTTTCCAATTGTATTCTCGAAGCCAGATTTGAGAGTTTGATACAGAGTTTTGTATTCTTCTAAAACGGGGTTTTTGATTTGTTCTGCCGATACATTTTCAACAGCATTTGCATTTACAATATTTACTTCAGGTTCTTGGAAGTAGAGAGGTTGCATGGTCGATGCAGAGGCCAACATACTTTCCGGAATGGTGGCTGAGACGACGGTCTTTTGAGGAAGTATCGAACGTTCAGATTTGGTAATTTTCATATCGGAAACTCCCAAGGGTTGAAACAAATACAATTTGGAACGAGCAATGATCCGTCCTTGGAGACCGGCTGTATTTTTGAAGACAACCTTCTTTTCAATCATATCATCGAGGGTCATCTCTAATAAAACGGGGTCAATCGTATTTTGATACGCTTGACGATACGCTTCTAAGAGTGTCTCCAAGGTGTAAGAAGTGATTGAACCACTAAAGAGTTGAGCGACCAGACGGTGGTTGAGTTTAATTTCATAACGCAGGAGATGATGTTTCTTAATCGGAATTTGCGAAGCAACTTTGGAAGCCGGAACACATTCTAAATTGCATTTATCAAAATCACAGGCACGAGAAAAGTCCTTGTCTTGGAGACGGTAATTCTGGATCAGAGCTCCTTGGGAAGTGCGGATATCTATTTTTTTGGCATAAGGATGACCTTTTTTGAAGAGAAGAACGTCTTTATTTAGATTGCAGTCAATAGAGTGTGTTTTGAGTATTTTTTCAACTTGAGAAATCTTCCGTTGTTTATTCTCCGAAATCCGATACATCCGAAAATCGACCGATTCACGTTTGTTGGTTCTGGGAAGATTGGAATACATAAAGATAGTTGCATTCCGAAGTGGTTCATCGAGTTCGATATGAGAACGATTCCGGACTGCACGACCGATAATCTGTTCAATCCGGTTCAAGTTAAACCAAGGCTCGAGAATATGAACTTCACGAATGTTTTTAAAGTCCAAACCTTCGGAAGCGACTTCAGTGGCTAAGATAATCTTGAGCTTACTTCCGTCTTTGTTGTCTTTGGCATTAACGGCATTGACTTCTCGAGCGATATTGGTTGTCAAACGTTGGTCTCCAGACAAAATGGTGTATTTGAAACCATTCGGAGAAGCGACATTCGGAGTTCCAGAGGCCAGAACGTTCGGAGCACCATGACGGTTATAGCCGAGATGTTCGAGAGCGATGGCGAGGGGTAAAATACCCGAATACATGTATCGAGAGTAGATGAAGACAATACCTTCACTCTTTTGAAGATAATCGAGGATCAACTTAATTTTGGGACAGTATTTAGCGAGCGAAGCACGATTGGAGAGAAAGGTGTCGTATTTGTCGAGAGTTTGTTTTTTGTAATTGACAATCAGGTGTTTTTCGGTCGCTTTGGAGGCACTTTCTTCAAAGACAGATTTGAAACCGGATTTACCGATATAGACCGCACTATTGTGGTCGTGTTTGGAGGAGAAACCAGGATAGGCGATATTGGAGACTTGTAATTTAAACTGAACGTCATTGGTCAGGTCTTCATCATTTTCGTCCTCGGACACATTCGAATTAGAGTTAGAATTAGAGTTGGAATTCGAAGAGTTAGAGTTAGAAGAGTTAGAGTTAGAATTAGAGTTCGAGTTGGAAGAGTTAGATTCTTCTTGTTTTTTGATCAAAGTCTCTTGATACGTGCTAAAGTTGCATCCAATCAGTTCGAGAAATCGGATCTGTTCTTCGGGAGTAATGACTGAACCATCCAAAGCGTATTTGGGAAATGACTTGGCGTTGAGAACATTCGGGTCGTTATTAATCGAAGGGTAGAGCCGAGCTGGGAAGGTCTGTGGATTTTCACCTCGCATAAAGGAAACGTAGTTAGCGGAGAAGTCGGTCAGTAATCCCTTGGCAAAATCAGAGAGTTGTTCTGTTTCGGTATCAAACATCTTTTTCCGGAGTTTAGAGAGTTCTTGCCGACGGTCAATCCGGTCATTTGTATATAACAAGTCCATAATCCAAGTAATCTCACTCGCATGATTAAACATCGGTGTCGCTGATAAAAGAACCAACTTGGTATTGGTGGCCAGTTTGAGGACTTGACGAAGGACTTCAGGGGCTTTCTTGGCATCTTTTTCACTGGAGAGACGCATATTATGAACTTCATCGACGACAATAACCCGGTTGGTGAAGAAAGAGGCAATCTTCTCCGGATTGTTCTGCAGTTTATCGACGACCAGATTAACAAATTCGACATAACCCAACATATGATACTTACCCTTGACTTCACGAAGTGCCTTCTTTTCCAGCGACTGTAAAGACAAAGCACTTCGATTGGGAATACCTTCGACATAGGTGTCTCCGGTGCATTGTTCAAAGGTTCGGTCGGGGGTCATTGAATGGATTTCAAAGATTTGTTTCCGAAAGCCTTGTTTGACGGACTTGGGTAGAATGACAATCGTTTTCTTACCGTAAAAGTAGTCATGGAAGTTTTCGGCAATCTGGATGGCGGAACAGGTTTTTCCGACCCCGACTCCGTGAAATAGAAGAACTCCATTTTGGGGGTAATCGGGAGACATCAACTTCTTTAGAAAGACTTGATTTTGAGACAAACGAAAAGAATTATTTGATGATGAATGATCCGTCGCAGTGTATTTATTCAAGAGAAACTCGCCTTGTTCGAGGACTTTTTCAGCGACCGTTTTCGGAGACACCGGGGTAATTTCCCGAGCTTTTTGTCCGAGACTGTTTAATTTGGTCGATATCTTTTCCCGTTGGTCATTCTCACGTGTTCGATCGTAATCATCCAAGGCACGTTCAACCTTTCTAACGAGATCGTCCATTTGGTTCTTACTTTAATGAAGTTTAATTTTTGATTTCTTTCAAAAGCATACGACTAACCCGACGGATTAGTTCTTTCCGTTCTGTATTTCTTGTTTTTTGAATGACTTCCTCAAGTGAAAACCAGTTGATATTTTTGACTTCGTAGAATTGACTGGATGGATTGTTTTCACCCATTGGATTAAAATGGTTAATCAAACAAGCCAGATAATAGACATTACGATACCTCGAACGGTTCATTCCAACAAATATTTCTTCAATTGGTTTATATTCATTTAAAATGACGATGGAAGAAGATGAAAGACCCGTTTCTTCTTCAAACTCACGTCGAGCACAGGACAAATTCCCTTCATTAATCATTCGTCGTCCTTTGGGAAACTCCCAATCGGTATCACAATAATGGGTGGTCGAACTACAAGCCAGTGAATTGATACTGACAAAATGTAAGTTTCCGTCTTTATCTTTGAGGTTGATACCAGCACGGAGAGCATTAAATTTGTCGATGGAATCGAGGTAGTTTCTTTCAAAACGAGAGATATACTCTTCGTCATAGTTCCAGAGTTCTTTCCAGATCACGTCAAAAGACGGACATTTCATCAGTGCCATCTTTTCACACAAGGTCATATTGTCAAACAATTTTTGGAGGTAGTCTTTGTTGGCCAGGTCATATCTTCCACGCATAAACTCGATATAGCTGAGCGAATCTTTCCGTTGCACCATTAGAAATTGGATTTGTCGATTGGGAAGAACCCGATAACAGATGATACCGTAACTGGAGGTGGGTTCATTACATTTTTTGGCGGTATGGCCAAAAAATCCGCAGTTGATACATTGGATCTGTTTTTGTCGGGGTCTGTGTTGCGGTCTTTCTTCGGTTGAATTCATAATTACCACTGGTATAATGCTACTTTTTATTTGAAACGTTTCTAACACAAGAAAATATGTGTAAATACAAAATGGATCCGAAGGTTTGGGGAAAACACATGTGGTTTAGTATCCACTTTGTGGCTCTGGGATACCCAGAACAACCGAGCGACATGGACAAATACAATTACCGAAGCTTTTATGAAAATCTACACAAGGTCTTGATGTGTGAAAAGTGTGCCAAACATTACGTCGAACATCTGAAAGAATTACCACTCCAACAGTTCTTGGACAATCGTCAAAAGCTCTTTGAATGGACAGTTCGTCTTCATAACATTGTCAATCGGTCGCTTGGGAAGCCGGAGATGTCGGTTGAAGACGCCTACACATTCTACACCAGTGGGTTTTTGGATGCTTCTTCAAAGAATGAGAGCTCAGAAAAAGGATATGGCTGGTCAAAGATTGCTTTTAGTTGTGGAATTGTCGTTGCGTCGTTATTTATTGGGGTGCTGATCTTTCAGAGGAAGAAATCATTTAAGGCTTAATCTTAAAGTTTTTTAAAATACAAATGGTCTCAAAAAAAATCTTGTCAGTTCTGGAAAATGTCTCCCGAGATTACGATTTAGACCTGGACGAGCTAATAACACGATACTGTAAATCAAAAAAAAGAGGTAATGTAGATAATGATTACATCGAAACGGAAGAGATTTTTTATGAAAATAGGTTGTATTTAATCGATAAAAATAATAATGTCTATTCCCACAGTCTGAAAGAGCCGAGATTTGTTGGGGTTCGTCTCTTAACAGGTGCGATTCAGTTTATTCAATAAGAATGTCATTCGGGTCTGGTTGTAATTCTGACCTTTGATACAGTTTTTCAAAGATAACCCGTAATTTATTTTTACTTTTTGATGATGGATATTGAACTACCCATTTAATATACAGGTCTCCTTGTCCCAAGTTATTTGGATTGCTGTCAATCCAATACGGAAGTCCCTTCTTAGGTATCTTCGAAATTTTAGAAGGATTAATCCCATCTGGGGCTGTAATTACAAAATTCGTTAGAAGATTGACTTCTTTCCGGAAACCACAAAAGACGTCGGCCAGATGGATTTTGATTGTCGTCACCAGATTACCATTTGTGTCAGCTCCTCGAATGAACTTGTGGTCATTCGAAGAAGGATACTGGATTTTGACAATTAGGTCTTGATAACGATTAGTAAATGTATCCAGAGACCCAAGACGTTCAAAGGTTAATTGATGACCATCCGGAACACCGATTGGGATGTCAACGACAATGGTTTTGGTGATTTTCATTAGACGTTCATCTCGACAAGCACCGCATCTTCTTTTGCTTTTAAAAGTATATCCTTGACCACTGCAGATCTGACAGACCTTACATCCAAAGAGAACACCTTGACCATTACAGACCAGACACCTGACAACGTCATGGGACATCTGTTTGAGTGCCAGATTGCATTCGGGGCAGTAATCGAGAACTTCAATCTCAACAGATTTTCTTGCTCCAACAGCGATTTCTTCCCAAGAGACATGAAGTATGGTTGTGTCTTCAATCATCTTTTCTTGGTGTTGGATACTTCCAAAAGCGCTGAGAAGGTCTCCACCACCGACCGCCAGATTAATGATTTCTATTCCACCACCTAAGTTTCCACTAAACAGACCTCCGCCACCACCTAAAATAGCACCCATCAGATCGGATAAGAGGTCATCAACGTTTTCGACTTCAATGTCAGCAGTATTTTCACAACCAAAGGTATCGTAATTGGAACGTTTATCCGGGTCAGATAAGACAGAGTAGGCATGACTAATCTGTTTAAAATGCTCTTCTTTTTGTTTATCGCCACTGGTTTTGTCTGGATGGTATTCAATAACCAGTTTTCGATACGCCTTTTTGATTTCTTCCGGTGAAGCATCATTGGATAAACCTAAGGTTGTATAAAAATTTACCATCACAGAGATGCGTATTTCTTAAAGTTCTTTTTGTGTATGCCTTAAATAAGTTGTGAAATGGAAACAAAACTTAATCCGTTTGAAGTGCTGGGTGTCACAAAGTCATTTACTCTGGATGAACTGAGAGAAAAATACAAAAGACTGGCAATTCAAGTCCATCCCGATAAAGGTGGAAGTGAGCAACTTTTTCAGCTGGTCACCAGTTGTTATCGGAAATTGTTAAAGTATCATCAACGGAAGGAACGTGAGAAAGACTACCTCCAGCTGAAAAAAGAGTTCGACCATTACGTTTCGAATGACCAATACTACTCACAACCAGTCGCAGAACCTCCAGTGGCCAGAATGCCCGCTGAACAGAACCGGCGAAATATCAATCCTCACTTTGAACAAAGATACGCACCCGAGACGACCGACCCGACCGTGGTTCAAGACCTCTTTAATCGGGTCTTTGAAGAGCACAAGATGGAAGACCCATATAGTGTCGGATACAATGTTGAGCCCAGTTCGGCAGTCCGAGAAGACTTTAGCATTCCGAAGACGCTGAAGAGTTTTAATACCAAGTCATTTAATAAGGCTTTTGACAAAATCCCGGTTGATAAGCAACAAAGAAAAGAACTCCAAGTTTATCGAGCCCCTCAGGCTTTACCTCTGGCCAAAAATATTCAATACACCGAACTCGGTATCGAAAAGGTGGATGACTTTAGCGGACAGAATGAGACGATGCGGAAACTCAATTACACTGACTACATGCGTGCCCATCAAACTCAAAGGTTGATTGACCCGAGGAGTGTTCAAGCGCGTCCTAGTTTTAAGACGGTGGATGAGTTTAGGGCGTATCAAGAAAATAATAGTCAGATGACTGAAGAGCAGATGAGAGAATATCAGTTGTCTCTCCGAATGGAAAAAGAAAGGGAGCGTCAAAGACAGTATATTATGCAAATGCAAGACCGTCGAATTCAAGAACAGCACCAGAAAATCAACACCCGTCTCTTAAACAGTGGGGTTGAATTTCCAAGAAGGTAATTTACTTCTTCCCACACTTCTTCAGAAGCTGAGAGTGAGACTTCTTCAACTGAGCGTATTTGTTCGTCGTATCCAAACAGACTTGTGGGTCAAGCTTAGACATGATATCATAAACAGACTGAAGTAGAGCGATCTCCTTTTTAAAGTCGGCCTGACTTCTGGTGTTCCGGTCGGCATTCTTGGTGTATTGAACCATAAAAGAATTGTAATCCGCTTGAAGCTTACGGTAGTTCTTCAGCATTGTTGCGTAAGTTGTGTTGAGGTCTCTGGAGTTTCTCTCCGATTGTAGCAGAAGCTTCTTTCCTGAAACCGTCTGCGCGTCAAAGTTGGAAATCAGAGCATTATAACGAGCAATAAGTTGATTGGTTTCCCTGACAATTGCACTCTTCAGCTCAGTGATTTCACGAACAATCAATTGATGCTCCTTGTAGCTCTTGACCTTGGAAGCTTCTTCAGTCATACTTGAGACCAGATTCATCTCTTGCTTGATAAATGAACGCTGGGTCTCAATTGACTTTAGGATCCGAGCCCGCTCAGTTGAACGAGTGCGTTGAGCCTCAGTCAGATTACCATACCTCCAGTTGGCCTGGATAATACTCTTTGAGAGTGTCGCCAGAGCTTTCTCGGCCTGAGACAGACGGTTCTTCTGATTGATTTGGGCAGACTGTTGTGAATTGAACATCTTAGTCAGCGAAGCGTGTTCGTCATTGACCTGCTTTTGAATTTGCTTGATGTAGTTCAGAATACGATTGTATCTTTCACTTCTCGGAGGAGCTTGAATTGAGAGGTCATTGACATCTAAATCCGAACCAGTATCATCAATGTCGGTATCGATGTCCGTATCGATGTCAGAGTAAAGGTCGTCGGTCAGACCAACTTGAACCGACCGAGCCGAATGAACAGAAAGTAGCAGTAGCGCCACCAAAGCAAAGTGCCTCAGCATCTTATTCACGAATAATGTTTTGGCTTTTGTCTTTAAGTAGTGATATAGTGCTCGAACGACTGGTGTAAGGCTTCGACCGTCGATTCATTCTTCAGTTCAAAATGAACCGGGATTCGTCCTTCTTCATTTTCAGATAAGTGAGTGTCATCTGAATTCAGGTTCCTCTTGACCCGAAGAAAGAGCATTCGGTCAGCAAAGGTTTCTTGAAGAGCTTTGTATTCATGGAGAAACCGTAAATCTGAGATAACATACTTTTTCGTTTCATTTTTCTGTATCTCTCGAATGAGAGCTTTTGCCCAGAGTGTTCTCTCGATACTTGGAGACAGCTCCTGGATTTTATATTGAAAAAGTTCCGTTCCGACAAACTGGAGTGCTTGACGAGGTGAAAATCCCCAATCGGGATGAACGAGGTCTTTCTCATGACCATTAACCTCGTCGTCAGTAAAACCAAATACAATTTGAACCACTTTTTTCAATGGATCGGCGAAACTAATTTTGGTGTATCCGTATCTTTGAACCAAATAATCGGCCAGAGTATCTTTTCCGGAACGCTTTTTACCACAGATAGCAATAATATGAGGGAAGTCCATTATTGTCATTAAAAAGAAACATCGCTTTAAGCAATTAGTAGAACTTGGATGGTTGTCCGAAGACACCGGCTTCATGACCGAGTGTATTTACAAATTGTTTTTCACATTCAAAACATTTCGTCGGACGACCTCTCCACGCCTCCTCGGGTGCAAATTGATTTTCACAAGAAAAACACTTGGTCGGTGTATCGACTAAAGGTATCTCCCTGGAAACAGTTTCAGATGTCTCGACGAATTGAACTGTTTTCTTTTCAGATGGACGAAGAAAGAAGACTGCGAGTAGCCCACCGATTAAAATCCCAATGAAAACCAAGACAATTATCTTCAAATCCATCTCTTAATATTTATAATCAAAATAGATGGCAAGGATAATACTCAGACAAATAACAACCAGACCCAAAACAAAACCATGGGTCGTCGAAGACAGAATTTTATTTTGAAGGGTCTTGGTCATATAGGTCTCTTCTAATTCGTAGCCTTGCTTGGCGTAATAGTCTCGAACACCCACACCGGCTATAATTGCTACTTTGTGGTATCCTTCCGCCAATGAAATCTCTTCGGCTTTCTGAAGTAAAGCCTTTCCCAATCCACGATGTTGAGCCGAATGACCCGACGTTCCACCCCGAACCGCAACGTGTTTTCCATAGACATGAAGTTCTCTGACCAAAGCACAACTCTGAAGCACCGGTAAGACAGCTTGATTCGACTGATTAAACCGAAGTCGGAGAAAGGCGTGAATGATATCTTTCTCGGTGTCCTCAAAGGACAAGAAGACTTCCTTTCCATCTGAAGCCGGAAACTCTCGAATGACCAAAGTGATCTCTTCATTACCAGTGGAACGGTCTTTGACTTCTCGGCATCGGATACATCTGCACCGAATTCCTTCCTGCCTCATCTCTTTATCAATCGCGTCTCTCAAACTTCCACACTTGACCCCACCTAAAATACTCGAATGAGGGAAGTCTCGGATAACACGATTAATCCGGATCCAAGGATGAATCCGTTGTTGAACTGATTTAATCACTTGACGCAATAAAGCTCCTTTCTCAGCTTCACCATACGGTTGATACAACCCAGCTTCATACCATTCCTTGATTTTGGTGTAGTTAAGGACTTCGGTCGGATAGAGTTTCCATTGGTCAGCTTGATAGTCTGGGTCATCCAAGATTGTATTTAACATCTCAGTGTCTTTCTCCGGTGAAGAACCAGGTAAATCGAGCATCAGATGAATATCGACTTTGAATCCATTTTGTTTCAAAAGTTTAATCCCGAACTTGTTCTCGTCCGGAGTGCATTTCCGATTGACCTTTTTCAAAATGGAAGCATCGGTATGTTGAACTCCGATTTGAATCCGTGTAATTCCATACCGACGGAAAGTTTGGAGCACCGATAAATCGTATTCACCATTCGAAACATTGGCCAGGTAATCCGGACGAGTTTCAACGGTCAAACCGATAATCCGAAGTCTGGCCGACTTGGTATTAATGTATTGCTCTTCTTCCATTGAGAGCATCTTTCTTTCAATCCGTGGTAGGTCTTTGACATCGTAATACGTATTGGCGGCGAAATACAAGCTGGTCATAAAATACTCGAGGTAATCGGCAGGGTAAAAGTTAAAGGTTCCACCGGAGACGATGATTTCCAGCTTTCCGGGGATTTCTTGGAGTGGGTCGATGTGTCCGGTGACCTCTAAAGACCTCAAACGGTCATACATCTGAAGAACTGGATTAAAACGGTCTTGCAAAGCTCGACGACATCCCGGTTCATCCGGGTCATAACTTCTCGGCATGGTCGGGAAATTGGGACAGTAATGACAATCCATGGGACAACTAAACTCACCGGGACTGGTAAAGACAGTGACGACGACAACACCACTATTGCTTCGAGGTGCCTTTTTACGAAGAATACTATCTAAGATGGGTGATGGTTCGGGGATTTCTCCTTTCTTCAAAAGGTCTCGATAGACGTGAAGTAATTGAACTTTGGTCAATTGCTTTTTAAGAAAACCTTCCAAGAGCTGAGGATTTTCAAGAAGTTCAAGGACGGCGGAACGCAATTTCTCGTAGTCTTTGGGATGAACAGTGCCTCGAAAGAAACGACGAGGTTGAACGACAGTGTCTTCTACATCAACGAGGTCAAAAATACGTTTGTAATCATCGGGTAAAATGTCATCGACTTGAACACAGGCGGAACTGTTTCTTACCGACTTCATAAATGAAGTAAGAAACTAACAAAATAAGAAGGTGTTTAGGCTTTAAGTCCTACTTACCGAGCTTGGATCTCATTCGGATGGACAAGATACCAGAGGTTGAGTTGTTGGGTGCGTCCCAAACGTTGAGCCCGTCCGATAACTTGCTTCTCAATCTCGGTATCACATTTGTGAAAGAGAACGACGTCGGTGGTGTTTTCCAGATTGAGACCACTGCCATAACTGCTGGCATTGACCAGCAGAATGTCGAGGTCGCCCTCCCGATACTCACGAACCTTGGACTGGATTTGATACTTGTTGCCCTTCAGGTAAGCGTGGCGGATATTGTCCTCTTGTAGCTTTTCGGCAATCTTATCAAAGGTATTCTCGTAGTTGGAGAAAATCAGAAACTTGGAACCGGGGCGACGATTACGCAGGATAATCTGGAGGTTCTTCAGTTTGCTGAACTTTTCGTGGGTCGAGTTCTCATTCGGGTCTTCTTCGACGTGCAAAGGGCAATTAACTTCGTTATCGACGACGTAGATATCGGCGATATTCAGAACTGACTTACACAAAGGACAGGTTCGGTTGGTATTTAACCAACGATGAATGCAGGTGAAACAAAAGGCATTCGAACAGCACTTGTTAATACACTTTCGAAGCATCTCATCAAAACAGATACAGCAGGTGCTGGTATTGCTGATCCGTTCCTTAATCGAATTAATCTTGGCGGAGATAGCGTCCCGGCGTTCCTTTAGACGAGCCAGACGGTTCTCTTGGTCAGTTGTATTTTGGTAGTTCATCGAAGTCACGGCTTGAATTTGAACGTCAAGATTATGCAAGTCGCTTTGTAGTTTATGAATGAGGATATTGACGATATTATCCTCTGTATTCTTCCGACGAGGATCGACCAACTGAATAGCAGTTTGTTCGTCTCCGGCATTCAGACATTGCATAATCTCTCGATCGACCAAACCATGTAAAACTCCAATCGCACTGTTTTCCTTCGAAAGGACGATACGAACGAGGGGTTCGGGCATTCGGAAACAGGTATCGACAAAGGTGTCACTGTTTTTAACGACCAAAATCCGAAGTAATTTACGATGAATATTTGAGGTCAATTCAACAAAGATATTCTTTAGAAAACCGTTGTTGCGAATACCAACCGCTTGATAGATATACCTCATCGCGGTCGGATCCCAAGCTCGATAACCACGAGGATACAAGAGATTACCGAAGGAAGCGGTGACGAACCAATGAAACTTGGCTGGGATTTCGGCGGCACTTGGGATATTGATGCTATCGACTTCATCGTAAAAGACCCGGGCAACTTTCAAATTGTTTTGAACTAAGAGAGATGCAATCGCATTGTGGGTTGGGACGGTGACAAAGAGAATTTTGTATTCGTTAATTGATAATGGGTTGCGCAAAAAAGGCTCCAGACTTTTGATGTTCAATAAAAAAAGGTATTTAATATTATCGGAAAATGTATCGACGTATTGTTTCCATTGAGCACACAAGTTATGGGGAATGACAATAATATTGGTCTGATAAACGGTTGAAGTGTTGAGGATATTAACTTGGACTTTATTTCCGCAAAAAGTTTGAGTATGAAACTGTGTTTTTGAAGGGATATTTTCTTGAGAAGCCAAAGACAAGACGACATAGGACTTTCCAGCTCCAACTTTATCTCCAATAATCCCAACATCGGTAGTCATTACGTCTTGTTCTCCGACTACACCCAGATTACCGTAATTAGCGGCCAGAACATTTTTTAAATGAATGGGTTTTGTTTCATAGTCGATACATCTCTGTAATAAAGCCAGTTGGTGAGGCTTGAGTTCAATTTTTGCATGACGCGGTTGTCTGGCGACAGGGTCGTTCTCTGTAATTTCATTTACTCGCAAGTCGATACTTGTCATTTCGGAATTGTATCTACTTTAGCGGATTGCCTTTATATAGAGCTTGGATAAGATACGACCCGTCGATTAAAAGAGTTCAATGAGACTACCCATTGTCTAACTTTTATATAAAGGTTCGGTGTCTTTGTTAATTAAAGTCATGCCGGTTGAGGACATCGATTACTTATACGAACATGGTATCAAAGAAAATAAAGTCCTCTTCATCGATAGTGCATCTCGAGACAAGACCGCTTATCCAACACCATCGGAATACGTTGTCAATTTTCATGAACCATTTACAAATGTCTATGGTTTAGACATTATTGATGCTTCAGTCCCGAGGACGATGTATAATGTTGATGTTCATAAGAATAAGCTGGTGCTTGGCATTGGAACTCGGGCGAAGGATTTGTTATTTACGGTTAATTTGAGCACTCGTGATTACAATGTCGATCAGATGGTGGGTGAGCTGACCAGTCAAATGACTAATCTACAAGACCCAGTCGATGGTATTCGATATTCAATCCAAGCGACCAAAGCTGGTGAGGGTAAATCGGAGTTGGTTTTTACAAGTTCAAGTCCATTTGTGTTCGATATGAAAAACTCGACCATCGCCGACGTGATTGGTTTTGATTTACTCTCCAGAAGTGACCAACCAACTTTATACACCAAAATTACCAACGAAGAGAACAATGAACAATTATATGGGAGTGTCTCCAATACAACTTCGACGACGACACTCTCCGACCCATTTGGCAATAATTACATTCTGTCTTTTGTCAATACCACCATTCCATCGAACTTGGCGATGGTGAGTAATGTCCAGGCGATCCAGAGGTTTGTCAATACGGAGGAAAAATATCTGGGAAAAGTGACCGTCCAAGTTATCGAGCGAGGAGCCTTTTCGGCCACCAATACACAATTACAGTTTAAAATTGTCGCACACAATACAATCACCGATGAACCCACGAATACGATTATCAAATCCGGTTCATTCTCGGGCGCGTTGAATGCATCCAATCAACTGACCGCAGATTTTAGTGGGTCATCGGTTTTATTGTCTCAAGACACAGTCTATTGGCTCTACATTTTTAGCACAACTACGAATACCAATCCAGTCAATGCACTGGGTCTCTTTTATAACTCACCGGCCAGTCTCACTTCGGGATTTGTCGCTTACACTTCCAATGACAGCGGAGCGACCCGAACTCCGCTGACGAATAATCAGCAGTTTAATTTGTCCCTGACTTACGTTGATAAAACCTTTACCATTACTTCACCATTCGGTGTCTCTTATTCACTTTCACAGTTAGCCAATTCGTCTTCTTATTCACCGATTTCGACGAGCAATCAAGTCTTACAAAGGTTTTATGTTCCGACGGCCAAGTTTTTCGGCGGTTTCACTTTTCAAGTCAAAGAACTCGGCACCTTTGTTCGAGCTTCAGCTCAAGTTAATTACTCACTTTACGCCCACGACCCAACCAACAATCGTCCTTTAGGTAGTCCATTGAGTTCGGGAACGGTGACGACCTTTGATACGGCGACTTCGACCTATTCGGTGATTATTCCAGGAACAGTCAATATCGATTTGTCTCGTGAGAGTTATTACTGGATTGTTTTGACTGAAACTACAGCTAATAATACGAATGACACCTTAGTCGTTATGAACAATAATCCATCTCAAGCGGATCCAGAATACTTGGCTTACATCTCATCGGACGGTGGAGTGAGTTTGGCGCAATTACAACCGATTGGAAGCCAACACAATCTGTCTTTGATTTTGTTGGATAAGACCTTTAGTTTGTCAGTTCCATTTGGAAATACTCAAACCAATCTACCCAAGTTCAAAGTGGTGAATAAAAATAGTGTTGTCATTCAGAAGATTTATTCGACCAGTCAGAGGTATCTCAGCTCAATCAAAGTCCAAGCCGTCGCACTGGGTGGATTTGACCCAACGACGGCACAGATGAAGTTTCGGGTCTATAAGAATAATATCTTGACTAATGAACCGGGTGAATTGTTAGTTGAAGGCGATTTAGACTTTTATCTCAATCTGACCGGAACGTATTCCAATTCGACTTTGGCGGATGATGATTTTGTCTTGTATCAACTTCAGTCCGAACAGTTTTATTGGCTGTATGTCTGGGAAGATACCAGCACCAGTAATGACGTCGCAATGGCAGTTTTGTTTAATACACCAAATGATGGCAATACTGGATACAATGCCTTTTATTCGACCGACAGCGGAGCAACCAGAAGTTCGATTGGAACATCAAATCAATATTGTATGTCAATTGATTTGGCGGATAAGTCATTTACAATTACCTCTCCCGGTATGGTCAGTTTGGTCGGAGAAAGGTTTATTATTATGAGATGTCCTGAGATTGAAAATTACGTCTATGGAAGTGCGGCGTATGGTTATAATGCTCCGGGACTGGCACTCTTTAAGCTCGGTGTCGTCGGTTATTCGGATACACGATTTGACTTTTCGTCGTTTTCTTTTAAAGAGTTCCATCCGATTGGTAAGTTGTCAAAGATTACTCTTCGATTTGAAAGGGTGAGTGGGGAGCTTTATGACTTCAAAGGAATTAATCATCATCTTTTAGTGGTGGTTCGCTACTTGGTCATGCGTCCGAAGAGCCGGAATAAGCCATCCAGTTTGAACCCGAGTTATAATCCGAACTTTATGCAGTATCTCCGATACATGGAAGAAAAAGAAACCGATGAGCTGGAAGATGACGACGAAGAAAATGTGGATGACCAACGTTTCCGGAATGTCTATCTGAAAAGGGAACAAGAGTATATTCAAAACTCAAGATACCTTGAAGAAGACGAAGACGATGACGAAGAAGACGACGAAGACGACGACGAAGAAGACGTATCTGATGCTTAACTGTATTCCAAAATGATTGTATTTGAGATCATGTTTTTAGAAGCCAGATACTTTCGGAAGAGTTCCTTTTTGCTAATCTTTTCATTCTCTGAAATGATAGTTAACAGTTGTTTATTTTGTTCCAAGACGACGTTCGTCAAGATTTCAATAAACTTTTGATGAATGTTCATCTTGAATTGTAATTTGTTAATTGAGATTAATTATCAAATTTTAGAGGGCACCACAAGTGGCATACATACAACCAGAGAAGCCTTCGACAACACCTTCACCAGCAAAAGGAGCGGGTTGCTGTTCCTGCTTGACTGCGAAGAGTTCTTCGAATTCGTCTTCACGTTCAGCCTTCTTGGCACGGCAGCCAAAAAGATCGAATGGGCGAGCATCTTCAGGGAAGTCCTCGAACTTCTCAAAGTTTCTAAAGCCTTCAGCCGCCGGAGGAGCCGGCTTGACATCCATCTCAGAACCAACCGGGATATTGACCGTCGGGTCGACAGGTTCTTCTTCCATTTGTTCCTCGGAAGAGGTCATCAGAGCGTCTTGATAGAAGGTCTCCATCATTCTGGGAGCAGCATCAACGGAGACTTCATCCTCTTCAACGGGCTCTTCCTCAACGAACTTCTCGGTGACACGAACGCTTCCGCCAAAAGTGCTAATCAGAGTTAGCAGAACCAAGAGGCCACAGAAGACGTATAGAATTTGTTTCATTTGAGAAGGACGGATTTCGATTTACTAAATAAAAAGAAAAAAAAGTTCATTCCGGTATATAGACGATTGGCTTGACGTGTTTTTTCCAATTTTCGGCACGGATGTCTTGTAAAGTCATCTCTGTTCCAATACATCTGGTGCTTAATCTCTTTTGTGCTGGCAAACGCTTTCTGTCCTTCTGCAGATAATTTTCAATCAATTCTTTTGCCAAACCCAAATACATATCATTCTCGAAAGCCTTATTGGCGATGACGGACGCGAATATAATTCGGAACAGAGTGTCAATCGAGACCAGATCGACTTCTTCATTCTTCAGACGGTTATAGGACAAGCACTCTTTGGTCAGACTGAAAATGGTGCAAATCAAATGCGATTGCTTCCCAATCTTGAGTTTGATATCGTATTGTTGGGGAACCAGTTCGGTCTTGACATGCATGAATTCGTTAAAGTAAGCGATGACCTTAACCGGCGGAGAGCTAAAGGAGACACTGGCATCGTTATTGACTTGTTGTAGTTTCTTAACTAAGGCTTTAGTATCTTCTTCGGCGTTCTCACTGAAGATTTCACAATAGGGAACGGATTTATGGAACCAACTGTATTTAGCGTATTCCTTTGACTTTTTGAGATACCGAAAAGCGGCGTATTTGCCACCGACAACGACATACTCTTTTTTGGCAAAATCGTAAGCAGTATCAATTGCTTGACGAATGACTGGACTGTCTTTAGCAGAAAGATTGACCCGATTGTGATCAAAGTGAATATGTTTCATCATTCTATTCGTAATTTTTTCATCAATCCGGACAAGACGTTGATAGACCTTTGTCCATCTTGACAAAGAAGAGATTGGTTTAGCCAGTTCATGATGAAGTGAAAACTTAAGATAATAGTAGGGAGCCGGAATAAAAGGCAGACTTTGGAGATTGTAATCTTTCTTTGACAAGGCCAACATCCGTTCGTATAAGTTTTTCGGGATTTGTGTAATATCAATAATCGGTGTAAATTCCGTATAGACTTTATAGGTGCCGTCATGAACTGCTCTCTTGACATGAACGTATTTGTAGCCGAGACGATGTAATTCATTGGCCAGTTTAATCGACATCTCTTTGGCTTTGGGAGTAAAACAGTCGTAGTCGGGGACGTCATCTTTGGAATAGAATTTGTATTTAGTCGGAAGGATTTGGTTTAATGCCGTTCCACCATAGACCATTAGATTGTTTTTATTGATGAAATTTAGAACATGGTTGAGAGTGGCATTGAGATGGGCTCGATTTTCTTGAGCGTCGATGGCAGTCTTGGTCTCTACAATCTGTTCGATGGCTTTCAGATTGGTTTCGATGTTCATCTTTCTTTATAAAGAGAATAGTTGCTACTCACGAACATTTTCTCGTAAAAGTAAAAGGAATGACGGATTTGAGTTCAGCATATTCGATGGATTATTATAACGAAGCGGCGGATATTTTTGCACCTCCAGCTTCACCTCGTAGTGGTGGTGTCGGTCAACCTCAGAACAATCTCCCTCCTCCTGCTGGTAACGGTGCTCGTCAGGCGAATAGTGAGGTTTATGATGTCAATACCATCCACAAACAGATCCAGCAAGAGCAACAGATGGCTCAACTTCAGAAGCAACTACAACAGATGCAACAACAACCGAAGAATGGTGGAGGCCAGCAGTATTACGAGCCTCAACCCTCTTTCTTTGACTCACTCTGGGCTCGTCGTCGGGATATGACCAAATACCTGGTTCTGGCTTTGGTGGTGCTACTTGGTTTGAGTATGCATTCGGCTCTGGAGTATCAGTTGAAGAAATACATTCTGGAGAACGACTTGACGGCGAAGAATGAGACCATGGTTCGGTTTGGATATCCGGTCTTAATCTTCTGTATTTTGTGGGTGATCAAAGTTTTTATGAAGTCTTAAATACACGCTTAAAGTAATTTTTATAATCATTCACTAATGGAAATTCTCCAGTTTGTGATTGAATATCTTGGAACCTACGACATTCTGTCTCCGAATGACTTGGCCGTTTTGTTTCTGGTCAATAAAAGACTTTACACCTATATTCTTCAAGAGTTAAAGCATTTGAATGTCTATATCGACAGCACCATTCCGAAGAAAACCATTACCAAGATGTGTTCTGCCAAAGTGAAAACTGTTGATCTATATCGATGGTCATTTAATAGTTGTCTCTTTCAAGTGCAGAATTTAGAAAACTTAAGTATCGTCTCGGATCGATGGTTATCCGACCGACACTTGTCTCAATGCGTTAATCTAAAAAGGTTATCGCTTCCGAAAAATAAACAGATTACCGACCTCGGTCTTTCTGGTTTAACTAAATTAGAAGAACTCAATTTATACGCCAATCATAACATCACCGATTATTCATTAATCAAGCTACCCAACTTACGAGTTCTGGTCATGCCTTTTGCGAATTTAGTGACCGACATAGCGTTTGAAGGAAATCCGTGTCTCAAAGTTCTCAAGGTCTTGAATATCGGATACAATCGGTCAGTCAGTTATACATTTTTAGATGATGCAATCAATTTGAAGTATCTGGTCATTACTTTCTTGCATAAGAAAACAGATGTGTCGGCAATACGACGGTTTGTTTATCGGAAAAATGTTCGGGCGTATGTTCCACCTTACATTTTACATAGCAGTTCCACGGCGCAATAGTTGAGACGGAGGCAACTCCTCACTTGAAGAAGTAGTGTCTGACTTTTGAGGAACACTTGTGGAAGCTGATGAAGCAACACCTTCTTGATGGGAAGGCTTACTGGGAAGTTGTTGGCTTTGGATGAAAAGTGCTAAAGTGGTGTTTAGAGTTTGCATCGAGCTTTGAAGGAGGCTGACACTGTCACGAAGTCCGGCAACGTCTTTTTCGAGTGATTGCAATTTGTTTTGAGACATCTGCTTTACATATACATTGAAAAAATTAAACAGTTTGAAAACGAGGCACAATAATTTATCTACGAATTGTAGTAAGACATGAACGGAGTTAAAGGTCTCTTCAAAGGGATAAAATTACCTGGTATCAAAGGTCAATTATCCGATAAAGCATCAAGTGTCAAAGGTGAATTAACCAAATCATTATCCGATAAAGCATTGAGTGTCAAAGGTGAATTAACCAAATCATTATCCGATGAAGTATCAAAAGTATTACCCGGTGTAAACATATTCAAATCTTCATCCAGCAACTCGAATGTTTCTCTGCCTGATCAACTTTCAAAGAAGGGAGAAAACTTGGCACAATTGCAAGATAAACTTAATGAGTGTTTGACATCCATCGACGGACAACCACCGAATGACGCACCGTGTAATACATTCATCGAGGAAATCAATAAAAGAAAGACCAATGCAATCAATAAGAGTTCAGTTGATGCGACCAATAAGAGAAAATGTGATCTCAAGAACTCATTTGTCAAAGAATTGTTATCGGATCAATCTGCTTCTGCTAAAATTGCTTTAAGCCTGGGAATAGATGCGGGTATTGTTGGTTTAATTGGTTTCGTCACCGTCATTGCGAATATTGGTGCATTTTTTATCATTAAAACCATTTTTGAATTAAAAGAACCAGAGGACTTAAAGAAACGAGAGTTATGGGTAGGTCAAGACATGAACCAAATTGAGAATGAAGTTGCATCTTCAGGTGAGTTTGGAATGTCAATGTTGATGGGTGACGGAGTTGAAGATACAAAACCCAAAGACATCGAAAAGCTCTTTGATGAAGGTGATGAGAACATCGGGGATGAGAAAAATCGTGTCCCGAAAGTAGTTGTTTTGTATTATTGGGCAATTCAATTTGGATTAACTCTGGTCTTGTTGTCGTTGTCGGCTTTCCCACTTGTCTTCCGAAAGAGCTTTGAGTTTAGTTATATCTCGAAAAAACAGGCTTTTATGCCTTTAATCATTCAACAGATTGTCAGTTTAATCTACGTTCTTATGGCTTTGTATTCTGACAATATCGACACGAAATACAAGTATATCACTGGGTTTGCGAAAAGCAAATACAGTAAAAAAACAATCTTAAAAGATGATGCCTATAAACACATTTTAACCGTTGGGTATATCTCTTTACCATTTGCAATTATCGGAACATTTTTCCCGGCAATACAGTTTGTCGGACGTATTGGTTTGAAGTAATTTACTTGCTCATCTGTTGAATGGCTTCATCAACACGCATACGAGTTGAAACCAGTTGCATTAGTCCATCAATAATGTATTTCATCGGGAGGAGATAGACAATCAGACCGATGTAGATCATCAGTTCCTTGAGTGCCCGGATCGCTCGGAGACCATCATCCTTATACAAGAAATACTTCTTGCTATACATAACATTAGCGACAAATGAAGTCAAAAGAACGATCAGACCTTGGCACATAACGTAGTCGGTCAGGTAATTACCATAGACACTGACACCTTCACCGAAGAGCTCGAACTTCTCCATAAAGACCAACAACATGATTAGCAAGATATTCAAGATCGCATCGATGATCAGGAAGAGATAGACAAAGTTCATTAGGTGAGGCGGATCTTCGTTGTTGATCAACACTTTTTCCATATAAATCTGGCTGGTGTAGTTGGTGGCCAGAGACAAAGACAGATAAGCAATGGGAAGACGGAGAGCTTTCAAACCAAAATACAGCTTTAATTCATTGGAAAATGTTTGGACTTTCATTTCTGGTTTGACGGGAGTAGTTGTTCTGAGAGGAAGAAGAGCAGACATACTTATCGTTTAACATCTATACACAAAATTTATCAGTTTATGTAAAGGTCTCATATGAAGACATTATCACCCGGTGTGATACGATTTTATCAAAAAAGCGTAATCGCCATGGTCACGATTGCCTCGTTACAGATGGTTCATAAAATGAACAGTTTCAAAATCAACAACTTTTTCGAAGCCAATAAAACCGGTGATGTTCCTTTAGTTTCGTTGTTGTCCTCTGTCTTTTTAGTCGGTTTTTACATGGCATTCTTCAATATCTCAATGACTTTTATTATCTTTATGGTCTTGGCCATTGTCGTTGCAATTGTTCGTCCCAGTGGCACCTTCGGTTTTGACCCTTCTAAACTACCTGGTGCGAATATGCTTGCTGCTTTACAGGATCCGAATGCATTGATGAAGTCATTTGCTGGAAATATGCTCCCGCCCGAAATGAAAGGGGCATTATCCGCCTTACAATCTGGACAAGGAATGACTGGTTTAATGAACCAAGCCGGACAAGGAATGATGACTGGTTTAATGAATCAAGCTGGACAAGGTATGACTGGACTAATGAACCAAGCCGGACAGGGTATGACTGGACTAATGAACCAAGCCGGACAGTTTGGAATGTCTGGGATGATGAACCAAATTGGTCAGGCCGGGTATCCGATGAATATGGGGGCTACGATGGGAATGCAACCAGCATCGCCCTCATTACAAAATGGACAACAACAACTCTGCACAACGGTGACCCTTTCTCCAAAAGAAGAAAAACAAAACACACCTCTTGCTGAAGAGAAAGTGGGACGCTTGCCAAAGATACCATCACAAAAGGGAGGTAAAAATACGGAAGAAGAGAATAACACCGACGACACCAAAAAGAATAATGAGGAAAATAGCACCAACGAAATCGAGGAAAATAGCACCAACGAAATCGAGGAAAATACAGCAGAAAAAGACAAAAAGAATGAGAAGAAGAAGGAGAAAAACACCAAAGACAAGAAAGACGACTGTGGAGATACTCCAGACGACGAAATCTTTAATGAGTTTTATTGTGAAGTCACTGATGTGCATCCATTTTTGAAGGACGTCAAAGGCTACAAAACGTCAATGAAGACTTTATTCAAAAGTTCAGCGAAAGTCATGCGGGATGTTGGTTTGAAAGGTCTTTCAGAGAAAAACTTGCAAATACTTGCCATGATGTATAAATTTTCAAAGACTGCATTCGGTAAGCTCTATGACCATCTCAAACTTCCTGTCGATGAAAAGAACAGTTTTATCACCAATCAAATCGCTCACTTAGCCGACCGTCTTCCACCCGTCCCTGTCCCCCAAGAATACGAAAATACCGGAGAAAATTGTGGTGATGACGGTTCCGAACCCGATATTTTACACCAAATTGAAAACTTATTTACTTTCTTCCTTAACGGACTGTATTTTAAGTGGTTGGCCTTCTCTCTCATGTTTAGCATTGCCAATGGAGTTCTCTTTGCAATCTACGCGTGGCTCTCCCGTCAGGTTTATGCCATCAATGACGCGAAACATGTCATTAGTCTTTTACAATACTACACCAATAGTTATATCATTTGCTGTCTTATCATTTTGTATGCGATATAATAATGAATACCTTTGGCAAAGACAGTGACCGTTATACGTATCCGACACCAGTTCCGATGGTGCGTCGCCCGATAATTGACAAGACGAATTATAACTTTTTTATTGACAACACCGTGACCGGATACATGAAAGCGTTTATTATTAAGTATATCATCCCAATTATCTTAATCGTGCTTGGAGCCATCTTTGTCTCGTATTCAATCACAAAAGTGACACCCGTCCCCGGTGTCGCCTACTTCTTTATCTTGGGAACCTATTTCTTCCTCATCAAGCCTGCTCTCAATAGTGCTTAAGTCCGTCTGCACTTAAGGATTTTAAGAATGATCTGGATAAAATGACCTCTAAACTAAACGAGTTTAATCTGACCAATACACCCGACTTTACTCTCAACGGTTACAAAACCCCTGGTCGTGTCGTCTCTGTCTATGATGGTGACACGATGACCGTGATCTTACCGGTCTTCGGCTCTCATTACAAATTCAAGGTTCGATTATCTGGTATTGACACTTGTGAGATTAAATCGAAAGACCCCAAACTGAAAGAGTTGGCTTTCAATGCTCGAAAGCGGTTATTGGAACTGGTGACACGACGACCTCTTCGGAATGAAGAAGTTCAAACAAAAGCAAAGACAGAAACCCTTCTCAACTCAGAGTGTTTTCTGGTCTGGGTCTGCTGTAAAGGCGAAGACAAATATGGTCGTCTTCTCTGTGACGTTTACCAAGATGATGGAACCCCACGTTCTTTCTCCCAAGTCTTAATCGATGAAAAGCACGCTTACGTCTATAATGGAGAGACTAAACTGACAGAGGAACAACAAGTCAATGCGATGAATTAAGCTTCAGCTTCTTTTTGTTTCGGTGTTTTCGAACAATGAACCTTTAACTGTTCATTAAATTCAACACTAAAGTTATCCGAACTATGGAGAATGTGTTTATTGTCCCGGACTAAAACACTGTAGTATTCATATTGAGGTTGGAAATCAATGTGAAATAACATCCATGTCAAAGACGAATTGTAGATACACCGGAAACCATTCGGGAACTTGTTATTCGTGTTCCTTTGCCGACCGACAAAGACCAGATTAATCCGATTTAACTTTGCCAAACGCTTCAATTCGTAATAACTAAACTTGTAAGAAGGTGAATTGACAAATCGAAGTAGGTCTTCCAAGGTCATCAAATTATAAAGATTTTCAGAAGTAATCTCCCGAACCAAAAGAGAGAAGCTTTCATTCAAAAGCAACTCTTGAATCAAACGGGTCTTGTTCCGACTAAAGTCCTTGACCATCTCAGCGTGGAGAAAGTCTTTCATCGCCTTTTTCGTCACCCGGGTTTTAGTCTCTCGAGAAGCTTTATAAAAGAGGTCAAGGATATACTCATTATCGTAATGAGTTTTCGGTTGCATATACATCTGAAAGGTCGGAAGGACAATTTGCCATTTCGCCGGTCGGATCTCAACCAAATTGTCCTTGACTAAATCCGAGACCGAGACTTTAGAGACATCGACCGCTCGGACTGACACCGGAATAATGTAGTCCTCAATCGAAGTTTCAGTGTATCGATAGGGATTAATTAACCGTTGATGAGTTGCATCTACAATATTGGTCGAGTATTGGTCAAAGACAATGTCATCTTCATTCGAACGAACATTTTTCAATGTTTCTTGGAAAATGTAATACGGGTCTTTATACAACAACTCATCGACCATGTTGTCAATATAAGCTTGTTTCAGGTCTGGCCTGGAGACCAAGGTTTCCAGAATTCTTTGTTTGACAAAATCGGGTAAAGGGTTTTGAGGATGACGAATGTGTTTCAGCTTCTTGGCTTTCTCTTCATCCAAAAGAATGCTCCGGATGACCTTCTGAAAAACCGCATTATACTCAAAAGTATCGTATTCTATCTCCGTCCGATTTTGACCAATAAAGATATCGATGTCATCAAATTCGGATTGTAGAATGTTCTTGAATTGACTTCCGACATGGACGGGAACAATCTGATTGTTCTTCAACCGAAAAGCGACAACATTGTCCGGGTCGTCTTCATTTCGAATCGTTGATTTGATTTTGTAATTATCTGTCTCCGTCCATTTGGCCAAGCTCCCAAAAAACCGCTTGACTTCGGAAGCTTCGACCGTCGTCTTGACTGTGTATAAATCTTGAACATAAATAAACTTTTCGACGGGAACAAATCCATAATCTAAGAGAGGGACTTGAGACTGGAACGGAATGAAGATATTCCGAGTCTCTAAAATTCCAACCACCTTGAAACTCGTATTGATAACATACTTTTGGATTTCAACACCATGAGAATACAGGTTGTTGACAAATCGTTTTGTTTCCTTGACCTCTTTATTGGTTGGGTTCTTACAACTCTTAATGTAAGAATGAACAATCCGCTGGATTAGTTCATGACTATTGTAATTAAAACTACTCAGTTCTTTGACTGTCCCTTTATGAAAGGTAACGTGCACCACCGGCTCGTAATACTTTCCGGTCTTGATGATAAAGACAAACGGCCGAGTATAATCGACGGTCGAACCGATGCCAATATACTTCGGACAATGCATAACGGTGCTCTCTGCATTTTCCTCAAACAAGACCAGATTATACGCATTCGTATTTAGCCATTCGTATTTATTCGAAAACAAATCGAGGAGGTCTTCATGGGTCTTGAAAACTCCACTGTTGAGGTAATACAAAAAGTTGGTGTAGGCATTGTAAATAATGTATTCCCGTTGGATTTCTTTGGCGTAAATGTGAGAACTGTCGAAAGCGTCGGGCATCTCTGAGACCGCCTTTTTAATCCGGCGAATATGAAACTGGGTGACGTAAGCACTTTGTTTTTCATCCAAAAACCAATTTCGGAAACGCTGATAGTTCTCTTTTTCATGAATGACTTCGTGTTCATGAAAGAATGTCTTGAGTGTATTGCCATTATTGAGTTTCATGAAATCAAAGACTGTCAATTTGGTTTCTATCACTTTAAGTAAATCAGCAACCGAACTGACTCGGGGATTTTTCATCAAATAGACCATACAAGTCAAAAAACTCTGAGGGTCTTGACGAATACCCTTTCGCACCATACACGGTGTGTCGTCTTTGACCAAACCTGAACAAGTATCACTCTTAAAATACATTGCAAGATGTTCGGGTAGAAGTCCATAGCGTTCTTCTTCCAAGGCCAGGCCAGTCTCTTTTAGAATGTAGCGCTCTTTGACTTGTTGTTCGGGCAATTTGATTGGTTCTTCGGGTTCATCGAGGACTTCTTCGACTTCCTTTGGTTCTTCAGTGATAACGACAACCGGCTTTTTAATCTCTTTGGTTGTCTTGAGTTCCTTTTTAAAACAACAGGGCAATAATAAACCATCTGGATGGGTCTCTTTCTTTAAAAAGCCTGGATGATGTTCATGTTCCGATTTGAGAATTTCTCCGTTTTCACCCGTGGTCTTTTTCGTCCAGTAGTTGCTGTGAAGTATCAATGGCAGTTCACGAACTGGGGCTGGACATCTATTTCCATTGGCTTTTAATTCTTCCGGGGTCAAAGAGACTTTACTCAAAGGACACCAGATTTTCGGACAGATGTAATAGTATTTGTTCTCCAGATTTGGAGAGCTTCCGGTTTTGATATAAGTGGTATAAGAACCAGGATGTTTTGTGTCAATCTCTTCTTTCTCTTTGTCGGTAATGACAACTGGTTGCCTTTTATCGACTGCACCACAAACCGATGGATAAGACTTTTTCTGATCAGTCTTGAAACGGAAGAGTTCTTTGTCGGCTTTGATTAGTGATTTCAAAATGGAGGCATACATCTTTTTGTAATATTTCTTCTGTTTCTCTTCGTCATTCTCAATGTCAGACAGATTAAAGTCCAAAGCATTATCAGTTTCGTCGTCAAGGTCATTGGTATTCTTTCCAGCACCACCTCCCAGTTCAAACTCGATTTCGTTGTCGTTTCCGTCTTCTTCGATTGGTGGAGCGGAGATGGAAGGAGACAGTTCAACTTCCAGATCCAGGTCGTAGTCTCCGAAATCGTCTTCTTGCTCATCAATTGTCTCTTGAACTGCTTTCAAAGTAATCACCGGTTTGGTCATGGCAACCGTCGCTTCTTCCAGAGCCCCACGGTTCTTCTTAGTCAATTTAGAGACAGTAGGTAGTCCATTGGGTGTCCAAACCAGACACACCGTTTTAATAATTCGGTGTAAAACCGAGACACTTCGGAAATTAGTCAGTTTTCCACTAATCTGCTGGTCACCCAGACGAGACATCTCAATATGAATACCTGAACTCAATTCCGGTTTATAGAAAAACTGTTTTCCATTTTTATAAACGTCAAAGAGCAAACGGTCGCTTCGTTCTTCGTAGGCCTTGGTCGCATCTTCGACTGAAATTGTAAATGCTTCCTGAATGGCTTGAATCAGTTCTTCTTTCGGGAGTGTGTATCTTGCATTCATAAACTCGGCGATATTGTCCATATTGGTGTAATTTGAAACACGCTTGAATTTGTAATTACAATTTTCTCCTCGTTGTTCTCCATTTGGCTCGAGGAAAGAAAGGTCGTCCAGCAACGCCACCGCCTTCTTAAATGAAACTGTCTTCTTGCCAAAGGTCAAATTAAATGAGGCTTCGGTGTCTAAGATTTCAACGTAGGAAGGCGGATTGAGAAAAGTCTCCCAATTCAAAATGTAAAAGTATCCGTTAATGTCGGGACTGATTAAACGAGACACTTCTTCGAGAAGAAGACGTGTGTTCTGGAGTGCTTCTTTAAAATCCAAGTCGGTCAAAGTGTCGGAGGAAAGTGAGAACTTGATATCATAGAAACCGGTGTCATGGAGAATAACAGTGAAATATCGATCCAGACCATCGATGTGTTTAAAATGGACTTTGAACCGAAGACTACGGTTCCGGCGGTCGATGTTATCGACACCGACCGGAGCGATTTTGTTATTCCGTTTAATTTTTTTGAACACCTTCTTATTCGGGTCAATCCATTCTTTCAAAGTCTCTAATTGTAATTTATGTTCTTCTCCAGATTTACGATAACCGAGCGCCGGTTTATAAACTTTGTAATAGTTGTTATTAAAATCTCGGTATTCGATGTAAGGAACTTTATTCGATGCCCGTAGATTATTAAAGAGCAAAGGGAAAGTCCGGACGAACTGTTGAGTTTCAGTTTGTTTGGGTCGAATTCGGAAATACAGTCTTTTAATTCCACATTCTGATTGTAAAATATTTTTCGAGTCAAAAGGGGTGTAATAGACTGAAGCGACAATCTCGTCATTTTTAGATAGAGCGTCATAGACCGTCGTATTACTTTTACTCACTTTGGAAGCAAGTTCTTTCAGAGCCGGGAAATACTTTTTTATGATACCATAAAAAATACGGTTCTCTTTCGTTTGAGGGTCGCTGTGCCATTGATAGACCGCTGAAGCAGTTGTCGCAAAGACGGTCGTGTCTTGAAGCAGTTGTTTTTCATGAGACAAAAGTTGAAGAGTGGGTAGATAATCACCGGCTTCATTTACAAATTGTGGGTCAATGGAAGCTTCGAAAGGATTGGAGGTTATCTCAACCGGTTTGAGCATCGCATCGAGATACTCTAATTCAATCGGCTTCTCAGAGTTCCAAAGAAAGAGTTCATTCGGAGAACTGAGACCCAATTCTTTGGCGAGCTTCCAGCGAAGAACGAGACACGTATCGTCATCAAAAACGAACTGTTCGACCAGACGAATTGTTTGAGTAGTTCCAGAAGGTGCCGGAGGAATACTAAGATACTTAGTGGAACCAAATTCGGCTTTGAGACGAGCTTTTTGTGTTTCGTCTAATTTGGAACCTTCTTCAATGGCACGTTTTAATTCCGGATCAAAATTGTGACCGACAAAGACCAACACGAGCCGATCCGTCGGAGTATTCCAGACAACAACAGTTTGTGTATGCCGGCGTATCGGTGTGAGATTGCAAAAGTCCATTTGCATACTTACAGTAAATAGAGAAGAAAAAAGGATTACATTAATTACTTAGGGTGAAGTAGTGGTTGTCTTAGAGAGCTGACCTTTGATGGCAGTGACATCAGCTGCAAGCATCTGAACACCCATAATCATCTTAACCATCGCATTGAGCATACCCAGAAGCATCTCATGGGTAAAGCATTCCTTCTCGTCTTTGCCAGCAAAGCAATATTTCTCAGCGGTTACGTTCTTCTTGGCCAAAGAAGCAGTTGCGTCCTCGTAGGTCTTCTTCAAATCCTCGATTGCCGTTTTGACAGATTCCAAGTTGGTCGTTTGAGTCGAGATAGAAGAAGACACACCACTGAGTTGATTATCAAATTCTTTCATCGTTTTTCGGGTATATTCAGCCACTTCTTTGTTCTTTTTTGAAAGTTCATCCACTGAAATATCAAACTTTTTCGACGCAATGAAGATATCTTGCTCGTTCTTAGTGATATTTTGGTAGTTCCGATAGACAAAATAACTGATCATACCAATCAGAACCAAAGTTAAAACAGTGCTCAAGAGACCAGATACATCCATTTGTGTTTATAATTTAAAAAGAATTTATTTCATCGGGTTTTCTATTTTAGTTTAAGACCGTTGAAGTAATTTTAATTCCACAATACTCCACTGGCTGTTCTGCGTAATTGACCTTGGTGTATAAACCAAGTTTCACCGCCTCCTTCAACAGCCTTCTGAAATTCTTCCAAAATTGATCGGTATGTCCAACCTCTTTCGTCATCAAATGCGCCAGTTCATGCACCGCCACATAGACCAACGTATTTTCATCGACCAATGTATTCTTACCGTCTCGGGAACGAATACAAAAGACAATCTTTTCACCTTTATTGACTGAGTAACTGGTATAATTTGTGTCCTCACTACCTTCGGAGATATTCTCCGGGTCATAATTCTTTTTCATATATTTGACCTCCTTGTCATCCGGATACTTGGCGACCATATGGTCAATCAGCTTTTCTAACTTGACTGCCAGTCTGGCCAAAAGGTCGGCCGCTTTTTGACTATCCGGCATATTCCGGACAAGATAACTCCTGCCATCGACCGTCGATTTGACAAACTCAACCTCGGTAAAGTTTTCTTTGACATAGACCAAGGCCAGAGCAATGCCGATAATAATAATTAGAAACTCAATCAGTTGCATTGGTATGTTCGTTATTAAAATGAAAGGTATTTTGTTTTGGATGCCGAAAATTTGAATTTGGTCGATGAAACTTTATCACTTAAACAGTTCCCTCTTATTGAAGAAGAACGATGACCGATCTGGTCTTTCAAGTCATTGATTGGTATGTTCGAGACATCGAACTCGACTTTGACGAAGACAATGAAAGCGACGACAGCAACAACACCCCGAAGAAATACCTGATCAAAATGTTCGGCATGGACAGTCAAGGAAAAACGTATTCGGTCAATATCACCGACTTCACACCCTATATGTATATTAAACTCCCTCGGAAAGTCTCCGACCGAGACGTTCGGAATATCTACGAGGCGTTGAAGCGGTATCACAAGTTTATGCATGACATCCGTGTTGTTCGTGGTCAAGACCTCCGAGGTTTCACTAATGCCGAGAAGTTCTGGTTTCTGAGAATTCGTTTTCAAAATCACGATGGCCTACGCAAAGTCGAACGGTTCTTCTCCAATCCAGTCTATGTCTCTGGTTTTGGAAAACACAAATTCCAACTCTACGAATCGAATATTGAGCCTTATCTTCGTTTCATTCATAAACGGAATATCCGTCCCTGTGGTTGGGTTCGCATTCCCGCCGGCAAATACTGGACTGATGAAGACACCCTCGTCTCGACGAATACGGTCAATGTCTCTGCCAAATGGACTTCGATTGAAGGTTTCGAAGACAGCTCCACCGCTCCCTTTGTTATCGCTTCTTTTGATTTGGAATGCACAAGTAGTCACGGAGACTTCCCCGTCCCAAAGAAAGACTACACCAAATCAGCTCGGGAACTGGTCGAGATGCATCGGCTCTTTCAAGAAATCCACAAAGTTCCGGCCAAACTGTGTGATGCTCTGGCCGAAGAATTGATCTATATGTTTGATACCAGTCGGACAGAAAATACCGAACACGGAAGATTGAGCAAGGTCTTCCCGAAGAAGGCGGTTTCGGTGGAGACGATTCGTAATCTGATTCAAGACCACAAATACGAATTTATGCGAGTTCTACGGGGTGATGTCGAGTTTGTCGATGAAGATGCGGCTGAAGGTGGTTTGTTATCCGTTTCGTATGAAGACGATGAACCGGAAGAGGCCGAAGAACAGAATGCTTTTGAATGTATGCGTTCAGGTTCGAAGAAAACCCGAAGTGCGCCATCGACAGACAAGACGATCGTTTATCTAACGAGGTTGATGGACAAACTCTTTCCACGATTGGAAGGTGACCCGGTGATTCAAATCGGTGTCGTCCATCAACGTTTCGGAAGTCTGGATTTTGAAAAGACCATCTTCGTTCTCGGCGAGTGTGCTCCCGTCGATGGGGTGACGGTTGTCAGTTGTCCGACCGAACGTGAGCTCTTGCTTGAATTTACGTCGTTAATTCAAAGAGTTAATCCGGATATCATGACCGGATATAACATCTTTGGTTTTGATATGGTCTATCTGGTTGAACGAGCTCGAGAACTAAACTGCTTGGAAGAGTTCATGCTTCTGGGTCGTTTGCAAGACGTGCCCTGCGACTTTGTCATCAAGAACTTGTCCTCTTCAGCTCTGGGTGACAATACGATGAAAGTCATTCAGATGGACGGAAGAGTGAGTATCGATTTGATGAAAGTCGTCCAGCGAGACCACAAACTCGACTCTTACAAGCTGGACAACGTCGTCAATACCTTTATGAAAGGTTCGGTCTTGGGTCTGTCTTCAGGTGAAGATGGAACGACGGTGCTCAAATTACAGACGACCCAAGGGATTGTTGATGGCAACTTTGTCAAGTTGAGTAATGGAAACAAATACAAGGTGCTCAAGGTTGATACCGCGGAATCAACAGTGACCATTGCCGAAAGTCTTGACCTGACACTGACTAAACTGACCTGGAGTTTGGCCAAAGACGACATCACACCGAAACAGATCTTTGACTGTCATCTTGGAACTCCGGAAGACCGAGCCCTGATTGCGAAGTATTGTATTCAGGATTGTGTTTTGTGTAATATGTTGATGAGCAAGCTGTCCATTTTGCCGAACAACTTTGGTATGGCGAATGTCTGTTGGGTTCCGCTCTCGTATATCTTTATGCGGGGTCAGAGTGTTAAGATTTTCAGTTTGGTGGCTAAACAGTGTTTGGAAGACGGGATTATGGTTCCAACTATCCGACCGGCTCGGAATCCCGATGGTTCGAGTGTTGAAGAGACCGACAGTTATGAAGGAGCGATTGTCCTTGACCCGGTTCCGGGTATCTATACTGACCCGGTCTCAGTTCTGGATTATGCTTCTCTGTATCCATCGAGTATGATTAGTGAGAACATCTCTCACGACAGCATTGTCTTGGATCCAAAGTATGACAACTTACCCGGGATGGAATACGTCGATATCAGTTTCGATTTGTATGATGGTGTTGGGGACAAGAAGAAAAAGATAGGGGTGCAGACCTGCCGATTTGCACAATTACCCGAAGGAAAGAAATCGGTTATGCCTCGTATTTTGATGACCCTTCTGGCTCAACGGAAAGCAACTCGACTGCAGATTGAGGAAAAAGCAGTGACACTCGAGACTGGTGAAGTCGTCTATGGTCTGGTCTCGAAGAAAGACGACGGAACCGTGGAAGTCAAAGCCTTACCGAGTAAGACGGTTTCGACTTACAGTAATGTCGTTAGTATCAGTGACCGATATGATGACTTTGCCAAAGCGGTGTATGACGGACTGCAGTTGGCTTACAAGGTGACGGCGAACTCGTTGTATGGACAATTGGGTGCTCCGACCAGTCCGATTTATATGAAGGAGTGTGCGGCTTGCACGACAGCAACGGGTCGGAAGATGATTTTAATGGCGAAGGATTTTTTGGAAGAGAATTACTTGGCCAAAGTCGTTTATGGAGACAGTGTTGCCAGCTACACTCCGGTCTATGTTCGTGTGAGAGGTCAGTTTGATATTTGCACAATCAGCGACTTGGCGACACGTTATGGTTCCGACCATTGGATACCTTGTGTTGAACCCGGGAAGCAAGAGAAAGAAGCCTGTGAGTTGGAGGGTGTTGAGACTTGGAGCGACCAAGGTTGGACACCTTTGCATCGGGTAATCCGACACGCCTTGGCACCGCACAAGAAGATGGTGCGGGTGAGGACATTGCGCGGGTTGGTTGATGTGACGGATGACCATTCCCTTCTCTCTTCTGATGAAGGTAAGCCTGTGACACCAAAAGACGTGGTGGTAGGAACTCGCTTATTGCATCATAAATTACCAACGGACATTCTCCCGAGAAAAATACCCAACTTTGACCGAGATGACGAGAGCCAACTGGCTCAAGCTTGGTGGGCGTGGTTCGAAGAATGCAAACCGGAAGATACACCAGTTATCGGTGACGAGGTTGTCTCGCTTGACTATCTTCCCTATTACACCGGCTACGTCTATGACTTGACCACCGATAACCATCACTTTGCTGCGGGAGTTGGCAATCTCATCGTCCATAATACGGACTCGATCTTTGCTATTTTCCCGAAGCACGACATTCAAAATGGGAATGTGACGGTCAAGCTGATGGGTCAAGAAGCGTTAGAGCATAGTATCCGCACGGCTTCCGATGCTTCTGACCGCTTTAAGCCACTTCTGAAAAGCCCACATGACTTGGAATACGAGAAAACCTTCTTCCCCTTTATCATCTTCTCGAAAAAGCGGTATGTCGGTAATCTGTATGAACATGACCCGACCAAGTTTTATCAGAAGAGTATGGGTATTGCCCTCAAACGTCGAGACTACGCCAATATCGTCAAAGAGGTCTATGGTGGCATTATCAAGATTATTCTCAATGAGCGAAATGTTCAAAAATCGTTGGACTTCTTTCACAAATGTATCGGTGACATCGTCAATGGTAAGTATCCGATGGAGAACTTCGTTATCACCAAAACTCTCAAAGGAAGCTACAAGAACCCGACCCAGATTGCTCACAAGGTCTTAGTCGATCGAATGAGAAAGAGAGACCCGGGTTCGGCTCCTCAAGTCAATGACCGAATTCCCTTTGTCTATATTGTGACAAAACCGCCTCCTCGAGGAACGAAGGTCTTGCAAGGGGATAAGATTGAACATCCGGTCTTCATTGAAGAGAACAAACTGGAAATTGACTACGGGTTTTATATCACCAATCAGATTATGAACCCAGTTGTTCAGTTGTATGCGTTAGTCCTTGACCAGATTAAAGGCTATCGGAAGCCGGCTGGGTATTATGAACAGATGGAGCAGAGCTTTATCACCAAAGACAATTTGACCCCGAAGAAGGCGAGGGAAAAGGTGCAGAGACTGAAAGAGAAAGAGGTCGAAGAACTGTTGTTCAAGCCGTATCTGTTAAAATTAGAAAACAAGGTCAATCGTCAATCAACGTTAGACTTGTTTATCAAAAAGTAATTTGTGTCGTTTGTTAGTGTCTCTTTTTTTCATTCACTTGGTTTAAGTGAAATGTCTTTGACCCAGCAACAAATTGACTTGATCCATCAAATTGCAAAAGAAAACGCTAAGTTTATCACTCCTCTACGTGAAGAGGACGAATGTGATCTCTCAACTGATGGTGGCTTCTTACGTCTGGAAAAAAAATCCAGTGGTGAATACACGGTCACCGCTTCCAGACCGTTGTATCCGAAGATTATTGAACGAGCCGAGATACTGGAACGGTATTTTACAAACTGTATTTTACCCAATGTCGAAAAAGGAATTAATTTAACCGGCTATTATCAGATCTGTCTCTACGATGCTGACCATCATCCGGAACGGCTTAATTACCTTGTTTTTTCGAAAAAAGACAGTCAATCGAAAGGACTCTTACCCGACTACTACCAAATTATCGATTACGCTCTGACGGGGAAACCGACTGACCCATATCAATGGAATGAGAAGTTCAATGCGAGTATCTTTGCTGGTTCAACCACGGGTAAGAATGACCCTTTTCAGAATGACCGGATTAATGCATGTTTATGGGCAAGAGAACATCGAGATATTGCTCGGTGGTATATTACCTCAGTCGTTCAGATTAATCCTTCGACTTTAGTGCGGGGGATTGGCTACGACAATTTGTCTTCGATAATGCATCGGGGGATTACCATTCCGGAACAACTTCAATACCGGTTTATTTTCAGTATTCCGGGGAATGTTAATCGATGGGACAATGACGTTTGGGCGATGAGTAGTAATAGTGTTTTGCTTCGAAAGACGACCGAGTTTAAATCCTGGTATAATTACCTACTCAAGCCGGAAGAACATTACATCGACATTCATCACCACACCGAAGTGCCGGAGCAGATGACACGAGTCAATAGTTATCATTTGGAAAAAGTCATTGTTCCAAATGGGAAAAAGTTTGTTGCAGATTACTGTTATAATCGGGTGGCTCCGATTTTATATACCAAGTTCCTCTTTGAAGAAATAAACTGTCTTCACGGAGCATAAAAAATAATTTATTTATTTTTATTTTGTTTTGTCTTACCTTACATCAAACACACAACACACAAACACAATTATACCATACTTACAATCTTCTGGAAGAGGTCTTCGGGTAGCCGACCGAATGAACCGGCCTCAACGTTATTGTTGCATCTCCGATGGAGAACGTTCAAGGTGTTGAGGGTCGTCTTGCGGACAAATGAACCGGTCATCTGGACTTCTTTGATGGAAGTGTCAGACAACAAGAACAGTCGGTCATTGTAGAAGAACAGATTACAACTGTCTGACTGGACAACAGGGAAGACATCACAGTATTCGTCAAATGGAGAAGTCAAGTCAATCAGATAGACAAACTGTTGCTCGTCAGTCAGAAAGAGTATCCCTTCCGAAGGAGTATTGTCTTGCCCCAGTGTCAGGTTGCTGACCGTGCACGGAACGTCGATATAGCACCACTCGGTATTGTTATGGCTGATGGTCTCGGTGTTAATCAGAAGGAGTTCTTTATACCCGGTTGAGACGGCCAGAGTATTTTTGTAGATACAGAGGCGAGGAGCATGAAACTGTGCAATCTCAAAGTCAATTGTGATAATCTCATTTTCAGAGAGAATTTCACTCTTGAAACCGACTGGAACAACAACAAGTGTTCGAGTACTCGGTTTTCCCGGTGCATGAAGATAAGAGATATCAGCCATCAGATACAACCGTTCGTTGTCGATGACCATTGAGCCGATACTGGTCGTAACGTATCCCATCAGGTCGAGTTGGTCGATTTCTTGGAGATAACAATCTCCTGGAGTATTGACAATGCGATAAACCCTCAAGACCATGTCATCACATCCAGCGTAGAGAGTGTCTTTGAATGAAACCAGAGAGCAAGCGGTAGTTGTAATGTCCCATCCAGCGTCGATGTTGTAGTGAGCGAGGAGGACGAATGTTTTTGTGCAAAACATCGAGAGATGGCCGTATCTTCCGGAGCAGAAGAGACACTCAGCGACCGGGTCAAGGTGCATAGCGATGATGGGCTGATTGGTATCCATTCTTGCCATTTCGGTGTGAGTATTGACATTGTAGACAATCACTTCACCGTTGAATGTAGAATACGAAATACCACGTTCCGTATCAAACGCCGAACATTTACCGTCATTGAGAAGGGGGATGTCTTGATGAAGGAGTTTCTTGGCTTGGTAGGATTGGCAGAGAGGCATACTGAGTTGAGACTACCTCGAAAATGGTCTTTCGAGTGTCAAATTTTTCGAGACCTTACAATGGTCGCAGAAATTATTGACGACCGAGTAATTTACTGAAGCAACCAAGACATGATTTACCAACTTCTTCAGCGTGTTGAATGGTGAATTGTCCTTTGGAGATAGCAATAAAGGCATCGACGGTCTGTTCGACTAAATTCTCACGAAGCATCAAATTGAGAGCATCGACGGTTCTCTTTGGAATTAGGTCATCGTCAGTTCCGGCAATACCATCCGCACCGACGGCGACCGTTTGAATGGCGGCGATGAGGCATTCTTTCTTCTGAACGGAAGAGAGACCGGGATACCTTTCGACGATTTCCATCCCTTTGGCAATCAACGCCATGGCGGAGCTGGTATCGACGGATTTACTCAGAACAAAGAACATAATGGTCTGAGTGATATCTTGAACGGCTTTGGTTGTATCGACAATTGTGGTGGGGGTAAAAGTTGGCTTCGACATCTTACTTGATTTAAATAACATTAAAATTGTAGATATAAATGCCAGAAGCTCCGGAAGTATCGTATCTGACCCAAAAATTAAACCGGGAACTGAAAGGAAGTGTATTGTCTCAAATTAAGATTCAACGAGGAAGATACACTCGTCATGGAGTTCCAAATGGCTATACTAATTTTGTAAATACACTTCCGCAAAAGTTGGTTCGAGTCTATAACAAAGGGAAAGCTCTCTTCTTTGAGTTTGAGGATGGTTGGACGATGATCTCTAAATTGGGGATGACAGGCTGGTGGGTGGTGGATAATGAACCGCCTTCGAGAGAAGAGAATATTGTATTTCAATTTACGAATAAACAGGGAACTCTGGAGTTCTTTTTGAAATACATCGACCCTCGGAACTTTGGAACGCTTCTTTTGACTGAAGACCGTCAGGTTGTGATGAAAGAGCTGAATGCTTTGGCACCGGACTTGTTTGACAGTTCTTACAAATTCGTCGCTTTTTATCAGAAGGTCAAAGAACTACGTCCGTCAAAATTGGAATGGAAGATCGAAGACTTGATGATGTCGCAGAAGGAAGTGATAAGTGGAGTTGGGAATTGGATGAAGTCAGAGTCTTTGTATGAGGCCAGGGTCTCTCCAGTTCGAGAGGTTGGAAGTCTTTCGAGGGTGGAGTGGGAGAGGATTTTCAGAGCGATTAAATCAGTTGGAAAAAGAACGTTGAGAGCGTATCGTCAAGAGAAAGAACTAAAGACCCAAGTGTATCAGCAAGAAGTTGATCCGTTGGGTCATTTGGTTGAGACCAGACAAGCGAAAGACGGTCGAACTACGTTTTGGGTTCCAGAGTTACAGAAGTAGTTTGGATAAAAAAACCAAATGGAGAAGAGAACCTGATTGGAGAAGAGAACCTGATTGGGGAAGATGTCCAAATACAGATACAGGATACAATCTATACAACATACAGAATACAAATACAATGGATTTCGTGTATCTTCAAAATATAGACAATTTTAGGTCGTTCTGATTTTTGATCTGAAATAGTAACTAACCTAGGAGAAGTCTTCAAATTAGAAATACGAACATACGCTCTTACTGTATGTCTGTATCTTCAAAATATAGACAATTTCAGGTCGTTCTGATTTTTGATCTGAAATAGTAACTAACCTAGGAGAAGTCTCCAAATTAGAAATACAGAAATACAGAATACAGTCCGTTTCTTGTATTCTTTAAATTTGAAGGTTTTCAGGTCGTTCTGATTTTTGATCTGAAATAGTAACTAACCTAGGAGAAGTCTCCAAATTAGAAATACAGAATACAACATACAACAAAATTGTATGTTATTTATTAAGTTGGATAAGATACCCATCTGGATAAGACATCCAAATTGGGGAAGACCACCAATTTACTCTTTCAACTTGTATCCATCGTAATAATAAAAGTCTCCGGTATGTTCCTTTTTCAAATTAAGCTCGTCTCTTAAAATCTTGATGATATTTCGAGCAGTCAGTTTAATCCCTTTACTCCGGGCATGAGAAATCATAATGTGATGTAAATTATCTGACCCTTCCCGAGCATTCTGGTCTTTAACCATTCGATGTTTAAAGAAACCAAGAACAAAGTCCTTTCGGTCAGAATACTTTTCATAGAGTGGAACAAAGATTGGTTGCATGGTCTCATTAATCTCGTCTAACTTCTGAACGGTATCCGTCATCTCCGAAAATCGATTTTGAAGTGTCTTGACCGAAGAATGAAGGTCATCCAAACCTTTTTGAAAGACTTGAACCGTTGATTGTAATTCATCCAATCTTTTCAGAATCTCCGGCTGAAGCGCATTCTCTGCCACCGCCTTTCGAAGTTTAAGATACCGTTCGTTCATCTCATTGGTGTATCGACCCACCTCGGAATAAATCTGGTCATACTTCTGATGTGAAGAACTGACGGAAGCTTTGATTGTCTCAATCTCGTCTCTGGAGACCGAACTTGGAATTGGATTCATCAACGGAGCAATCTTTAAAGGACTGTTCTGTCTCTGAGGCGAAGGAGGCTGTTGCGATCGTTTGTCTCGGAGCTGAAGAAGCTCATTTGTTCTTTTGGAAAGATGAGAAGACATTTTTTCAATAAGAAAAATAATTTCAATAAAAAATTTAATGGGGGTCGATTATGAGCACCTCTGTATTCTCAGTAATATCCAAAATGACCTATTTGCAGTCATTAGTTGTCTTTTTTTTATCTTATTAGTCTGGGTCGTCGCCTACATCTGGGGTCACGAACGACTATCCTGTCTTCAAAAATGTATTGCAACGGTCAGTATTCTTTTGATTATTATCTTTTACATCGATTACCGGAAAATACGTTGAAAATACAGTCCATTTAAAGAGAACCATGTCATTTTTGTCAAATGAGTGTCTGTGCTTTAGCCAATTTAGGAAATACATGTTTCCTAAATACATTAATACAATGCTTACGTCATTGTAATACTTTTCGTCAGACAATGATGTCTATCACCTTACCCGAAACTGCCACTTTTGCTCGCGCCTTACAAACTCTCTTTCAGGACATCCAAGAAAATCATGGAAAGGTGCTGATTCCAAGAGACTTTGTCAATTGTATTCAACAAACTTTTCGTAATCGGTTTGATGTTCATGACCAAAATGACATTCATGAAGTCTATCTTGCCTTTATTGAACGTCTCAACCTCGAATTAAAACAAGAACTTGACCTGTCCAAACCACAAACCAAACCCTTTCACTCCAAATCCGGAATTATGTATGAACGACTTCAAAGGAAATGTGATACGGCATGGATTAAGACCATCGGAAAAGAATACTCACCATTTACTGACGTGGTTTTTGGTCAAACGATTGTCCAAATTGTCTGCGGAAATTGTAATTACATTCACCAAAATTATGAACCATTCGCCTCTTTAGAATTAATTGTTCCTCAAGAGACTGGAAGTCTCCAAAAAGCACTTGCCGATGCGATGTATATTGATGAACCTGTCAATGAAAGCGATACCACCTGGAGATGTAGTGAATGTAAGCAGTCTGTTAAAAGTCAGAAAACGACACGAATTTGGAAACAACCTCCTGTTCTCGTTTTGTATTTAAAGCGATTTATGGTCATCAACGGTCGTCTATTAAAGAATGACACTTTGGTCGATATTCCAGAAATGATTGAAACTTTTCCAATTAGTCGATATTCCAACCCACATCGGTATAAATTAAAAGCAACCGCCAATCACAAGGGTATATTAGGAGGCGGTCATTATTACGCCATCTGTAAAAATAAAGACGATTGGATTGTCTTTAATGACTCGAATGCCAATAAACTAAATCAGTTAAATGGACATTACGCTTGTGCTCTCTTTTATGAAGAATACGACTTGTCACCGAAATAAACACCATCTCGGACAAAGCCACCTTTCTTGACGACCTTCTTTGGTTTGGACACGACCTTCTTCGGCTTGATAGCGCCACCAGTTGTCACTTTCTTCTTAGGAGCTACTACTTTCTTTGCCGGCAAGTGATTTTTAACGAATTTATGAAGAGCTTCGCTGGTGCGATCATCGTTAAATTGAGAGACGCTCTTGGTCGCACTGTTGTAAAAGCGAATAGTTGGATAACCATGAGCGTCATGAATGAGTTGATTGATAAATCTATTTTGCTGAGCTTGAGCCCGTTCTGCGTCTTCAATCTCTAAAAAGTTCAGACCAGGCAGATTTTGACATTCACGTCTAAATTGACCCCATTGAGGCTTCAACATTTGGCAATAACCACACCAATTCGCATAGACGAGAATAATGTAGTTCTTCGATGGAGAGACCGAAGAGAACTTAGTCATTTATTTAGAATTAATATAAAAAGCGTATGTCTGTAGTTTTATTTTTGTTTGGATACTGTAAATAAATAATGTCCATTTACTCGAGTTTTTGTAGCGAAGAGAAGATTGAGTTTGAATTCAAACCGGATCCCTGTGCATTTTTTAACATGAACACCAGAAAAAAAGACATTCTCTCAGAGCCACTGGAGTGTTGGGGTAATCGGAAGCCAGTTGAAACCGTCCAAGCACCGGATTACGGTTGGATGTTCTCACCGTTTCAACCGGGTGCCGCTTCCGAAGAGCAAGTCAAGTGTGCCCTGAAGACCATTCCACAATGTCCGAAGTAATTAGATATACAATTTCTTTTTTGTATTTGGATTAATTGCAAACTCTGGTGGAGGTTTTTCAGTAATCCGTCCCAGTTTCAGACGGCCTTCCTGAGCTTGTTTGTTATGGAGACAACAAAACTCTGAACCAGGTTTTCTCTGCTTTTTACATTGAAGTCCTCGACCTTGACTCCAAGTTCGTCCCAGACATCGTTCTTCTTCTGAAATCTCTTTTTTTCTTTGATTGACCCGGATCGTCACCTGACTTACTTTGGTCGTAATGACATTCAGTTTCTTTCCGATATACCGGTCATGTAGTTCAGTGTAATCTAAATTGTATTTACAAGCGATGTCTTGAAGTATCGTATCAAGAGCATTGTTTAGTTCTTGGGCAACACATCCAAGAACAAAGTTGGGTATATCAAGAGAGGTCATTGTCAATTTCGATTTGGAGCTGACCCTTTCAAATTTTCACTTTTTCGATTGTTTGGAAAGAAGACGTGAGATCTTCTTATTCAATTTGGCCAACATCTCAAAATCGATATCATCGTCTTCGTCCTCTTCTTCTTCCGCTTCCTTCGTCGCGTCCTTCGTCGCGTCCTTCGTCGCTTCCTTCGGCGGTTCCGGAGCTTGAACGGGTAGGGTACGATTTTGGGCAACCTCCTCAAAGGGAGTCTTCTTGTTCTCGACGACTTCCATCGACTTGAAGATCGCCGGAGGTTTGGCATTAAAGTTCTTGACATCAACATTTGGTTCTTTATTTAGAGAAGGCATCAGATTGGTTAAGTCGTCATTTTGTTGAAAAACGGGCGGGATAATCTCAAGTAAGACACTCCGGACACGACTGGCTAAGACTGGCCACTTGTAATTAGCAATAATCTTGTTCCTCGCATTTTTACCATGTTCCGCTCTCAAATCAGCGTCCGCATAATACAACTCCAAAGCGTTGGTATAGTCTTGAGTATCACAGATTTGAGGCTCGCCACCAACAATGTCATGTGAAGAGTCCAGATAATACGAATACTTGGGTTGAACCAAGAGAGCGGTGTCTTTGTCAAAGAAGTCTTTGAAGCCTCCAATGGCCGGACAGATTTGAGGAATACCGATAGCGGCTTGTTCAAAGTTGCAGAGTCCAAAACCTTCACCTTCACAAGTATTGATACCGATATCCGCAATATTGTAGAGAATATTGACTTCACGGTCAGTCATCTGTTGTGGGTTCTGAACGATAATTAGATGCTGTTTGGCGACATTGGGGTCAAGATTATACTTTTGACATTCCGAAACGAAGATCTCCAGCAAATCCCACGAGCCCTTAACCGCTGTCGCAATGAGTAGCTTGACATTCTCACCTAAATGACGGCTAATAAACTCGACGAAGGCCATGATACATAAGTCCCATCTCTTCCGAGGTTGATTACGGTTTAGATTAGAAATGATGAACTCTTTCTCGCTAATACCAAAGTATTTCCGAGCGACTAACTTGGGAATGGGATAAATCGTTGCTGGGTTGAAACCATGTTCCAAGACATAAGTCGGTTTAGAGAAGCCTTGATATTTGGCAATGTTCTCCCAATACTTAGTGAACATAAAAGCCCCATCACACTTACTTTCAATGTGCTTCAAGAGAGCCGTGCGTTGGTTCCGATAGACCAGGTCGATGTAGGGGATAATCTTAAACTGACGGTCAGGTATTTCGTTTAAGCGTTCAAGGAACGTCGAGAGAACGGCCAAGTCGTTATAAACCATGACCACGTCCGGCTTCTTCTCCAGAACAAAGTCTTTGATTTGGTCTTCACCGAAGCCACGCTTTTGAGGGTTCTCATTCTTGAAAGCGTCATAAATCTCGACATTCTGAGGAAGCTTACGTTCTTGTTGATGTTCCTTGCTGTCATAGTAGTTTTGAAAACCGTAAATCATGACTGAGATGTCTTGAAACTTGGCGAGCTCACGTGAAAGTTCATAGACGACTTTAGAGTATCCATTGTATTGAGTTGGATGGGTGCCACAGATTAAAACTTTCATCAGCTTACTTTGTCGAATAGGACAAAAAAAAGTGGTATATTGAAGCGCACGAATTGTTAAATTTTTTTGAGGAGCTTACCTTGATGAGACAAATGACCAACTTTTCGAAAAGAGTGAATATCATAGACTTCTTTTGAAATCAGGTCATAATAATATTCAATATTGTCGATTTGGATAATATTGATGTCATCCACCGGGAGAGTTTTTAATATCTCTGCCGGTTTTTGTTCTTTTAAATCAATATCCAGGTCAATATTTGAAACATACATACCGTATTTGAGTGTATTATTTAAATGTTGTTTGTAATGTGCTTGACACATATTACTACACCCTTTCTTTTGAGAGCGGGAACATTGTTCGATTTTACCATCTAATTTCTTGACTTTGGCCAGACATTTCATTGTATTGAGCTTAGTGCATGTGGTCGTTTTTTCTTGGTTGTCGTCTTCACCGAGAACACAGGCAATTAGTTCGTCATATGGAATTTTAAATGTATCGGATATTTTGAGAAGAGAAATCGCAAGTTCTTTTGTCAGTTCCATGAGAGATTGTTATTTTTTTAGATGCTTGGAAAATTCAAATTTCAGCTCAGGAATGGTCTTTTTAAATTTTTTCAAGACTTAAAGATTTCGAGACCATTACAATCCAATGGAGCAGATTAAAACAGCACTTGAAAATGTATCGAAGGTTTGTGAAACAGAAATGAATGACCTTCGACACGTGATTGAGCAAACTCGTAAAGAGCTACAACAGTCGGAGCTCTATTCTCGTCAATTGGAGAACGACCTTCGAAAGTTGAAAGAAGAAAATCAACAGCTAAAGGATGACAATCAGAGTTTCACCAGTGTCTCTCGGATTATTAGTATGACCAATGAGAATATTCGGCTCAAAGAACAGATTAAATTGTTAGAGCAGTCTTTGACGAATAGAAATATTCCACGTTCTCCGGTGGTTAGTCTGAAGCCAATTGAGAAAGAAGAACCACCCGTTCCCATTGAGGAAGTTGAAACCGTCGAGACACCTGAGCCTGTCAAGGAAATAGAACCTGAACCAGTCGAGGAAACGAAGGATCCCGAACCAGTCGAGGAAACGAAGGATCCCGAACCAGTCGAGGCACCTGAACCAGTCGAGGAACCCGAACAAGATGTGGAAGAGCCAATCAAGGAAACAGAACAGCCTCAAGTCGAGGCACCCGAACCAGTCGAGGCACCTGAAGAAGCAGAGGAACCGGAAGAAGAATACAATGTGGTGGAGAAGAAAATTAAGGGGGTCATTTACTATCTCGATGACGACGACAACATTTATCAAAAATTAGAAGACGGCGAGATTGGTGATGCGGTTGGAAAATACATGGTCTCGGAAAAGACTGGAAAAAAGAAGTTGGTTTGGTATGAAACAGAATAATTTACTCGACACTCTTCAATTTCATCGTATGGTCAAGCGTATTCTTCGACGTATGCAACGGCTTTGTCCGTTCAAGTCTGACTTTGTTCTCCAAAGTAATCAGTTTCTGTTTGTCGATGGGAATGTAAGCATTTTTCCGGGCTGAGAAATTGTCGTTATCATTTATTTCTTCCAGTTGCTGCACCATCGCAACCATTGGATACGAATGTGTATTAACTAACTTGTTCGATTGACAGAATGAACGGAACTCTTCAATCTCCATATAACCTCCAAACATCTTCAACGTGTGCTGAGACGGAGCGACATTGACGTAATCCTTGTAGCCAATCTTTCGGGACAGCATATTAATCAGGTTATACGATTCCCAAACGTCATGCTTGACTTCGTGTGAGTAAAAGTTGTAAGCGGCCGCACATTCCAGACTGCAGAAACAACCAAAGACATGGAACTTTCCACCAGCGTATTTAATCGGAATGCCAAAAGGTTGATTATGAAAACCGTTACAACACCAAAAGCAGGCAATACCTGTGCTGATTGGCCAATCGTCTCTGGCCAGGAACTCGGAGAGATGTTCATAGACGGTCTGTCTGGAAGATTGAGCATTGGTCGAAGTTCCGGAGGCAGCGGTGGAAGATTTCTCCCGACGCTTGGTTGTGGTTGTTTGTTGTTCCTTTATCTCGAGAGGCTTGGAGATAAAGTCGCTATTTTGAAAGTCATCAAAAGCATCCGGTTCTTGAATACTCGGTTCGTAATCGAAGAACTTGTTTTCAAAGTAATTTTCGGATTGATTTTGAAAGATGGCTGGATCGATTGAGAGTTGTAAGATGACATTCTCGTTGGTGTCAGAAGCTCCTACCGCCACCGGAGCAGGTGCTTCTTCACTTGTTTCAACGACCTTTGAAGTAGTTTTTTTCGTGGAAGTCGTCTTCTTGGTTGTGTTGGTGGTTCTCTTTTTTGTCGCCGGGGCTTTCTTCACCGGTTCTTCTGGAACGACTGGTTCAACCACAACGACCGGTTCTGAAATAACTGGAACCGGAGCTTCCGCCTCGATTTTTTCTTTAGTGGCCTTTGTCGAACGCCTCTTCTTCTTTTCGACTACCACAACCGGCTCAACTACCGGTTCAGCAACCACAACCGGTTCCGGTGCAGGAACTTCTACTTGCTTCTGAACTCCAAAATGGTCTAAGACGGAAATTTCAGATCCAACAGTAGTTTTCTTGGTCGCACGTTTCGGAGGCATCTTGCTAATCGCTTTTCAAGAGCTTAGCTTTAAGTGTATCACACCTACTTAAGAAGCGTCAAATTTTTGACAACAGAAGAAAAAATAGGGGTCGTCTTTAAATCTTTTCTTTTTACACTCTTGACAAAAAGTGGTATCGACAAACGGGAGTATAGACACCCGATGCACCAACAAGAGTTCGACTTTCATCGCTGACTACTCGTTTGGAGAAGGAAGCCAGAGTTCCGTCTTTACATTCGACACACAACGCATTCTTTCGCTCGACCACATCCGCCTTTGGAATTAAATTAACGACGTTATAGAATGGTTTCCGGTTAAAGTCTCCATCCAATCCACAAATGACCAAGTGTTTGCATTCAATATCGACTGCTTGTTCAACAAAACTTTCCAGGTCATCAAAGAACTGAGCTTCTTCGATGAAGATGACGTCAGCCGAGTGATAATCTGGGTGTTCGGCAATTTCCCGGGCGTGAGTGAAAGAGACCGATTCAATCTGAACCCGGTCATGAGACGAGACGTATCCCAAACTCGAATACCGATTGTCATTACTGTGATTGACAACCAGGGTCTTCTTTCCGAGAATACGGTATTGACGGACACGATTGATAAACTCCGAGCTCTTTCCACTATACATACATCCGATGATGAGCTCCAAAGTTCCAGCCCGGTTGTTCAATTTGCGAAGCATTTTAACTTGAGGGTAATCATATTTCTTTAAATTCAAATTTTTCAATGCTTTTTTCCTCGAGACTTTTTCCGCTTTCCTCCGAAAATAGAAGACGACGAAGGAGGAGAAGACGAAGGTTGTGAAGAACTACCGGTCAATGAAGAAACCGTTTGCTGACTGGCGGTTGGAATGCTCGACAAAGACCGGATGATACTCGAGGTGTCCGGTGCATTCGAAGCATCGAACTTTTTGAACAACTGTTCGAGCGTGCTGGCATTATCGGCGACTTCCTTGGTCATCGCGACCATATTTTGTTCGGTCAAAGTTTTGAGGACACGGATCTCTTCCGAGGTCATCAGAGTGTCATTGTCAATTTTGACGAAGAGTTTCTCCAGTTCATCTAAAAAGAGATTATACCGCTTAACGATGTTAATTAGATCGACATTCAACCGGAGAGAGACAGTGTAGGCATCACCTAACTTGGTTGTGAATGACGATAACACTTTGGTGTTTTCTTGATACTTTTCTAATTTGGCGGCACTGGTGTCAATTCGTTGAATAATGGCTTCGACTGGTTGTTGGTTCATTTTAATTAAAATTACATTTAATTCATCGTCTTGTTAATCGAATAAAACGACACAAACCCATTTATTTTAACAAACTATCAATTTGGCGAACTTCATTGTAAATAGTCATATCAAAATACATTCTCTTGCTTGATTGACGACGACGCATCGACGGGGTCGTAAAACGTTCTGAATTAAATCCCTTTGAATAAAGGTAATCCAGTCCGGAACCATCAATTGAGTAGTTGAGATAAGAAAGATCAGCAATACTACCAGTCAGCTGACTACTTTGACCCTTTGAGGGAAGAATGATCAAAGGAGCATCATTGACCAGCAGAGCGTCATTCTTCACCCGATGGATATAAACTTCCTTGGCATTGATATACAATTTGACCAAAACACCATATTCAAAACCATTGGGGGAGATATAGTCCTCAAAAGAGATTGTATACATTGACCAACTGTCATTACCGATGACATTCAACAGCTTGTTCTTGACAACGACCTTGTTGAATGGGTTCTTGAGAGTGTTAAATTCGATGATCAGTTCATCTGCATCTTCACCAAAACGAACACAAGGATTTTTAACTAAGGTTTCGACGGTTTGTGATTTAAACTCACGTCTTTCGGGTGAAGACGCGGCAGGACTGTCCTTCCACATCACGATTTCATAACCAGGATGCTGTTCAATTACGTCACCGTAACGAAGAACAGTGTCCGAACGGTTAATTCCACGCATAAAGAGTATCTTGTCCTTAACCCCAGCCACTTTGTGCTTGTTCATCCAAAAATTGTAAGTGTATTGAGCACCTCCTTTAAAGTCAGTCGAAGGAGGCAACCACATATATTCAAACTTGTTTTCATTGACAGTATCAATGACAATCTCTTGATTGCCCAATGGCAACATACCCTCAATAATCATCGCCATATATTTGCTATCACGCAAGTATTCGGGGAACTTCTTGTCGTCTTTCTGATCACGCATCGCGGCGACAAATGACAACTTGAACAGTTCCCAGACTATATACAAAACGACCGCTTGAACAGCGATACTAACAATGATGAAACTGGTATTACTCATTCCATCGAAGAACATCTTTGGAACCCTTTTTAGATATTTCGAATATTTTATTTCAGGAATGTAATGAATACTCAACAGAAGAGAACCGTGCTATTTCTATTTGGGTGTATCGGACTTCGTTCTTTTCTGGTTTATATCGCTTACAAGTTTCCTCAAGCCTTACCCTATATGAGCCTTCCAGCGCTTTTCATTGCCCTTGGATTTACGATTATCTATTTGGGTGGATATCGAAAAACCGGAGCGGAAGTCTTTGGAGACCGTATCTGGTGGAACTCATTACGACCAGTCCATGCTCTTCTGTGGGCATCATTTGCTTATTTTGCATTTACAAAACGGGCTGACATTGCATGGAAGATACTCCTGGTCGATGTCATTATTGGGTTTTTGGCTTTTACGATAAATAAATTGTCGGTTTCTAAGTAATGGACGACATCTCATTTTTGAGGTGTCAAAATTGTTCAAATATCCGAGAGACTGCGGTCTCACGATACTGTTCATTGTGTGACCGTCTTTATCGTTTCGGAACCAAGTGTTTAAAGTGTGATGAACCAAATTGTCGATTTGTCTGTCAGTTTCCGGGATACAAGTTTTGTCAAAAGCATCTTTCAAAAAATCTTGAAAGATACATTCAATTCTCATTCGAAAAACGTCGACAATTGTCGCTCCAAGAAGCCTACAAGTCTCCAATCGATCCAAATGTCATTGAGGGTCTGGATATTCTTTCTGATTTGAATAATCCAAGGGTGATTGAAAGGATCAAAGTGTATCTGAATTTAATTCAGAGTAAAACTCATTTTTCTTCTGTCCGATGGTCGATGGAATACGCATTACACATTCTATCTACAAAAAAAGGAATGGAACATTTGTCAAAATGGATTAAGCAAATAAGAAAAGAATTAGAAAACTTGGTCATTTAAATGTTGATTTCATCAACCTTATAGAAGGGATTGCGGACACCATAGACCGGGATACCCGCCTTCCGCAAGAAGGACTTGCTGTAGGGACCCTCTGCGTAGAGCTCACGCACCTTTTCAATGCTCAAGAAGTAATTGGAAAAGAAACCACGGCTAATCGCGCCATCCGCGGCATTCACCGGTGTATCAGGAGTTCCAAGAATTAAATTTCCCTCAGTGCCAGCGAAACCCTTGAGATTCGCAGTGGCACAGGCTGGCTCTTGAGAGATACTCTTGACACGATAAATTTCACCATCGACATAAATAACCGCATAATCTGAAGAAACAGCAATCGCGATATGCACCCACCGTTGCAAGGGTATGTAATCGATCGACATCGTCATATCAGTGCAAGTAGTTCCGACGTCCGCATTACTCATCCGGAGCTTAAAGTCCATCTGATTTTTTTGCGCAGGCATACTGATAATCGGGCTCTCGATGGTTTCTGTTGTGGCACTTTCGCCTTCACCAGTGGTCTTGACAGTCTTCCGACGGAGGATAGTCTTCTCGACAGCGGTATTCGGGACAGACTGCAGATAAAACCAGAAGGCATAAGTGAATTCATTCCCGTTCATCAAAGTCGGAATTTTGTTTGAAGAACGATACGGATCATCTGTCATCTTTTTCAAGTAAATCGGTTCTGATGCAAAAGTAATATAATTGTTCTTTCCCGCCTTATATCTCAAATACAAATACACAATGACAAAGACAATCGTCAGAGCAACAAAGACAACGGCAACAGTTGCGCCGACTGACGAGGTATCCATGCCTGTCGTTTGTGATACACTGTCGAACAAGCCCATTTCGATTTATTTTATTTACGAGAAAAAAAACGGTTCTATATTACGTTTAAATGAAACTTTCAACGTCATACTCCTCGACCGGTTCATCTACTTCCATCACTGTTTCCTTTAATTTCTTCCGCCAAGTTGTCACTTTCGAATTGGTTAGGAGTTCGTAATCAGTTCCGTATTTAAAACAGACATCAATATCACTTCGGTCAAACGGAAGTGCCTTTTTCGTTTTCCCTGTCTGTCGAAGATTGGCAAAAAGACAGACATTATACATCGCATGAATTGGTTTGGGTAAATTGTATTTCGAGACAAAGGTGTTCTGCTTCTTCATAAAAGAGTATCGCATCGCCGATTTGGTCAGTGTTTGACAAAACTGGAATTGTCGATGCACAACACCTTTTTCATTTCGCTTATGTGCATTCAATAAAGAATGCATCGACCCCATTCTTAAATGAGAAGTAATCTCCAAGAGTTCCCAATAAGTCATATTTGAATTGACGAAATTATCGATACTGTCGGTCGCAATGGCGGTATCTAAGAGACGTAAGTAGTCATCTCTGACACCGACCGGGTTCTTTTTACACGCCGATGCTCGGTTCTTCCGAAACTCACACGGAACATTCTCCAGCAACATATAATACAGCACCTTGTTTTCGGAATACGGAATTTCTAAGAGTGATTCCAGTGGATAAGCGATACTCAAAATTCGGTCATGAGTATCAAAGATACCCAATTCAGAAAATTGAGTTCGAAAACAATCGACGGTCTTTCCCGTAGAAGCAGTTTGCTCTAAATTGGCTTGAATGGCTCGAATGTCGCATTTGTTTGCACGAATGAGCTCAATCAGTTTTTCGTGGGTATCATTATACGACTTTTTTCCATTGGTGAAAAACTGGAAGCATTCATTGACACTCGGTTTTGCGAGTTTGATGACCGTAAATTTCTTCTTCAAATCTCCAATCTTTCGCTCCTCTGAAGAGTTGATTGTAAAAATCATTGGCACCTTGTTTTCATTGACAAAAGGTGTGATAACCGTCGCACAACGGAGTTGAGAATAGAGAATGTCGAGGTCATCAATCAAAATCGCCCGTTTCGCCGGTGAGAAGAAGGCATCAATAGATTTATTATTGGTGTATCTTCTCAGAAGTTCTTCTAAGGCTTCTTTCGAACTCGGAGCGGATGAACCATGAATGACGAGTGGTGAATATCCTTCTTCTTTTAACAAAATCGAAGACAAAGACGACTTTCCGGAGCCAGTGCAACCGGATAACAAGACCGGAACCTTTGACCGTAAAGCGGTGATTATTTTTTCGGTAATACCAAAATTACCAATAAATTCTTTTGAAGATTGCATTTATTCAAAGAATAAGAGAAATAAAGTCTTAAGTCTTTTCAAATTTAAGGACACTTGGAATAAGCTTCTGGCCAAGAGTGTTGTTTAGCACTTTCACATAGAGCTTGATTGTTTCTGATATTCAGAGTTGTCAAATCTATCTCTTGAGGATAATAAGTATTCGGATCCGAGCCCGGAATAATTTGAGGATTGATAACAGTGTTTGCGTCAATCTTACCGACACAGGTAATGTCTTGACCATTGACCCGTCTTTGCCAATAAGACGGACATGTCTTCAGCTGGATCCTCTCATCTGAAGCGTTGGTCAACAAACTCGCCTCAGTAGTTTTGCGCAGTTTGTCAAACCGAATCGCGCTAAAATAAATACCAACCCCAAAGATAGTCAATAGACCCAAAAACAACAGATGTGTGCTTCTCATCTTATTATAAATTGCCAGAGTGACTACAAATAAGATGATACACAATGCCAGAAACAAGACTGCACGTGTTTCGGCATCGAAGATGGTAGATTGTCCGGGGTCATCTACCTTTTTAACACCGAAGAGACGCATATTTATTTTAGAAAGAAGAAAAGAAACTGGCATTTACAATTCCGCTGTATAAAGAAACTTCGTCCCCGCTAAAGAAACATTCTGGCTTCTCTCCATCGGAATCGGAAGACGAGTAATGTCCTGACGATACATCTCCCTCTGTTGCACCTCGGTTAATACAATTGGAACCGCGTAATCCAAGACCTTTTGATTCAGAGCTTGGATCTGTCCAACCAGATCAAAAGGCAAGTTCTTCGAATACTGGAGATAAATCGACCGCATAATGATTTGGAGTTCGACATCCGATTGACGACTGATGATAAACTTCTTATTTGAACGAAGATAGACTTGATACCGTATCGCCTCTTGCAAGGCATCCACATTCTTTTGACCAAAGAAGACATCTGAGACCGCATTCTCAGCGACAATTCCTTGAATGGCTTGAGTTCGGAACTGAATCGAACTGCCTTCCGCTTTCTCTTTGAAGAGAGGAACGTTGGGGGCAGGAGAGACCTTGTCAATGCGTCCGTTGTAATTATACGACATTTACTTACTGTCAAGAAACAAAATATTCTTCTTATCTTATAAACTGGATGCATATTTCTAAACGCAATCTTGAACAACACCTGCAAGCTTATAAACTGACCGGCGGTAATCTGGACGACGTCTCTTCCGCATTCTCCAAGATTGGTGCCAAAGCTTACTCTAAATTGATGTCTGGTGGTATGCTGGGTGCTCCCGTCTTGCCGGCTCAATATTTTAATCCATCGGCTCCCGGAACCTTTGTCTCGGAGTTTCCTTCTCATTACAGTTCGGAGGCGACCGTGGATGCAACTCGTCTGGCCTTACCTGATACTTTTCCCTCTCAAATTGTCGGCGGTTGTGGCTTGAAGAACAAACTGGTGACTAACAAAGAAATCGCAAAGATGTGTGGTGGTGGTGCCAAGGCCAAACGTGCCTCAGCTTATATCAATCAGGTTCTGGACAACGCCTTTTTAGATCTGGCTCGTTCGGTCAAGAACAAAGACCGTCTGATTGGGAAGAGCCATCTGGAGAAGATGCTCCGTAAATACAAATAAATAAGTGAAATTTGAAAATTATTTAAACACTAACCTTCAGTGAAACTCCATCTCCAACGATGCCTCCGAAGAAAACGACCGCGACCGAAGCCGTTTCCAAATACGTCAAGCTCGACCAACGTGAGCATGTTCTTTTGAGACCCTCGACCTACATTGGAAGTGTCGAGGAAGATACTGTTGCGACCTGGGTCTTTGATGGGACAAAGATGACCAAACGTGAAATCAAATACATTCCGGCTTTGTATAAGATTTACGATGAGATTATCGTCAATGTCCTTGACCATGTCGTCCGTCTGAAACAAGCTTCGGGTGAGGTTCGTCCGGTTAAAAAGATTGCCATCGATATCGACCAACAAACTGGCGTCATCTCCGTTTTCAATGACGGAGACGGGATTGACATCGAAAAACATCCGGAATACGACATCTACATGCCGGAACTGATTTTGGGTAATATGTTGACCTCTTCCAACTACGATGACACCGAAGAACGCATTATTGGAGGCATGAACGGGATCGGCGCCAAGGCCTGCAATATATTTTCCCAGTTCTTCGAAATCGAGACCGTCGATGCTAAACGGAAGAAAATCTACACCCAACGCTTCACCGAGAACATGTCCGTCAAAAGTGTTCCCGTCGTCAAAGCCTGTGCCAAAACCCCCTACACCAAGATCACCTTCCTCCCCGACTACGCTCGTTTCAAGTGTCCTGGACTGTCTCCAGATATGTATGCCTTGATGTTCAAGCGTGCCGTCGATTGTTGTGCTCTGACTGAGAACGATGTCAAGGTCTTCTTTAATGGGAACAAACTCGAAGCCAAGAACTTTGAGACCTATGCCGATCTGTATCTGGGAGGCAAGTCTGACCATAAGCGCCATTACGAAAAGGTCAATGACCGTTGGGAACTGATTGTTGCTGATTCTTGTATCGGTTCTGATGATGCTTCGAGTGTCTCCAGTTCAGTCTCGAGCGGTTCTTTTGACCAGATCTCCTTTGTCAATGGAATTTGGACACTTCGTGGAGGGAAGCACGTCGATTATATCGTCAATCAAGTCGTCAAGAAGGTCGGTGAAGTCATCGCCAAAAAGAAGAAAGACATCATCGTTAAGCCACAAGCTATTCGGGACAGCTTCGTCTTCTTCATCAAGGCGGTCATTTCGAACCCAACTTTTGACAGTCAGACCAAAGAGACCTTAACCACACCGATGACCAAGTTTGGAAGCAAGTGTGAGGTCTCCGAGAAACTAATTGCCAAACTCTGCACCTCTGGATTGATTGAGCGACTGACGACTATCAGTTCTCAAGAAACCGAGAAAGCCTTGAAGAAGACGGATGGTAAGAAGCGTTCCACCTTGAGAGGTATCCCCAAACTGGACGACGCCAATTGGGCAGGAACGGGTAAGTCATCCGAATGCACTTTGATTTTGACTGAGGGAGACTCTGCTAAATCAATGGCCATCGCTGGTTTGTCAGTCGTCGGTCGTGATAAATACGGTGTCTTTCCCCTTCGAGGTAAAATTCTGAATGTTAAAGACTGTGCCGACAGTAAGATAACAGCCAATGAAGAACTGGCGGCTCTCAAAAAGATCCTTGGTCTCGAGAGTGGAAAGAAGTATGACAATGTCGAGACACTTCGCTATGGTCGGATTATGGTCATGACCGACCAAGACCAAGATGGCTTTCACATCAAAGGTCTGCTCTTCAATGTCTTTCATACTCTCTGGCCGTCGTTGATGAAGACGAATGGGTTCTTGTCTTCGATGCTGACCCCGATTGTCAAGGCCAAGCGGATTTCTGGCTCCAAAGAGACCTTGTCCTTTTACAATCTGACTGACTACAAGAACTGGCTTCAAGCGACAGTCAATCCGACGACCGGTCAGTTATCTGGATGGGAGATCAAGTATTACAAAGGATTGGGAACTTCGAACTCGGCTGAGGCTAAAGATTACTTCCGCGAGTTGAAGACTTTGGAATACAACTACAGTGGAGCCAGTTCGAGTGAGGCGATTGACCTGGCCTTTAATAAGAAACGGGCGGATGATCGGAAGGAGTGGATCTGCAATTACAATCGGCAATCGGTCATTGATTACAATCACCCCCAAGTTGATTTCAAGGACTATGTCGATAAAGAGTTGATCCACTTCTCAGTCTATAACTTGGAGCGAGCTATTCCAAGTGTCTGTGATGGTCTCAAGCGTTCTCTTCGGAAAATCTTGTATTGTTGTTTCAAGCGTAATTTGGTTAAAGAGATTCGTGTCGCTCAATTGGCTGGTTATGTCAGTGAGCACGGTGCCTATCATCACGGTGAAGCCAGTTTGCAAGAAGCGATTATTGGGATGGCGCAGAACTTTGTTGGTTCGAATAATATCAATCTCTTGATGCCGAATGGTCAGTTTGGCACACGTCTCGAGGGCGGAAAGGACAGTGCCAGTCCGAGGTATATTCACACCGAGTTGAATCCGATTGCGTTCAAGGTCTTTAGCAAGTTGGATACTGAAGTCTTGAACTTCCTGGAAGAGGACGGTGAGCAGATTGAACCGGAGCATTATCTTCCGGTGGTTCCGATGGTTTTGATTAATGGGGCATCGGGAATTGGGACGGGTTTTAGCACCAGTATTCCGCAGTATAATCCGACCGAGATTGTTCGGGTCTTGCGTCAGATGTTGGCGACTTGTTCGTCAGTCGAGACCGACTTGTCACCGTGGTATCATGGTTTCAAGGGAACCATTGAGCGCGACACTGCCAACAGCTATGTCAGCCGAGGACTTTACACCAAGGTCGCGGAGAACAAGATTGAGATTACCGAGTTGCCGATTGGAACTTGGACGAGTGATTACAAAGAGTTTCTCGAGACTTACATTGAGAAGAACCCAAAAGTTCTCAAGGACTACGAGAGCCATTACACGGAGAGCAATGTCCATTTCGTCTTGCACTTTCAAGCTGGTGTCTTGGCGGAACTGCTGACCACGGAAGACAAGAATGGTCGTCCCAAGTTTGAAAACGAGTTCAAGTTGTCTTCAAACAAAGGATTGCAGACTGGGAACATGCATCTCTATGACGAGCACGGGGTCATTCGGCTTTACAGCTCAGCGATGGAGATTATCGAGAACTTTTACCGAGTTCGTCTGGGAGCTTACACGACCCGGAAGGAACGCCTGGTGGCCAAGTTGGAAAAAGAGCTACTTTATTTGCGAGCTAAGGCACGGTTCATCCTCGAGGTCATTGCTAAGAAGTTAATTGTCTTTGATGTCAAGAAGGACGTGATTATTACGGCTTTGAAGACAGGAGAGTATCCGGAGAATGAGGGGTCTTATGACTACTTGGTCAAGATGCCCATTTACAGTTTGACCCAGGAGCGAAAGGAAGAATTACTGAAAGAAGTGATGGAGAAGGAGATGGTCTTAGAAGCGTTGAGGGAGCAGACACCGCAACAGTTGTGGTTGGCTGACTTGAACGACTTCGAGACGGCGTATTTAGCGTACACACGGGCTCGGGACACCTCTGCCGAGGTATCAGGAGAGCAGGTTCAGACCAAGAAAGCGAACAAGACGAAGAAAATGAAGTGAATAAAAAATTGAATAAAAAATATTTTTTATTCCAAAATGATTTAAAGGATTTAAAGGAAAGTGATTTAAGGAGCTTCGAAAAATTGAAAATACTTTTGGCACTTTTGAATTTACGAAAAAGGAGATGGCAACAACTGAAAGTCAATTACAATTCACCGCAACCAGATACAAGGTCTCGACAATTACTGCAACGGGATGTGTCAATACCGAAATCTGTTTGCAAGCCTTGTTTGATAAATTGGAGCTCGTTCCCTTGTCGGAAGCAAAACGTGGTTTCAATTACATCGAGTATGGTAGCAACAAGAGTGAGTCGTTTAGTCGGGGTGAGGCAATTAAGCGGAGCCGGGGAAGAAAACAGCAAAGCAAAACGGCAACGGGTGTTTCAGCATCAATCAAACGGTTTGATAATCAGGCGACGGCAATCTTTCGTGTCTCGGAGAACGCTGAATATTTCTTAAACATCAAAATCTTCAAAAACGGAAATGTTCAGATGACGGGAATCAAGTCAATCGAAGACGGTATCGATGCGATTAACTTCTTTATTGAAGCCATTCGTTCAAATCCCGAACGTGGGGAGATTGTCTCGACCCCGGACACAATGACTTTGACCGATTACTCGATCCGTTTAATCAATAGTGATTTCCGTGTCAATTTTGAGATCCGACGGGAACTTCTCCACAAGTGTCTGATTGAGAAATACGGCAACAAGAGTTCGTATGAGCCCTGTATTTATCCAGGTGTCAAGTTGCAGTATTATTGGAACAAGACCAATCCGAAGAAGGACGGGATTTGTCAGTGTGAAGACGAGCAGTGTGGAGGGAAAGGAGCTGGTTTGGTTGAGCACGACTGCAAAAAAACGACGATTGCTATTTTTCAGAGTGGTTGTATCATCATTACCGGTGCGAGTTCGATGGAGCAGTTGGAAGACAGCTACGAGTATATCTGTCATGTTCTTGAAGAAAATATGGAATACATTCGTAAAAAGAAGTTTATGCTTCCGAATGAACAACCGGCGGAACCGGTGATTAATAAGACAGCTCTTGGATCATTTGCATTTGTGATGGATAAACCAAAACAAGCCCAAAAGAAAATCTTGATAAAAAAGAGTGCGATTCCGAACTTACATTTAGTTCCTAAATTGTAATTACTGCTCGTGCTTGCGTCTGATAGTCTTGGTCAATGACGCGACAGTCGAGTTTAATTCAGACATCGCGACACTGATACTATTCAAGTTCTTATCAATGGAATACAGAACGTCTGTAATGTTCTCATCACTATCTTTCTTTTTCAAGAACTCTTTCAAGATATGATACTGAGGAGAAAACTGAATTAGCTCATCGGTCTGAATGGTGCTGCTACTTTTTATGCTTTCGGAGTCATCATCGCTTTCGCTACTACTGTCACTACTGATTTCACTGTCAGTAGTGTCATCGTCTAAATCTATATGTTGCAAACCATCCTTTTTTTCATTCTCATTTGCTGACAAAGGAGATTGCACAGTTCCAGGAGTCACGGCCGAGACCTGAACTGGCTGATGCTGATGAACTTGAACCGATTGTGAAGCCGAAGAAGGTGGCACAGCTACAGGGGTAGATTGAACGACATGTTCAGGGGTAGAGTTCTTTTTTCCACCATCATAATACTTGTCCGAGATAGTGATCGTTTTCAATTCTCCTTCCATCTTTAATCTATCTTTAGTTTTTTGTATTTACAAATCTACACGCAGACGTAGAAACAATTAATTATAGTTTTAAATATTAAAATGGCAAGTCAATTTGAAATCATCTTGTTGCTTGTAATTACACTTGTTTTGCTGATTACCATTTCAAAAAAGGAGCTCAAACCGATCCATTCAACAATCCTCTTAATTGGAATTGTTATCACGGTCATTCATATTTACAAAAATCAAGACCGTTTTGTCACCAAAAAAGAACCCTTTCAACTCAAAGGTTACGAAGCATTTGTAGATACTGCACCTACTGCACCCGCACCAGCTCCTGCACCAGCTCCTGCACCAGCTCCTGCTCCTACTCCAGCTGTCCCATCACCTACTCCAGATGATGAAGATTATATCGAAGTTCTTGATAACATCAAAGGTAGTCTGGTCATGTATCATTCCACTTTTTCGACCACTTCGGCTTCAAAAGCCAGTCAGAAATGGGTTAATATTTCTCCGTTATCTACTGAATTGAATAAAGAATTGGTCTTGGATACTTTGCCCGCCATTGAACAGCGGAATAAAGGCATTCGTTTCCTTCAACAACGAGGTGTGGGTCCCCTAAGTATGAACCTTGGTATCATGGGTGATCGTCCTTATTCAATTACTTGGTATGGAACCTTTAATTCTTTCCCGACGACCGATGCATCACTTTTTGATATCTATGCCAATACAACGCATTTGAATGGTATTGGTTTGGTAGTCAAAGGTGTGTCCAAGAGTGAAGCGACGATTTCAATTAAACATGGAAATGATAAACCAACCTCTTACAGTAACAATTCATTTGCCGATCCATTGATAGTTTTGGATAGACATCCACATCTATTCACTTTGGTTCGAGGTAGTGCCAATATCAATCTCTATGTTGATACAATCGCCAATCCAATTATCACACATAAGATTGAAACTCGCGATATCGTCTTTAGCAATAAGAATATGGAAATCAATCCATCGAAAGAAGTTGATGTGGATCTGGCGATGTTTGCCGTCTATGACAAAGAACTTTCATTAACCGATATCTCATCCATTCACGATCACATCACTGCACAGTTGTTGTATCGACAGAACAAATGGAAGGAATTGAAGAAAAAGTATCAAGACGCTCTCGATGCTGAGACTAAAAGAAAACAATGCTCCTTTACCAGCACCATCTGCACCAAAGACTGTGGTAATATTACTGATTGGTCAGATTTTACTCAAATCGCAGAAAAGGCATCCGATACTTGTTTGACGAATATCATTGAACATTGTGATCTCAAGGATAACAGTGTCAAGCCTTATTGTGCTCCTTTTACCAGAATGAATATTGGAAAGTATGTCTCTTCTCTAAAGGCGATTGAAGTTAAACAAGAGGAACAGAAAAAGAAGGAAGAAGAGAAGAAGAAAGAAGAAGAAAAGAAAAAGGAAGAAGAAGAAGAAAAGAAAAAACCATTGTCTTCATCTGAAGTAACGACAAAAGAGATTGAGGATGGGTCAGCGGTGGTAAGTGGTGTTTTCTATTCTTCTGGCACTGAAAGAAAAGAGCCTTCGAACGCCCCAGCGATAAAGCGAGTTGGTTTGCCTAAAATTGTAAATACAGAACTCAAAATGAACAAAGTTGGAGCAACTTCCGATTCGAAAATGGAATATGACCAGATTTTGGCCATGTATGAAAAAGAATTAGTCAAAAAGAATGGTGAGAACAAAGGCTTCTTTGGAACTCTAAAGTCGATGTTTGGTTTTGATTAAGGATGCGGTGGTCTCAGTCCCCAAAAGGTCTTTGGCCGTTCATTGGTTTCCGGATAACCAGAGGCTAAAAGAATTGCTTCTTGACTTCTGGCTGGTAAATCACTGTAATAAAAAGTTGCGTCTTGACGTTCTACCGGATAATGAGCACTCCGATAAGGAATACCATGTCCTAAATGAATAGTAATGTCTCTTTTTTTACCACCTGACAGATACATAACATTCACGTGTGGATCAACGACTTTACGAGAAAAGTCATTGTGATAAGCATTCGGGGTATACAGATGCAAAGTCACCGCATTACCATCTAACTGGGCGGTTCCTTTATTCGGAGTGTCATCAAAAGCTTGAGACGGGTTAGCGAATGGCAACCCAGATCCGCTAAAACTGGCACGATGGTCGGCCGGGGCAGGAGCGAGATACGTGATACGACCGTCATCGACTGCCTCTTTAAAGACCAGACGAAGGGTGAGATCAGGTTCGAATGAGCCGTGGGTGTCATTTTGGATAATTTCATCTACAAAACAAAAATCATCGGAAGAACTCATTTTAATCTATTCAAGCATTTAATTTTACAAAGGCTTGCCGTAATTGTCATAACCAGTCTCCGCAATGCCATTGATCGGATAGACCTTCAGATTGCCACCAGGTAGTTCGTGCTTCTGACCCGGAGCGCTGTAGTTGCGACCCAGACCCAGACCTTGAGGGTCATTGACCTTAAAGGAGCAAGAACGGTCACTGCATTGCATCATGTATTGCTCGGGAAGCATCGTCCCAGCCTCCGAAGTGGCGTAGCAAGGAACGCAAGCGTTATCCTCAACGGCGCGCATACTATTTTGTTCAATCAGTTTATCGGCATTCCGGGTCAGATACATCCGGAAGTCATAGCTGCTGGGGAAGTTGAGGTCTTGTCTCCAGCTCTGGGTCTGAGAGCAACGAGTGCGGTAATCGGTAAAATGACGACCATCCGACATTCTAAAGGGACAGTTTTCCTTGGTAGAAGAAGAGGAACGTTGGCAACCACTTTGGCAAGACATATGTTTAGTTTGATATAACATTTTTTTTGTAAATGTATTTACAAAAAAATAAAAAGAAACAGGGGAGTTATAGCAGTCACTTACTTGTTCTTCTTTGCCGTCAAGATCCGTTGGATTAAATCCGGCTTGTTTCCTTTGGCGCTCTCACCCAGCTTCGTCGCTAAAGCCTTCAACTCTTCCAGAGTATGCTTCTTCAGGTCAGCTTCCGAATACTCGGGAACCTCAGAAGAAGAAGAAGGTTCCGTCTCAGTGACGACGACGGGTTCTTGTTCTTGTGGGGCAAAGGTCTCTTCAACTACCGGCTCGATCTCTTTTGACGGAGCCAGAACCGTGTTCAGAATGTCATTGACCGCCTCGCTACAGATAGACAGTTCGTCATCACGGAGTGGAGCCCGAGGAGGGGCTGTATTTAGAAAACACACTTCATCACTTGAAGGAGAACTACCGCCAGTTACTTTGGCCGCACAGACTTGTAATTGCATGACCGAGTTGCGAAGGTCTTTGATTTCTGAAGCGAATTTGGATTGAAGATTGGAGAGCTTGTAATAGAGCCAAAGCAAAGCGACAGAGACCGCGGCACCAATGACAATCATGGGCATCTTTGAAAACTTACTCAGAGCCTTCGTTCCGGTAGAGCAGACGGCAGCACTGGGCATTGAATAAACTGTTTAACTAAAGTTTGATTAAAAATTATTCAATTTAAACTCAGGCGAATGCGACAAACTTACGCACTACCAGCCAGTAGAACATGACACCGAGAACGATATACAAGAGTAGTTCGAAAAAGGCAGCGCTAAACAAGGCGGCGACAGAAGGTGCCCGGAAGAAATACATCAGATGGATGACAATTTGGATCGCAATCATTCTTGAGAGGTCATTCATCAATGGTAGATACTCAGGGTTGATATACTTTGACAGTTCAAGAGTATAGATGTGTTGTTTGGATTGAGAGCTTGCACCGATGACAGCTTCCATTTTTAACCTAAAAATTGAATTACTTTGACCTCTTCAGAGAAAATATTTAAAGCGGTATCGACACACTAAACTGAAATGCAGTCGATTCATTACGGAGACCACCAGTTCTTTTTAGAGAGTAATGACCCGGAGTTGATTGGAGACGAGTTATGGTTTGTCGCCAAAAATGTCATTGCTCGACCCGAACTTCCAATCGAAGAGATTATCGGTTACTCTAAACTTCATTCGATGAACTTACGCAAAGGTTGTCTCTATGATAAAGACATCATGGAAAAATTAGAGGAATTAAGAAAGGGTCTTTACGTTTAATGCTTCTTGGAAGCGGGCTTCTTCGCCTTGGGCTTCTTGACGGACTTCTTCTTGCCACCCTCGACCTTGAGCTCAGCAGGAAGATCTAAAGCGGAGGCGGAAGACTCTAATTTGGAGAACAAATCACCCAGACCATCAACACCCTCACCACCCTTCTTCACAGCCTTCTTCTTCTTGAGAGACCTTCTCTTCTTGGCACCACCTACGGGAGCCGGCTGAGAATGAACCTCCTGGGCAAGAGCACCGGAGACCTCGCCTTCGCCTTCACCACCACGCAACTTATACTTGCGAGTGCTGGGACGAGAAGCCTTGGGCTTGGCCGATTGTCTCTTCTTTAGGAAAGACTCCAAACTCTTCTTGGCAAAGAGCAGACCCAGAGGAACCGCCAACTTGGACAGGTCAGAGACGATGTTACCACCCCGCTTGGCGGGCTTCTTACCCTTAGAGTGCTTAGACTTAGACTTAGACTTACGAGCACCACCATCTTGAGCGGGGTGAGCATCTACAGGAGCAGAGACTACATCAGCGTCCATGATCAATCACTATTTTTTATAAATTATATAAACATAATTTTTACATCTCCGCTTCTGACACTTCATTTTCTTTCGGAAGCGAAGTTCCCTTGACGACGATATTTCTCGCAATCAGATTAAATAATTCTTGTGTGGTGCTGGTGTTGAACATTCCATCATACAGGTAATCATCTTTCAGACGATTGTGAAGATCCAGAATGTCGTCAAAATAATTGTCCATAATATATTCCTCCGAATGCATTGATTTAGTCTCTAAAACTGCACTGAGCCTTAAGTAATGAAATCTAAAACTATTTAAACGAAGAAAAATAAGACAATACACACACGCACACAATGGATTTCAGGTGTCAAACGCTATCCTTTTCAAAGTGGGAAAAGAAATACGAAACTGTTTTAGATGACATTGTCGATGAAGTGATGAATGTCGTCTATGGATTTAAGGGAACTATAGTCTATGACGGTTCCCTCAGAGACGAACTAATTGAATACGTCTATCGTTGTTCGAACAGCCGGTTTAAGAGTTTTCCTCACGATGACTAAGAAGTAGTTTGATTAATTTCACGAACCATCTCCAATGACTTGAATGACTTCCTTTGAGAGACAATGTATTTATAAACGCTCTCCGAATTAATCGGCATTCTTTTAGCCTCCGCTTCTTGAAAGAAGCTATCTAACTGTTCCTTTAAGAACTTTAGGGTCACATTCTGAAGTGTATTTTTCTCAACAAACTTAACCTGTCCATCCGACACATTAATATGTAGGTCATTGAGTTTATTTTTTTGGACATACGATGTAATCGCTGTCTCAACTTTGTTTTTACGTTCGTAGAGCATCTTTATCTTTTCACGTCTCACACGAATGCTGTTATCAATATCCACCCACTCTTTAACGTAATTAATTGTGCTTTCATCCATCGTCTTGGTAGTCTAAGTTAGAGTAAGTGTCATTTTCTTAAATACAAAAAGAGTTGTAAGACGACCATAATCAGGCTAATGAGTAACAAGAAAATGACGGCACCAAAGATTAAGAGTAGATACGGTTGGACTTCTCGATAAATTAACTCTAAGATTGGATGAACTAATTTGGTCTGGATCTGTTGTTTATACTCTTCTTTTTCGATTTGTTTAGAGACGACGGTCAGTAATTGATTTAACAGATTTTGAATCGTCTCTTCCATTGTCGCTTTCATTCTTTTGCTTTCAAAGCAGTTTTTACTTAAAGAACATTTAGACGTAAATACAAAATGTATCTTTGTTCTACGACCGAAACGAATGTTTCCCAAGTTCCTGTCGTCTCTTTACAAAAGACCAATCACAAACATGGTGTCTATTATAAGTTCTTAGAGAGCGATGGAAATACACCGAAGTTGCAACTCAAATACGTTCAGTTTTCAAAAGCCCCAAGGGTTCATTCTAAATTCACAACGATCCATTTATCCGGAACTCGTTCTCTCGTCAATTGGTTTGCCGAGTTTCAGGAGAATATTGATAAAGCGATTAATGGAGACTTCGATCTCGATGATAATCTACAGTTTATCCGGTTTTCAGGTAAAGACAAATACATTTATCTCCGATTTGGGGAAGCCTATGACAGTCTCTCTAATTTTGGAAAGCTTGGGTATTATACATTAGACATTGAACTGCGGGGTTTCTTAAGAAAGAATAGTGATGGTCGTTTATTGACCGACTTTCGCCTCTTTCAAGTCACGGTTGAAGACCCTCCACAATTAGAAGAATATGCAATTGTTTCAAGTGAAGAAGAAGTAGAAGGTGAAATTAGTAGTGATGAGTTCTGTGACCCGGTGATTATTGATGCGACTTACAATGATTTACATTCCTCAATTCAAAATCGTTTGGGAGAAGTCACTCAGACAATTGAGAAACTGAACGGTCTTCGTGACCAGTTTGAAAAAATGCTGCAGGAGTTTGTAGTTGAAAATGGAACGGACGAAAAGGTTCGCGTTTTAAACCGCGTGTATGAACGTTTCGTTCAAATAGAGAATGAAAATTCTTTCTTAACAAAAAATATATAACATAAAGTAAAATGCGTGCGGATCAATTTGCCAAGTTTTTCCTGATTGTAGCGGCGGCGGTAATTCTATTGTATATCGTCTATGACTATAACAACCGTTCGACCAAGCGTTCCGGTGAAGGTTTTTACCAGAACGAGATGCCCCAAGGCGGTATCCAGACCATGATGAATGAGCTGGCTGTCGATGAGGAGAAGCACGAGGGTTTCGCCGCCAGCGCTGCCCCCGTTGTTGCTCCGGCCGCCGTTGGTGCTGAACGTCCCAAGGACTGCTTCCCTCGTGACCGTTTGACGGCTGAGGATCTGCTTCCCAAGGACGCCGCCAACAACAAGTGGAGCCAAGTCAACCCCGCTGGTCAAGGTGACGTTAAGGATCAGAACTTCCTAAATGCCGGTTACCACATTGGTGTCAACACCATCGGTTCTTCTCTCCGCAACCCCAACCTTCAGCTTCGTTCTGAGCCCGCCAACCCTCAACTGAATGTCTCTCCCTGGAACCAGACCACCATCGACCCTGACCTGGGTCGTCGTCCTCTGGAACTCGGTGGTTGCGAGTAAAAAGATTGTCTCTGAATTAGTTTTTATTTTTGTATGTCAAATTAACAAAGACTTTCGGCTCGGAACCACTTGTATCGACGGCGATAAATCGTCGGGAACGACTATTGTAATAGAGACGCGTGTCTTTATTATTTTGTAATTTATACCACGTCGTCCCTTGATGGTCTTTTCCCAACAAGACTTTATTTGTCCTGAATAACTGTTGAATTGTCTCTGAACTGATGACCGCCATTTTACTTAAAAGGGGTATATAAGACCTATGTAATCAGACGAATTGCGTATTTAAAGGGAATTTGTATTTACAATTCACTTAAAAAATGACTAAAAAGGGTCGTCATACATCAGCCATTCACAATGAACTTTTATTGGCCTCTTTATCACGGTTTTTCTCCAAGCCTTCTCATATGAAATCGCTCTTGTGTATTATCAATGGAACGACGAATATCTCTCTCCGTTTGATTGATTGGTTCGTGACTAATTACTGTAAGAAATGGAATGTTGTCATCAACCGAGCCAAGGGTGAATACATTAATGTTTATATTCATTATCGGTCTCAACTTCGTGCATTTTCAAAACAACTCTTCGACCCTTTTCGGAGACAAGACAAAATCGTTTTTTACTACGATAAGCAAAATTACATCCATACCACGATTGGACAGCTCAACTTTTTCCGTTGGGCAATTGAAAATGAAATTCTCGACTACATCCACAACAACAGTGATGCCATTTTGGCCGATATGAACTCCGCTCAGAAATCGGTTTCCGCTCCACAACCAACTTCACAGTCAGTGCCTTTACCGACAGTTACTCCATCAAAGAACAGTTCTGGATCAGGTAAAAAAACTACGAAGCGAAGTGAAGTTAAGAGTTCATTGAATAATATGTCGTTGATGAAGGGGTCATGTGTCTTAAAGTTTGATTGAAAATTTGAACTTTCCTCAATTCAAATGTTTTTCGTCAAAATGAAATCACAATTGGATGCCTTGGTCTCTCTTCTTTTTCAAACACGTCTCGAAACCCTTCGCGACTTTGAAGCTTTCATCAAAGAAACAGATCCAAATAGCGACTGTCTCGAACTCTTACATTCTTATTGTATGAATAAGAATGCGATTAAGCGGTCAAAAGTAGTCAAGTCAAGTCCGCCTTTGAAAAAAGAAAAGTATCTGCTCTAACTAAATCCGTAGTAACTCAAAGGTAATGACATAGACTTGATTACCAACTCCCATCCGAAAGTTATAGTCCGTCACTTTAGGTAGATTTTCTGGAGCAACTTGAAGTGTCCGGGCACTTTCAGACATAATGACTTGATATTCTAAACGTTTGAGGTCTTCTTTTTCTTTTTCATCCAAGTCATAGATGGTCGGTTTCTGAATTTGACTTAGAAATCGATCCTCGACTGCTGAGAAATCATGTATAATCCGGTAAGTCTCAAAATCTTCAACGACAATGTGGGTCTTGATACCCGCCAACTTGAGTTTTTCAATCACACTCTCAAACTGCTGAGGTGTGATGTCATCCACGGCAACACGGGTATGACCTTGACCGAATAAGAGAACCAGTCCTTTACAAAACAAGTCGAAGCAGAAACAGAAGATATCCTTTGTTCCTTCTAAGCCATTGATATTCAAATACAAAATACTATCCTTTGGACTACGTAAAAAAAGATAATCAGCTAATCCATCAATACTCACTGTTGCCTGTTGCATCAGATTACTACACATCTGAAACAAAATAATTCATTCAGTAGTCATTTTCGGTTCAGGGTTCCTCAAGTCATGAATATCATTATTTGTCAGATGCATGACCTTTAGAGGAGACATTTCATCATCAGGGATGTCTTCTTCATCAATCTCCGGAAGAAGAGAAGTCGATGAATTAATGTAATTGAGGTAGTAAGGTGGTGTCGGGTCATAGGCGTTCTCAAAGACAACTGGTGTCGGTTTGACAATCCCGTATTCAGCAATCGGCCGAATGTTTTTCTCGTAATCTTCAGCTCGTTTCTTGGCCTTCTCGGCATTAGCTTTCCGTTCTTCTAAGGGTATCTCTTCTTCGAGGAAGTCGGTTGAACTCTCAACCACCATCTTTTCGATTTTATTTGACGACAGAGTGACATACAACGTATAAATCACCGCCACGATAAAGAGGAACAGTAGCACATACATTTGCTTACAATTCCTATAGAAAAAGAAAAAAGTGTTTTTTGCTTTTTTTTTATTTAAGTCCGAATGTTTTGTCTCGTTTTTACTTCTTCGGGGCAGCAACCGGCTTACGCTTCAGAACTGGCTTCGGAGGAGCCACCACAATCTTCTGAACAACACCCTCGTCGTCCTCGTTTTCATCGTCGTCGTCATTCTCGTCATCGCTACTCGCAATCGCCGCCACTGCAGCCGGAGTGGGAGCCGGAGCAGGCTCTTGACGAGCGGGAACACTGACTTGAGTGTATTCCGAAGCATCAACGTCCTCGTGAGCACCCTCGACATTGTCATCGGTGTCGCGGAAGGCATAACCAGAGAGGTTCTCCTGAGGCTCAACCTTCATCTGCAGAACACGCCACGAGCAACCGAACTTACCACCCGCAATCCAGAGACCGGTGCATTGGATAATCGCCACCACCTGAGAGCCCTTCAGGTTCATATCCAAGACATTGACCTTCTGACGGTCGTTGCCATAGACATCGGTCTTAATCTGACCGTCCTTGTAAGGCAAGTTCAGACGGAAGGTCGGGGGATACTTGTCAGTCACCTCACCAGTCGCCTTGTCCTTGGCGAAACGGAGAGACGGAGTGTAGAGAGCCTCGACGACATCGACCGAGTTGAACCGCTTCTTGAAGAAGTTCTGGCTGTTGTCATAACCCTCCTGCAAGTTCTTCTTGTCAAGAGAAGACAGCAAGTCAAAGAACGCCTGGATAGACGGCTTAGTCTCGCGACCCTTGAAAGAGACCTCGATGGAATACTTAGGATCCGCAGTCGGATCGAACTGCAACTTGGACAACCCAAACGGAGCGGACATCTTCGGGGTTTGGAGAACGAGAGGCTTACCATTGTAGGACACATAGACCATCTTACCGCCGTTGTCAAGAGTGCGGACGGAGCCATACTTGAGCTTGGAGATATCAAAGTCAGAGGGAAGAACGATAGAAGCCATTGAGAAGTTTGGTTTGAGTTGGACTTGGTTGTCTGGTTTCTTAAGATTGACAAAGCTTTAAACCATTTTATTTCACTTTCAAATTTTCGAAGGTTGATCGATTTTCCCAGAACAATTTTAACCGTAATACATCGGAAGCAATCGAGAATTGGCCTGTTGTGCCGATCGACGGGAGACTGTCTCTTGACGAAACGTCATGAACTGCTCGATTTTTTCTTGAATTGTCGGATCCATTTCGACAAAGTCTTCGTCGATGACCAGCGAAAGACGGTCGTCCTGCCGACCTGGACGAAAGGTATTCGTCTCGATTTCATAGACCCCATTCTTAAAACAGACCAGCCCGTTATTCTTATCCAGAGCTTTCAGAAAGGTCGGGTCGTAGAACATATACATGCATTCTTTGCAAAGAGCTTCCTTGTAATTGACATTCTTCAATTTACCGATTAGAGTATCGATGCGGGTCAGTCTCTTTCTGGAGAGTTCGATGTTGTTATTGAGATACTTTAGTCTCCGGTTGAGTTCGATAATACTTTGATTTTGACAGAGCCCACAGACGATTGTTGCGGAACAAGCACAAGGTTCATTCGAGCTCGAAACTACTTCCGATGAGAGCATACTCTGTTTTAAGACCTCGAGACGTTCGGTCAAAGTATTGAACTCGCTCTCAAAGCCGGATAGCTTGGAGATTTCATTTTGGAGTAATCGTTGATAGATCTGGACGACATTGATCGAGATATCATGATATAATCCCAATTCGGTGATTTGCCAACGATGGTCATTAAAGATAAACCAGACACGACCTTTCAGCTTGGCACAGGTGTATTTAGTTTTATACATACGATGCACAACACAGGCGACATCGTAGAGGTATCCGGTCAGACTTTTCTCGACCAGTTCCTCGAAAAAGTCGGTGTCCATTTTGTAGATACATCAAGTTATTGTTTATATACACTTTAGAGAACAGACATGTGATTAGATGAAATTTGAAACTGTGTCAGACAGTGGAATGCAATCACCGTGATGAACTATTTGAAGAAGACCGTTTTTGAACTCAAGAACATTTGTCGAGAACAGAAGATTAAAGGCTTCTCTGGAAAGAACAAAAAAGAACTGATTGATTTGATCCAGAAAAATGAGGTCGTATCCCATTCAACTCAAAATACAGACACTTACACTAAAGAATTACTAAAGCAACAATACGCTTTACATCAATCATATGTAAAAGGGCGGATCGAGACTACTATCAAAATCGGCATAAAAGTCAGATTGCCTTCTATTCCAGAAGATATTAGTGAAAATATTATCAAACAATTAATTCACAATAAACTCAACGATAAAACATCGAGATGGAATTGTAAAGGTGATTTACTCTCAGAAAAAGAAGGAAAACAAGAATGTAAGTGCTTTACAAGTGATGCCCCTGCATCATTTACACCATCTTCGGAATGGGATATCATCTACTTTCTCGATGCAAGAAATTGGTTAAACGATACCTTTATACTCTATCAGGTTCCATTAAAAAGAACTTCGAATGAATGGAAAAATATAAAAATGAGTAAGACGCAAACTTTTGAAGACCAGACAAAACAGGGTCGTCGTCCTCGTATTACATGGGAATCTTTACATCCTCAAATCGAACCTTATTGTAAAAAAATATATGAAGGAACATTCGAAGATATCTTTATTCAAAACGAAGCAACGGAAGAAGTCTCTCCGCAATCAGTTTAACTACTGGAACTGAGACAGCATTCCCTGCTAATTTATAAAGATTACTGTCACTCATTGCCGGTAATTTATAAGAAGACGGAAATCCTTGTAGATTGAAACATTCACGTGGTGTTAATTTCCGAATACCACAACTGTCAAGTATCAAAGGAACGTTGTGCCCCCCACTTCCCATATTCGCAGTTAAAGTTGGACATTCATTACTCTTATTTTCACGAACATAGACTCTTCGATATTGATAGACAGTTTCTTTCTTAACCACATTTTCTTTGACTAATCCCCAAGTGCTTGATTTTTCGGTATAATAATATTTCAAAGGAACATCTGTCTCCAAAAAATCAGAGACCTTTTTCTTTTCAATTTTGGGGAAATCTAAATTGAATCGATCAAACTGTTCTTTCGACTTCAGACCAACAATATAAATTCGTTCTCGATGTTGTGGAATACCTGTAATCTCCGACGTATTGAGAACTTTATATCGAAGATAGTAGCCTCTCTCTTCGAGATTACCTTTAATCGTTTCGAATGTCTTACCATTATCATGTGAAACCAGATTCTTGACATTCTCCAAAACGATACATTTCGGTTGATGATAATCAATGATTGATAAAATCTTCCAAAAGACATTGGAACGTTCATCATTAAACCCTTCTTGATGACCGGCAATACTAAATGGTTGACAGGGAAATCCTCCGGTTAAGATATCGTGAGGTGGGATTTCTTCGACGGGGATGTCATTTAGATTTTTGAGTGTTAATTTATGATTAAAGTTTTCATCATAAATCTTTTTTGAATGTTCAACCATATCGTTGGCAAAGACAATTTGACAGTTTTCAAATGCTAATGTAAAAGCACCTGTTCCAGCAAACAAGTCAATCATTTTAAGATGCCTTGTTTCCGTAACTGCGTCGTCGTGAGTTGGGTGGGATCCATTCTCAGAGAGCATTTTGATGAGTTCGGGTTTTCGCTTTCCACTATACCCTTTGATTTTCTGTTCCTTGCATAATCCAATCAACTCTTCACGAGTTTTCTTTGAATAGTCCATCGAGGTCGTGTGTATATCGTCTGCTGATGTCGGATCAATTTTTAAGGCGTAGGTGTTTTAAATTATTTTTATATTAAACTCTTAAGTAAGAAGAACAGATCTGTTTATGTCCAATCTTAAAACGTCCAGCAAATACGTAGTCTTTTTGAAATGAAGGAGAATTGAAATAGTCGATTATTTTTTGTAATTCTATCTCAGTCTTTGGAACCAGACACAACAATCCTCCTCCAAAATATTGAACTTTCCCCAGAAATGCCACTTCTTTCTGACGGGTGATTGTTTTAAGGTAGATACATTGCTTACCCCATAACTTCCTGACACTTGAAATATTTCTCGGAGCACCCCATTCAAACCAATTTTTCTCGGAAAAAGTCCTAATCTTTCTCTCTAATAAATCGGCCTTGTGAGCTTGAAGGTGATTGTCAATCTGGAAGTTATTGGTCGGAAATGTCTCTGTAAAGATAAACTTTTCAATCTTGTTCTTGTCAGTTAAGAGTTCAATATTCCCGAAAGGGACACGATAAATCTCGTCTCTTCCGGAAACCAGACCAACATAGACATTAAACAGTGTGTCAATCGAAGCACCAGAGACTTCAGTCTCACTAAAAGTAATGATACCTTGATTGACATTACAGAACAGTTCTTCTCCATTGACATTTGCTTTTGAACTCGAAAGTCCTTTTTGATAACGAAAGACAACGACATCGATACTCGCTCCATCAAATAGTTTTTCGTTGTGAGGAAACCAGAAGTCTGTAAAACTTCCGTGTCCGGTCATCTTATCAATAATAGAAGAAGCGCTTGTTAGTTTAATAAAGTCCGATGGGACAATCAAGATAAGTTCTCCATCGTTATCTAAGTAATTGTAACAGAGTTCGATAAACTTCAGATACAAATTTCCAGTTTTCTGTTTGATGTAAGGCGGGTTTCCGATAATGGTTTTGTATTTAGTCGCGATTGTCTCTTGAGTAAAGTCAGCGTAATTCACTGTTTGATGCTCGTTGAAATCGATGACTGGTCTAATTTTGGTATCAATTTCATAACAGTCCATCGGGTAGTCAATGTCGTATTCTTTGAATTTTTTCAAAAGATGACCGGCTCCAAAAGAGGGTTCGAGTAGGCGACTTGATTTGTATTTGACTTTTTCAAAGACGTATTGTTGTAATACGTCTGAGGTGGTGAAGTATTGTCCAAGAGCTTTTTTGTCATGTTCAGTTTCTGGAGCGGTTTGTATGGTTGTTTCAACCGTGATATTCATTTTTGAAAGAGCTTCTTGAACTTTTTGTTCGACGAGTTCTTCGATCGAAGCTTGTTTTTTACATGGTGTTTTACGGTTCTGATGAACTTCAAAATGAGATTTCTGTTTGAAGACCTTTAGACAGTTGACACAAGTGTATTTGGACATTTTCTTATAGACAGTCTTCCTCTTTAAACCGATTTTAACCATTTGGGGATGTGCACTAAAAGTTAATTCATTTTTATAGTTGCCTTCTTCGAATACGAATACTGAATACAACAGATACGAATACAGTGAAATACGGAGTGCGAAATGTATTTTCTAAATTTGAGGTATTTCAGGTCGTTTTAATTTTTGATTCAAAAAAGTTACTGACCTAGGAGGATCCTTATTTTTAGAAGATACAGATTATGAAAATACAATACGAAATGTATTTTTACAGATGAGTTCGGTAATACTGGTTTAAATCTTAAAATACACAATTTACCATACAGATACAGAATACATAACATACAACATACGAGAATACACATACAGGGTGCTCTGTGTATTTTCGAAATTTGAGGTATTTTAGGTCATTTTAATTTTTGATTCAAAAAGTCATCACCCTAGGGAGAAAAAGAAAATTTTAGAATACAACATACAGATACGGTATTTCTAATTTAAAGACGTTGAATCAGATGTAAGAAAATACGATACGCCAATTCAAATGGTATTCTCTTTCTTGCATACTCTTTTGATTCTCGAAACTGAGGTAAGAACAAACTCCAGGTCTCGTCTCTCTTTTGCTCCAGAAATGAATTGAACTCCTGACAGAGCTGGATTTGTTCTTCTTCCGTTAATGACTTTCCAGTAATCCGAAATGTGGCGTAAGTTCGACTACACTCTTTCGCTGGATAAATGTAATCTTTATCGTATCTCAAACTAATCCGTCCCTTCTTTTTTCCACTATCCAATGCATTGAGTGTAATGTATAGTTGTTGTTCATTATCTCGTAATTTCTGTCCTTCGATCGAACGACGAACCGATATCTTTTCCGGAATTGGTAAGTTGTAAATCTCGCCTCCAATAATCCAATCACTCAACGCAGACAAATGAAATCGTTTTTGCATTTTAGAAGGTAAAAGTTCCCAAACGATATTTTGTTCTGAGAGTTCTCTTTCAGCTTTTTCAAATGAGAAAGCGACAATCGTTGTCGTTGTATCCTCAAAGACTGTCTCTTCAAAATACTTGACCTTCGTAATTTGATAGTTTTTTAGAAATATGTCTCGACACTTAATGTCTATCTTTCGAGGTGAAAAGAAGAAACCCGCCGGAATAATAAAGATACCACCTCGACAATTATTCTGTCGAACGACACTGGTAATAAAACATTTATACAAGTCATTCGTCTCGTATAAATCGTAGAGCTCTTTATTCGATGATTTGTTTCTGGCGAGGTAAGGAGGATTGGTAATAATCCAAGTTTGATTGTAATCCGGTGGATTGAGGAGTGTGTCTCGTTTTTGGATTCCTTCATTTTTGGGTTCAATATCGTAAGCTTCAATTTCGGCAGTGCATCCAGTTTTCTTGACCCAGTCAATTAAGTCTCCTTTTCCAGCAAACGGTTCGATAATACATCGTATTCCATTTGGAGGCGCTGGAAATCCGTCCAGGATATACGAAGAATTCGTTGTATAGAATTGACCTCGGTTCTTTTTATTCTCTTTTGACATTTGGATTTATTACTATTCAATCTTTAAGCGGATTCGAACAAAAAGTCTGCTGTAATGTAAAATAATGAATACAATTCCAAAAGAATTAACTTTTGATGATATCGATCGTTTAATCAAAGATTTAAAAAACTCTACTAATAAACTGGATTTACACCGCCATGTTAATGTCAATATGATCAGCCATTATGCTGTTCGTATCATTGATAATCTCGCTATACCAGCCGGCGACAAGCAAAGAATACATTCGAATACGAATGGCGAAGTTAATCTTACTAAAACACCAAAAGAATTTGTTAAATTATATAGATATTTTGAAAATATTTTAATTGCTCAATATGAATATAATTTAGACGATTTCATAAAGAACGCTGAAGACTTTATGTCGAAGTTAGAAAAAGTAGAAGGGTATAAAAATTATACAGTGAGATACAACGATCCGAATAACCAAAATTTATTGCGTTTATCTCGACCAGGAACACCTGTGAGGCCTTCAAGGCCTGCTCTCGGAGGATACAAAAAGACCGAGGAGCGAGTTGTTCTCAAAGGTGGTGCCAAACGTGTGGTCTATACCGGAAAACGTGGTGGAAAATACATCAAGGTCGATGGAAAGTTCAAAGCATTGTATAAACATACAAATGTATAAAAAGAAAAGGAATTACAAAATTGTTTTTATCATTTAAGCCGACGCAGTGGTGGGCTTGATAAAGTGGTGCTTGATATACTTCTGGATGTTGAAGTAAGTCAGGGTCTCACCATCGGGGACATTGACCAGAGACTTCAGCTTAGCATCCGGAACGATGCGACGCTTGTCAGTCGGCTCACGCAGGTTGTTATCCACTACGTAGGCATTCAGCTGACGGATGACGTCATTGCGAACCACCAGCTCACCGTCCTTCTTGCCCAGGAAAGCATACATCTCCTTGGACAGCAGAGTCGGATGGGCGAAACCGCTGGGAGCACGATTGACCTTCTTGGTCTGACGCTTGGCGTTCTTACGAGAGTTCTCGCGGACGAACTTGGAGTGATCCTTCTGGAGGTTCTTGACCGTCGTCGCCAGACCACGGAGCTCGTTGGACAGGCTCTGGATCTTCTCCAGCAGAGAAGAGAACTGAGTGGCAAAAGCATCGGCATCAGAGACCACCGGAGTAGTAGTCTCCTCTACCACAGGGGTCTGAGGAGCAGGAGCCACAACGGGAGCCGGAGCAGGGGTGGTCGGAGCCGAAGTCGCCTCAGTCGAAGCAGTCTTGGACACAGCCACCTTCTTCGGAGCAGTCTTAGCGGGAGTGGGGGCAGGAGCCTCAACGGCCACAGCCTTTGCGGATGACTTCACCGGAGCAGGAGAAGCAGTAGAGGTAGCGGTCTTCTTCTGAGGAGCCATTAGAGATAAAAGAGTTACTTTGATATTCTCTTAGCTCGTGCTTAGCTTTAAGTAAGTTTCGAACTTCATCACGAAATATGGTGCATTGCGTCTAAAGATGGCGACAAAAGTTTGAGTTTTCTAAAATACGTTCCCCCTCTTCTTCCGAAAGTGGTATTAATTTGAATTCTATGACTAAATCACCTCGATTACCCTCGTCATCTAAGAGCAGTCCCATGTTCGGAAAACGTTGTTCCATCGTCGGATCAATCAAAAAGGACTTTCGTTGAATTAAGACTTCAACACCATTGACTACCGAAATCCGTTTTTCAAATCCATAGAGAAATTCTTCCGCCTCAATTAAAACTTGACAATGCACTTCGTGCTCATTTGTAATTACAAAATCAGTCGGAGTTTCAACCAAGACCTCAATGTCCCCACGCACCCCATCGACTTCATCCCCCAAGCCCAGAAATAGATAACTTCTTTTGAAAGGGATGAAACTAATATACAATGGAATTGAAACCAACCGACGTTCCGGTTCCTGACGCAAGACTTTGACTAAGACCTTGGTCACCTGACCCTGATAAATGTCCTCTGATTGAGGTCGAATTGTAATAACAATCGTCTTTGGCTTGACAACCGTTTTCTTTGACGAGACCCCTTCTTTGAGTAAAGAAACGATATACCTCTGTAAAGCATCAAAGAGTGTCTCGTATAACTGTTCAAAGGAAGACGGAGTCTCTTTCGATTTCGTATCCGACTTTAAAACTTGCTGTAGTCGTTGATAGGCTTCTGTCAGTTCAATAAACTTCTCCGAACTACCGTCTTCTTTATCCGGATGATACAGCAGACACAATTTCCGATAACGTCTTTTCAGGTCATCTAAAGTCGCATCTGAGTTTAGTCCAAAAATTCGAAAGTCTTTCGCAGTCTGTTGTTCTGTCATCAAAATTGAACTCGATTTAAGTCTTTGACCCACTTTCTCTTAAAGTGCTTACGATGAACTTTGTCGATGCCCTGGCCGACTTTCATCAAAACTTTCATACCGTCTATTATCCAATTGTTCCGTGTCCAGCCATCGATGCATTTAGTGGTGATTTAGTTGAGTGCCCCAACCTGCTCTTTTATGGTTCGGCTGGAAGTCTGAAAAGAGAATACCTTTACACCTTCATCGCTAAAATGTTTGGGCTGACCGAACCACTTCATCAAGCATTTCGTCGAAAAAATCATCTCGAAAAGATAACCGTCAATAACAACAAAGTCGAAATCCCTCTCGCCATCACCGACTACTTCATCGAATACGATGTTGCCACTCAACTTGCCTATGACCGTCAAGCCATTACCGAAGTCATCGTTCCAATTATCACCAATCGGTGCCTGGCTCATTCCCGACACGTTATCATTCTTCACAACATTGATTGTATGTCAAAACTGGCTCAACTCTCACTCCGCCGGATTGTCGAACAATACCACAAAACGACTTTGTTCCTCTTTACATCGACCTCGATGTCTCGAGTTCAAGAAAGCATTCAAAGTCGTCTATTTGCCATTCGGTGTCCGATGCTCATCCACGGTAATTACCAAAAAGAACTCTTGAAATTGTATTTTGAACGTCACGGCTATGAAGAAGACCCACAGATTATCGATGTCCTAGTCGAACAAAGTCGAGGAGACATTGTCACTTCGATTATTATGTTATCCACTCTTGAGATTACCGAAGACATCGACAAAATAGTTCCGGTTCATCAACGTGATTTAACTAAATTGATGGACGTTTTGACCGAAACAAGTAAAGAAGACCCAGGGATAAGAATATGGAATCTGATCGATTTCATCCGTGCCTTCTCATACAAGTATCTTCACTTTAATGTTCCTCTCCGAGACACCGCGTCTTTGATACTGGATTATATCAAAAACAAAAATAAAATACAAAAGAAGAAGAAAATCAGCACCGATTCTATTCGACAGATTGTCAGTGCCATCACTGAAGCTGATATCGCATTACTCACTTGTGGAAATAAACCCTACTTTGTCTATGAACGAATGTTCCTCAAAATTCATTCGGCGTTTATGGCTTGAGCTGGTTCTTCTGAACCGTATTGCATCATCATCAGTAAAGGTAGAATATTACGAATATTCTCTCTTGTTTCAACTATATTTCTTTCAATCTCATTTTCTATTCGATTGACATTTTCTTTTTTCAAAAAGTATCTATAATACAGACTTTCTAATCGGTCAATTAATTTATCAATCTCAATGTCCATCTTCCAACGAACTAAGTCAGCCTTTCTTCCTCTCTTTGTTGCGACTAATCCATAAGCGTCTTTAATTTGATTGAGGCGAAAATAGAGGTCTTCGGCAATTTGAGTATTATTCATTTATTAATTCTTTCTTTATCTTTTCCTTAAGCCTCTCGTACTATCTTCCCAATTTGATACCGCGTTAGTTTAACATTCATCTGTTCCCCAACCTTTTCAATGATACCTTGAATTGAAACCTTCTTACCTTTCAACTCACGAACCAAATTGGCCACCGCTCCCAAATCCGTCTTCTCCGTTGTCGTCGTCGGATTTTCCGATGTAATCAATTTGACCCCATCCAAAGTCTGCATATACCCTCCCAATTTCAAACCATCGTGATGAATCGTGTCATGACAAGTCTCACAGACCCGAAGCAAGTTCCAACGACTGTTCTTGTGTTGTCCATTCTCCTCAAAGAAACCGTTGTCATTCGCATCCTTCTGTTGTTGGATGTGATGAACCTCCGTCGCCGTCCGTTTGCAGATATCACAAGTATCGACAAAGACCGACGCATTGTATCTCGACTTCTTAGTCGCATCCACAATCGCCTTATTCTGTCCCAAAGTCTTCATCCGGATCGAATTCGCCAAAGAGAGAAACTCGGAATCGAGATCCAATGACTTACAGACTTCCAAACCATACAAGGTCTCTCCACTTCCCGGCTGAATGGTTCTTTCGTAAATCAAAGTGCCCAATCGGTCATCAAATCGAACTCCCATATGATAAACCCCAACATTATTCAACTCGGTAATACATTGCAATTCTGAAATTTCGTGTAAATGAGAAGCAAAGATAAACGAAGTTCCACGAGAAGCCAAAGTCAAGATACCCGCCGTGACGATGCTAATCGCCGAAATCGACTCCGTTCCAGAACACAACTCGTCACCAATGACCAAAGACCAGCGATTCGCCCGCTTCAAAATGTTCCTCAACTCCGACATCTCAACGGCGAAAGTCGATTGACCTTTGTGAATATTGTCCCCTCCCGGAATACGAGTAAAGATGTGCTTGTAAGGATAATATTCAAAACTCTCCGAAGCGACAAAGTGACCGGCTTGTGCCAGAATGACATTCAACCCAACCGACTTCATAAAGCTACTCTTCCCAACGGCATTAATTCCATACAACAGCATTCCAGTTTCATTCTCAAAAGAAAGGTCGTTGGGAATGTAAGCTGTCTCTTGTTGAATAATCTCAATCAAAGGATGGCGCAGCTTCTTGGCCTTGACAAAGGAACTTTCTTTCTCTGTAATGACTGGCTTGGTGTAGTTGTATTTCCGAGCATTCTTGGCCGAGGCGACGGCGACGTCCATCTTGGAGACGAAATCGACGATAGCACGGAAGAGTGTCGTTCCATACAATTGACTAAACTCACCCAGAGTTGAAAGATACCTCTTCGAAACCAGTTCTTTCAAATCCGACTTGGCTTGATGAATGGCTTCATTCTTGGAATGAAAAATTGGATGAGACAAACGCAAATTGGTCTTGTTCGAGGTCGAGATTGGCTTGGCCTCAAATGTGTCAATTCCGTAAGAGGACAATACATTCTTCAATTTAGTTTTATCGACTTGAGCGAGGAATGTATCCCAACGTTTCTTCGTTACTTGCAGATTGTAGTCTTCCCGTTCATTCGAACAGTCGAGTTTAAATTCAACTCCCATTGAACCACCAAGTTCATTCAGATTTTTCGTCAGTCCGGTAAAAAAGTCGAGCGACTTATTGTATGCTTGGTCGGCCGTGTCGATTTCTTCGTAGATCCCTGGCTGAAAGAAACTTCCGGCAATGGTATTCAAATTGTATTTAGATATCTCAGACAGATTGAAAGTTGAACGATAAGACTTTGTCCAAGATGCAAGTGTCTCCGAGAGTTGAGGTGTCCAACCCAAGTTCTCGAGTGCAATTGGATCCAATTGACGAAGAATTTTATCAACCGCCAGAACAGAAGTGTCGATAAAAGGAAACTCGGCAGGCTGAAGCATCTGGAGATCGACCTTCCGGAAGTAGCGTTCCAAGTCATAGATTTCACTCAAAATCGAAGAGTAATCTTTGTAAGTATCCAGAAATCCTTCAACCAACAGATACCGCTTTTGAATTTCGTCCGGAGAAACCAAAGGGCTCAGAATACGTTCTTTGAAGAGACGCTTTCCCATACTGGTTTGGCAACTGTTCAAAAGAGACAGCAACGACATCGGAGACGACTTGCTTGAACTTCCGGAGACGACGTTCAGATTTTCGATGCAGTTATTAACCAAAATTAAACGGTTCTCGGTTTCGATAAAATCAATCTTCTTGACATTTTTGATGTAATTCGGATTGTGTTCATAGACAAAGTTCAACAAATACACATACGCCGTCTGCAAGTTTTGTTTGTACTCCAGATCCAGAAACTCAGAGGGTGAGAGCATTCCGGTTGAAGGATACACCCGACGCAGGATTTCGTCTTGGTAAGTCTTCTTGGTCACCGGTTGTGTTAGAGGCTCCCCGAGTTTATCATGAACACATGCGTTGGTCATGGCTTGATAAGCTTGCAAACTCTTTCGGATTTCGTTATACAGCGGTGTGGCAGACGTGTCATCGAAGACAACAACTTCCTTTGGTTTGTAAGTGACGAGAACTCGGTAAGCGTCTTCGAGAAGAAGTTGGTTGTCTTTGAGTTCTGAAGTTGGACAGTCATAACCGTAAGCGACACCGGTTGAGACATCAAACATGGCACACGAAATGGTCAGACGTTCAGTGCGCGTTTTCCAATCACTGGCGGAAGAGACAAAGATGACCATCAACAAGTTCCGGTCATAAGTGGTGGTGGTCGTCGTGCTTTCGAGATAGGTCGAAGGACTGATGACAGCGGTCACTTCACGACGAGGGCGAGGTGGAGGAGTGGTCTGTTCGACCAAGACGACAGTATAAGAGTTATTGACTAAGATGTCAATAAATTTCCGGAGAACGTGGGAAGGAAAACCGGCGGTCAGAGGGTTTGACCTGGAGTTTCCTTGGACGCTTTTGTCTTTTTTGGTCATCTGGATATTCAAGAGGTCGCAGACAGTTGAGACATCGGCACCAGAGACCTCGTTTTCGTTATTGACCCCGTAGAGTTCGAAAAAGGAACCAACTTCCATTAGAACGACGACATTAGAGCCATAGGAGGCTTTGTATTTTTCGGTGTAGGAAGCGTATTCATCGTAAATCATCTTTGGTTTGGTGGTCAAGGAACGCTTGTTTTTGATACAACGATTGCCTTAAGGTAAATTTCAAGGCGGAGGTATTACCATATCGATGTAGCGCGTCAGCTTTAAGTGCATACATCATTTAAGGCGCTCGTTGTAAATAAACGTCATATGATAATAATATGAGTGAAATTTCTGAAATGGAAGACAACGAAGTTGATGACGAAGTTGATGACGACGAGAATGAAATTGAGGAAGACAATGAAATCGAAGAAGACATCGAAGAAAGAACTGACGATGAAAATGACGAAGAAAACTCGAATTTTGTTCTGGGAGAAGAGACTTTCCATTTCACGGTTGGAGGTGTTCCAATCTCACTTCAATCACTAGACCAACTGATTAATCCTTCATTACTGGCCATTATGTCATATGACGGAGTGGCGAGTGAGCCATCTACGGACGACAACGTCATTTTACAAGCAAGTGGTGATATGGTGCCATGTGAGTTTTGTGAAGAATACGTCAATTACTTAGAGTATTCACGTCATCTTCGTGAATGTGTTGAAAATCATTTGAATGATACCCGAAACCGGGTTTTAGCGAATGCTCGACATAGTCGTGTTCTGGCGAACCCATTTGACTTTTTCTCAATTTTGGGGTCAAGACCTCCGGTGACACCATTGAATAATTTGGCCTATTTACTTTCGGGAAGTATGTATGGCACTGCATCGGCCTTGGACTCATATGAGTTTAATTTGCTTTTGCAAGAGGCGGTGGGCTCGGTTAAAGTTGGCATTCAGGACAAGGAAAGTGTGACAAAAATTGTAGATACAATCGACAGTGACGAAGTCTGCACGATTTGTTTGGAAAAAATGAAGGGAAACCCCAATGTCAGGATGACGATTTGTAAGCACATGTATTGTGAGACCTGTATCTTTCAATGGTTGGATGCCTCGAAGAAATGCCCGAATTGTGGTGTTGATTTAGAAGAAGCATGTAAAGTCTAAAAGCTCGAGTGCTGTGGGTAATTTATTTTTATTGTATGTTATTAAGTTAGCTACATGTATAAACAACCACCTGGATCACCAGAATATCCTTCTAATACAAATTGTTCTCAAGCAAATACTGCAGAACCAGGTTCTCCGTGTTATGGACGGTCAATTCCAGGGTCACCTGTATCATTATTTTCTGATGAATCATCCCCACAGCCAAATATCCTAGATGAAACAGACATTTACGAACAAATCATACGACGTGATATAACTGTGAAAGAACATTTCGAGTTTATCGTCAGATATAATACCTTATACAGTGTGTCTCTTCAACCGGAAACGATAATAAATTACTATGACGAACATCTGGACGAACTTCGAATGAAGTTTATCAATGGCGTTAAGTTCGATGAAAAAGAATTGAATGTCGAACCGCAACCATTAAAAGATGGTCAAATCATTGAAAAAAAAGAAGAGGAAGTCTATTATAATCAAACGATTAACTTTGACGAAATACTCTGTAATGCTCTGGTGATTTATTGTAGAGATAAACAAAATAGTTATGATATTGATAAAAATGCATTGTATAATATCATTCATAAGTGTTTAGAAACCACTTCAGAGTTTCATAATTACATTGAACAAATTGATGCAAATAAAAAGAAGTTAATTGTGCCAATATTAGACACTGATTATTTATCTTACAGCGACAAAGTCAGATACGAGACGTTAAAGTATAATTCATCCGATTTAGAAGAGCGGTTGGGGTATGTCTCTGAAAAAGACGGTGTCGTTTCTCTCTTTGATTTTAAGGAATATCAAGACGTTTATCTCCCTTTGTTTCGGGCAGCTGAGGATGCGATGTGTGTTGCTTTGGGGTTGGCGAAAGCAAATCAAGATGGTTCTATCAGCCCAATTGAAACTGGGAGACTAATCAGCAATGCTGCAACTGATTGTCTAAATTCGGTCTCACAGCTTTTTAATGCTGTTATCGATTTAGAATACTCTCCGATCAGTGATGACCATTACCACTGTGAAGTAAAAGGTGGGAAGAAAAAACAATTAAAGATTGTCGATAACCGTCGGAAATACAAAGGTGGTGGCGACAGTGAATACAAAACTAACTTTGATAAGTTTATCTCGAACAAGGACAGTTTTTGCTTAAAGTGGGTTGCTGATAATATTCATGATTTCGCTAAGCAAGTCAAAAGAAGTAAGATTATGGCTGATTGGTATAACAAAAGTTATTCAATGGAGACACTCTTACCAACTCTTCTTTCTGAAGAGAACTTGGATGATGCTCGGTCGAGTATTATTTACAATAGCATTCCAAACAAAGGTGCTGGTGGAGGGTTTGAGGCCTATATACTGTCATTAATAAAAGAAGAATATGAAAATAAAGCTGGGGATGACCATCGTCGGGTAGATAATATTCTTTTTGATTCAACGAATAAAAATGTGTATCCGAAACAAGTCGGTCAAGAAATTCAAACATTACTCAGTGCGGAACAGTTTGTCTATATTTACGACATGGACAGTGATGAATCGGCTGAAATTAGAAAAAATCTACCGGATGTGTTCAAGCAATACAACAACATCAGTAAAGTTTGGGATCCAAGTTCAGGTTCGACCGTCGATAAAGACCCACCCGTTGTTGATACAGTCGAAAATTATACGATGATATACAGTAGTCTATTTCAAATGTTTATTGAAAAGGGGTTTATCAACGGAATTGATTTCGATTTAACTACCGGCGATGTTAAGAACCGAATTTCATTTAATATCACAAATGCAAGAGGAGAACGAGAGCAATTTATATTTTTAGATGGAGGTCTCGGTGTTAAAACATCATCCAGGATTATGACGAACTTGTATCAAATGATTAACCAATCAAAATACTACAATAATGGAAAGACTAATTTTCGTGTAGTTTCTTCTTATGATGTGATACATAAATCGACACAAGGTATCCGTGCATCAGTCATCATTATAAATATTATCAAGCATATGATCGACCATATTATCGACCCATTTGTTTTTGACCGTGAAGGAAATAAAGACAATCGTAAAATCGATATTAAATACATTAAACTACTCATACTCTTTTTCTTATGCATGAAATCGAGTGGTGATCATGGTATTATGGAAAGTGCAAAATTATTACATGAACAAAATAAAGAGAAGAATTTTGTATTTGCAATCAGTGGTGATGCTCTTGCTTGCGCATATGGTTTAATGCGTGGAACTAATCTGATGTTTAGTCCGACCGAAGAAAATGAAAATAACAGTGGTGGCAAAGCAAAGAAGAGTAAGGGGATAATTAGTATATACAAAGGAAACGAAAAGTTTTCACTTGATGACTACGTTCTCAGTTTCTTCCGTCGTCAAAAACAATACTTCCCCAATCTAATCCAGTTATTAGAAGAAGTAAATGATGAACAAAGGGTAAAAGTTATGTCCTATCTTCAGAACTTTATTGTCAATAAAAATGAAAGAGAGTATCATCAGTTCGATACTATCCAGAATTTTAACCCAATTGAAGATACAATTACAAATGAACAAGAGAAAAAGGAAATTGTCATTCAACGTCTCAAAGACTTAGAGTATATATTATTTGCAACTTACGAGTTTCACCATGTAATCGGTGCTTTAGAAGGTGCTTACGCTGACTTAGTTGGATATATCGATAGAACCAAAGGCATTCATAAAGCATCACAAAACGGTGTCAGACGTTCTGCCCGTTCATCCGCAGTTGAGAATGAAATTTTCCCGTCCATCAAAAATAAGATCCAAAGAGAGCAAGCAAAGGATAATGTCACCCGCACCTACACTATGTATTTTAATCGGGCGAAAGAAGCTCTTAAGAAGTGGGCACCCGAGATAAAATCCTTCAAAGGCATACCGAAAGCACAAGCAGAAAAGTATATACAAAAATTAACTGAAATATTGAAAAAAGCAGATATCGCTCATCCCGAAATCCATCCTTTCAATTATGGACTAAAAGACATCGTTCCAAGCATGGTTGTATCGATACTAAATGGAGAGATTGACATCACATTTAATTCGGAAGAACAGACCGACGAGACTTTCAAATACGTTCCTACCGATATACAAGACACTAACCAATTGAAAGAAGAATTAACTGGAAAACGTTCAGAACCAAATTCTGGGTTTAATGGAATTGAAGGTCGAGATAATTATAATGAAGAATCCGAGAATAAAAACTATAGTGTCTTAAATAGTATTATCGTCAATTTTGATAAACATTTCGGATGGTCTCGGGTTTATTCTGGAATAAATAAGACTCGAATACCTATTTATACACAACAACCGTTTCAACAAAGAACAATTGGAGGAAAGAAAAAACAACCCAGTCATGAAGACAAATACGCAAAGAAACTGCTTACCTTTATCCAACAAAGAAACCCCAAGCTCTACCAAAAGATACTGACCAAAGGGGGCTCTTTCCTCCACTCCAAACACACCAAGACACTCGATAAACTACTTATCGAATACCTCAAGTCCAAATAAACAGAAAATTGATTTCCATCCACCCCAATTCTTTTTTTCAAAAGTTGTGTAATTACAATTTCGTTTTCCTTTTTCAAGAAGTAAGCGACATCGTGTCCGTCTCGTCATAAAAATCAAACCCTGGAAAATTTGATAAGATACTTAAACACAACCAGATACATTTCTGCGACCATGAACAATCTCGAGTTCAACGAATACACATGGGACGTCATCGGGTCTTACTTCTCTCAATACAAGTTCGAATCCGTCGTCAAGCACGTCCTTGACTCCTACAACGACTTTGTCGTCAGAAAACTCGACCACATCATCGAAGGCTTCAACCCCATCAACGTCTATCACAAGTATCTCCCGGAGAAAGACGCTTTCGAGTATCAGATGGTCATTAACATCCGAAACCCAGTCATGTCTAAACCCATGATCCACGAAAAAGACGGAAGCACCAAAATCATGACCCCCAACGAAGCCAGACAACGCAACTTCTCCTATGCCGGAACTCTCTACATCGACATGGACATCAACACCATCGTCCTCCGCGACGGAAAGATGCAATACGAAAGCAAAACCATCAAACACATCAACGTCGGCAAAATCCCAATTATGCTCCGTTCAAACTACTGTGTCCTCGGCAAGCCCAACCAAGCCCACTTGCAAGACGAGTGCAAATACGACTTTGGTGGCTACTTCATCGTCAATGGAAATGAAAAAGTGATTGTCAGCCAAGACCGAATTGCCGAAAACAAAACCTACGTCTTTCTCGACACCAAAGCCTCCGCCTATTCGTATATCGCCGAAATCCGCTCCGTCTCAGAAAGTATATTTGGTCCCCCTAAGCTGACCAGTATCAAAATGTCCTCTAAACCCAACCAATTCGGACATTTCATCCGTGCCATCGTTCATCACATCCGGATTGATATTCCGGTCTTCATCCTCTTCAGGGCTCTCGGTCTTCAAAGCGACCGCGAAATCGTCGAACATATCGTCTATGACGTTTCGACCCCCGAAGGGATGGAACTCGCTGTCGCCCTCAAAGGAAGTATCGAAGAAGCCAATCTGGTCAATACTCCGATGCAAGCGCTGGAGTATCTGTCCAAGTATCTGAATATCACCGGCTATCCCAAGGAGTTCCTTCACAACAAGGAACATCGGATTAACATCGTTCGGGACATTCTGCTGAAAGAGTTCCTCCCTCACGTCGGGAATGATTACTCGAAGAAAGCGTTGTATATCGGCTTTATGGTCAATAAGCTCTTGAAGTGCTTTCTCGGGAAACAACCACTGGATGACCGTGATAGCTACCTCAACAAGCGGGTCGATACTCCAGGTGTCTTGATGGCGAACTTGTTCCGCCAATACTATGGGAAACTCATTCGGGATATGCGGAGCACGATTTACCGTGAAATCACAAGTGGTCCCTGGAAGGCAAACAATGACTTTATCAACGTTATCAACAGTAATAATGTTTATAAAGTCATGAAAAGCACGACCATCGAATCGGGACTCAAGTATTCCCTGGCCACCGGTAATTGGGGTATTCGGAATAATGTCTCCAAAACCAAGCAAGGTGTCGCTCAAGTCCTCAGTCGTCACACTTACAACTCGACGATTTCTCATCTCCGTCGTATCAACACTCCGATGGATAAGACCGGAAAGCTGGTTCAGCCTCGCAAACTCCATTGCACGCAGTGGGGTATCATCTGTCCGGCAGAGACCCCGGAAGGGAGTGGTGTTGGTCTGGTCAAAAATCTGAGTATGATGACCCAAATCACGGTCGCTTCGGATGCTACTCATATCAAGACGATGCTTCCGGAGATGGGAGTTGAACTTTACAACGGTCGGAATCTGGCCAAGTTCGCCAAACAAACTCACGTCGTCGTCAATGGGGACTTGATGGGTATTCACCCTGAACCGGAAAGTTTGTATCGCAAACTCCAAGATATGAAGCGTCATGGCGTGATTAACATCTACACGGCCGTTGTTTGGAACATCAAACAAAATTGGGTCGCCGTCTGCACCGATGGAGGTCGATGTGTCCGTCCGCTCTACGTCGTCGATGCTCCCGGAAACAAGATCCGATTGTCGAAAGAGATTGTTCTCGGTATCAAGCAGAACAAGCTGACTTGGAACGACCTGATGAGCCCGGTGGCGACTAAACCCGATATCAAAGCCAAGTTTGGTCTGGCTGAACCAGTTGTCGAGTTTATCGATGTCGAAGAAGCCAACCACGCCATGGTGGCGATGAAACACGATGACCTGGTCACATATGAAGGGAAATACACACTTCCTCCGGCTTACACTCACGCCGAGATTCATCCTTCGGTCATTCTGGGTCTCTTGGCTTGCAATGTTCCATTCCCCGACCACAATCAAGCCCCGAGAAATACCTATCAGGCTGCCATGGGTAAGCAAGCGGTGAGTATTTATGCGACGAACTATCGTTCTCGGATGGATACCCTGGGCAACGTTTTGAACTACCCTCAACGTCCATTAGTCAGCACAAGATTGAGCAATATGCTCCCGTGCAATGACATGCCGAGTGGAGTCAATGCGATTGTGGCGATTGCGACTTTTACCGGATACAATCAAGAGGACTCCGTCATTATGAACAAGTCCGCCATTGACCGTGGGTTGTTCAACTCGACCTTTTACCGGTCATACAAAGAACATTGCACCAAGAACCATTCGACGGGTGAAGAGGAGGTCTTCTGTCGTCCGCCGGATGCGGCCAAGGGTTTGAAGCCTTACAACTACGAGAAGTTAGATGAGAACGGCTTTGTCAAGGAGAACACCTACATCGAGCCGGGAGACGTTCTGATTGGCAAGTGTATGCCACAGAAGGCGGGTGATACCTTCATCTACAAGGACAACAGTGTCGTGGTCAAGAATAACGAGATGGGATACGTGGATCGGAACTGTTCTCACGACCGTTATTTCAAGAACGTCAATTGTGATGGTTACACCTTTTCCAAGGTTCGAGTTCGGAACTATCGGTCACCGGTCATTGGTGACAAATTCTCCGCCAGGCACGGTCAGAAGGGAACTGTTGGGATGTTGTATCGTGCCGAGGATATGCCTTTCAACAAGGACGGTATCACTCCGGACTTGATTATGAACCCTCACGCCATTCCGAGCCGTATGACCATCGGACAATTGCTCGAGTGCATTATGGGGAAGGTCTGTGTCAATCTGGGAACGTTTGGTGATTGCACGCCATTTACCGATTTGTCGGTCGAAGACATCTCGGACTTGCTGGAGAAGTGTGGAATGGAGAAGTATGGGAATGAAATCTTGTATAATCCTTTCACCGGAGAGCAGATGCCGACGTTGATCTTTATGGGACCCACTTATTATCAGCGTTTGAAGCATATGACGCAGGATAAACAACACTGCCTGAGCCTTGACCACGAGGTTTTGACTAAGTCGGGTTGGAAGTTATATCCGCAGTTGTCGATGGAAGACGAGATTGCGACACTCAAGGACGATAAGCTCGTTTATGAGAAGCCACTTGAGTTGTTGTATTATCCGGACTTCAAGGGAAAGATGTATCACATCTCCAATCAAGCCATCGATTTGGACGTGACCACTAATCACCGGATGTGGGTCTCGATGCCAAAGCAACAAGAAGGGTGGTCTGAATACGACTTTGTCAAGGCAGAGGACGTTTATGGGAAGTTTGTCAAATACAAGAAGAATGCTGAGTGGGATGCTCCTGATTATCAGTTCGTCTTACCAGGTCTCGATGTATTGGAGAACGATGCTTGGTTGTCCTTCTTTGGATTGTGGTTGGCCAAAGGAACTACGAATGACGGGCTGACGATTATCCGGCAAACCAAGAAGCAGGTCAAGGTTCTGTTGTCATCTGTTTTGGAAAAGTTGGGTTTCGATTGGCAAGAAGATGAAGATTATGTAATTATCTCTAATCCGCATTTGTATGCTTACCTGAACTCACTTAATGAGAGACAGATGCCGGAATGGGTCTTTGAATTGAGCAAGCAACAGACAAAGACCTTGTTGAAGGCAATGGCAGTTGCAGGTGGTTCAATCATGAAAACTTGCGATGCCGTTTATACCAAGTCGGAGATAATCGCTGACCAAGTAATGCAGCTGTCTTTGCACGCTGGATGGACTGGGAACAAGGCACTCCATATGCAAGGTGGAATTCCGATTATCGTTGAAGGACAAACAGTTACACCGAAATACAATGTTTGGCGGATTACTATTGTCAAGAAGCGTGTTGAGCCACAAGTCAATCAATCTTTGCAACATGAATACTTCTACGACTATGAAAGTCCAGTCTTCTGTGTCCGGGTTCCGTCAGAAGTGTTCATGGTGCGGAAGAACGGCAAGGCGGTCTGGACGGGGAACTCGCGTGGCTCAAACGGCCCCATGGTCATGCTAACTCGTCAGCCGGCGGAAGGTCGTTCCCGTGATGGTGGTTTGCGGATGGGAGAGATGGAGGTCGAATGCAATTGGAGTCACGGATCCGTCCATTTCCTGAAGGAACGGTTGATGGAGTGCAGTGACAACTATCGTATCTTCGTCTGCAATAAGTGCGGGAAGATGTGTAATGTCAATCCGGACGGGAATATCTATCAATGCAAGGTCTGTCGGAATACGACCTCATTCGCACAAGTCAGAATTCCGTATGCGGCCAAGTTGTTGTTCCAAGAAATTATGTGTATGGGTATTGCGCCAAAGTTGATAACCAACGTATTGACGGAGGCCTAAAAAAGAAAATAAATAAAAATTATTTATCTTTCACTTTGTTTTATCAAAAAGAGGTTCAATCATATTTTTCTCATTGTAGCACATCAATTCAACTTTATTTTGTAATGTCTCTAAGACTTCTGGTTCGCAATCCAACATATCCAAACGTGTCATTGTTCTTTTGAGAGACACGTCATCCAGACCAACGGTTTCGTAGTTTTCGGCAATGACATTTTTGGTTTTGCTGACCAGATGTTCTACAGTTTCCTTTTTCAGCATGACTTTGAACCGTTCTCCATCAAAGACGTATGCATGTTTTCCTCGCAGATTACTGATATAGACATTCATATTTTCAGGATGCTCTTCATTGAAATGGATAGCTTTGACCATTTTTTGGAAGATTTGCTTGCCATCGGTTAGGACTTGTTTGAGAGGACAATTGTCACCTTCAATCAGATAATCAATATTTTCTTGACCAAAAGGACGAATGTTGATATTATAGACGTTGGTAATGTTTTGGTCACCATTAATCTGAACTCGGTTGTCTGTAAATCCGTGAGCATGCATCTCACTCATCTGTGTTTCTAATTCTGCGATACGAGATAGAGCTTGAGATAAAAGGTCTGCTTGTTGAGGAGTATTTTCAGTTGGTTTGGAACAAGTTTTCATATGTTTGTATTTTCCATTGCTTGATTTGTATTCTTTGCCACACTTAGAACATTCAAAAAGACCGGTTTCAGTGTTCTTTGATCTTTTAGATCTGACACGGAACTCTTTTTCTAAAATAGAAACGGGTATGTCTTCTTTAATCGGCTCACAAGCTGTTTTACGATTGAAGTGCTTTAAAAGTGTATCTCTCCTGTCCGTAGTAAATCCACAACGAAGGCACTCCATTTAAATAAGTAAAATGTCTATCTTTTAAGTAATGGTTGTATTATCGGACGGCGTTAATTGTATTATCCAATGGGTATCGATACATTATCCGACAATTTTATTAGATTATACGATGGGTTTTGTCGTTTAGTGTAGCAAAATCACATATTTTCAATTCGGAGAGAGAGATACGTTTTTCTTTTTTCCAAAAATATCTCGGATTCTGATTCGCTGATTTTTCACAAAATTTCTTGAGTTTTTTATAATTAAAAATTACAGTTATATTATATACAATCAAGTCATTATATTATATACTTTTTTGTTATATTAAATAATGAATTATTATCTATAATATAACAAATTTGAGATTTTTCAAATCAGAGAGAGAGCCGTTTCTCGTTTTCAAAAAAAAAGAACTCGGATTTTTATTCGATGATTTTCTAAAAA